GCGCTTGGTTTAGAATAAGGTCTCCGGTAGGAGTAGGTTCTCAAGAATTTACTATTCAACGAGGAACTATTAATCTTGTTTGGAGAATGAAGAGGTCTCGTACTTCTGGTTTTACTGGAGGCACTCCTGGAGCTACTCAAACACCATTAGCTACTGACGAATTTATATTCATGGGAGGTGGTACAGATGCCTCTCCCACTTTTGCTACTTTTTTTGCCGCCGATGGTTCTTACCGTTGGAACGTCGGAGCTGATAATGCTTTACCTTTTGGATTTTGGGCTGGTGCTTTCCCAACTGGCGGCGGTACACCTAATGCTGGCCTTTGTTTAGACCCTCTAATTAGTACAGAACCAACTGATGCCGACCAATTTGTTTTTCATATGGGCGTAGCTGGTCAAAGTCCTTTTACACAAACACCTTTAACAAATGAAAGTGGGAGCAGCACCACCTTTAGAACATTTTCTCAAATTATTTCGAGTACTCCAGGAAGTAATTATGCAGAATTTCCGACTGTTACATTAAATTTACCATCTGGTGTTGTAGTTCCTAATGCTTTACCTACAAATGCTATTACAAGTAGAGACCAAGCTTTCCCATTAATATTTTTGCGTCGAGCAGCTATTGCAAACCCTGGATATAAAGGAATTTCTACCGTAATGCGATGGACTGGAATTAGTAGGGCTGCTGGAGACACATTATCTGTTTCTGGTACACGAGACAGAATCATTTATGGAGCCATTAGTTTGCCATGGGACGGAACGGTTCCTACAGTATAATTTTAACTAAACTACTGTTAGTAGTTTAGTTTATACTAAAATTAACACATAAAAATGATATATATTATAAGAGGTTAACATGCCGTTTGTTTTTAGTAAAAGTACTCCTAATACTGGAGCAATAGCTATCTTTGAATTTAAAGAGCTGTTAAAGACTGCTGGTTGGACAGTTTTATCGTCATCTGATGGCACTACTTATAATGCTGCTGGAGACCAGATTAGTACTGGCGCCTCCGGGGCTAATGGAATGGCTAATAATAGCGCTTGGTTTAGAATAAGGTCTCCGGTAGGAGTAGGTTCTCAAGAATTTACTATTCAACGAGGAACTATTAATCTTGTTTGGAGAATGAAGAGGTCTCGTACTTCTGGTTTTACTGGAGGCACTCCCGGAGCCACTCAAACACCATTAGCTACTGACGAATTTGTATTCATGGGAGGTGGTACAGATGCCTCTCCAACTTTTGCTACTTTTTTTGCCGCCGATGGTTCTTACCGCTGGAACGTCGGAGCTGATAATACTGCTCCTTTTGGATTTTGGGCGGGAGCTTTCCCAATTGGCGGAGGTACACCTAATGCTGGCCTTTGTTTAGACCCTCTAATTAGTACAGAGCCAACTGATGCCGACCAATTTGTTTTTCATATGGGCGTAGCTGGTCAAAGTCCTTTTACACAAACACTTTTAACAAATGAAAGTGGGAGCAGCACCACCTTTAGAACATTTTCTCAAATTATTTCGAGTACTCCAGGAAGTAATTATGCAGAATTTCCGACTGTTACATTAAATTTACCATCTGGTGTTGTAGTTCCTAATGCTTTACCTACAAATGCTATTACTACTAAGGATGAAGCTTTCCCATTAATATTTTTGCGTCGAGCAGCCATTGCAACCCCTGGATATAAAGGAGTTTCTACTGTAATGCGATGGACCGGAACAAATAGAGTAACAGGCAGCACTTTAACAGTAACTACAACACGAGATAGAATCATTTATGGACAAGTTAGTTTACCCTGGGATGGTAGCGTCCCGGCACTTTAAAATATAAATTATGGCTGATTTTTCTGGATTTATAAGCAATTATGATAATAATAACCAATCTGGTATCGCTCCAGGTGGAACAGTAGTTGGGGCACAAACTTATACAACTATTACCGCTAGTGCTGTAGGAGGATTGGCTTATATTCCATTTGGAGAAATAGGAAGTATATTTTATTTTAAAATGCGGGCGTTTAAAGATCCATTGGGTAGTGGCTTTGTGAGTTGGACAGTAATTAACAATCCAGATCCCAATGGAGATGAGGCCCCAGAACCTATTGTGGCAGGAACTGCAGTAATTATGGCTACTTGGATTGGTTAATTGCTGTGAATAACCAGCCTATTTTAAAAATTAGTAAAACAAAGGTGAAACGCTGGACATTAAATAATCAGCTTCATCGAGAAGATGGTCCGGCGGTAGAATTTGCTAATGGAGATACTTATTGGTATTTTCATGGTCAACGACATCGAAACTATGGGCCAGCTATTGAAAATATTTTTGTAGAAAAAACTAAAGAGTGGTACTATGCTGGTCGTCGACACCGAGAAAATGGTCCGGCTATTGAATATAAAGATGGTGGAAAGGAATGGTGGATCCATGGCAAGCTTCATCGAGAAGATGGCCCGGCCATTCAATTAGAAAATATGAATATTTGGTATTATGAAGATAAGCTGCATCGAGAGAATGGGGCCGCTATTGAATATAATAATGGATTAAAAATTTGGTATTACCATGGCAAAAAAATACCTGTTAATTCTTTAGAAGATTTTAATAGGTTTATTAAACTCCAGTTTTTGTGGTAACACTACCACAAACTTTTTAATTTGATTAATCTCTCAAATTCTGTTTGAGAACTAACTATAATTTGTTTACCAAAATAAAACCATTGTTTAGTTTTTGGAAAATCTATTGCTGGCCCATCAATTCGATGAAGTTGGCCGTGAAACCACCATTCTTTATATTGGTTATCAATAATAACTGCCGGTCCATTAGCTCGATGTCGTTTATTACGATACCACCATTCTTCACTTCCATCTATATTTTCCATGGCTGGACCGTTTATTCGATGATATTCTCCGTGAGAATACCACCATTTATCTCCATTATCCCATTCGACGGCCGGTCCATCTTCTCGATGGATTTTGCCATTTAAATAGTAAATTTTAGTTCCATATTCGTTAATGGAATAAAAGCAATTTATTTCCATTGTTACCATAATAGTTTAAGTTTAATTAATCTAGTGAATTCTTCTAAAGAAGAAGCATTCACTCTAATACCTTCATGCCACCATTCTTGGTAACCATTAGACCATTCTACGGCAGGACCATCTTCTCGATGTCGCTGATCATTAAGATACCAATATTTATCTCCATTAGCACATTTGATAGCAGGACCATCTGTTCGATGTCTCTTTCCATTTAAATACCACCATTTAGTTCCATTAGGCCATTCTACAGCTGGACCATCTTCTCGATGAAGTTTATTATTAAAATAATAAGTTTTAACACCATAATCATCTAAAGAAATGATTCCTGAGTCATTAACTATTTTTGTATTTTTTACATAATTTGAATGTGGTTTTATTTTTACCATAAAGCTTTCAGTTTAACAACTCTCCAATATTCTTCTTCACAGTACTCTTTACCTTGAAGGTACCAGGCTTTATCTCCACTAACATATTCTGCCGCTGGACCATCTTCTCGATGGAGTTGACCAAGAATACACCATTCTTTATATCCATCAGCAAAATCTACTGCCGGGCCATCTTCTCGATGTAGTTGACCATGAAGATACCAAAATTTATTACCATTAGCACGTTCTATGGCCGGACCATCTTCTCGATGACATTTTCCATGAAGATACCATTCTTTAGTTCCATGAGCATATTCTTTAGCAGGCCCATCTTCTCGATGAAGAATATCATGAAAATACCAAAATTTATCTCCATTAACAAGTTCTATGGCTGGTCCATCTTCTCGATGAAGCAAACCATTCCAATAATAAGATTTACCCCAATTATCTTCTTTAATTTCTTGCATATTTTACCATAAAGCTTTTAGCTTAACTATTCGCCAATATTCTTCTTCACAGTATTCTTTATCTTGAAGAGACCAAACTTTATCTCCATTAACACATTCGATAGCTGGACCATCTTCTCGATGGAGTTGGCCATGAACAAACCATTTTTTATCTCCATCAGCAAATTCTACTGCCGGGCCATCTTCTCGATGGAGTCGATCATCAATCCACCATTCTTTACTCCCATTAGGATACTCTACGGCCGGACCATCTTCTCGATGGAGTTGACCATGAAAATACCACTCTTTAGTTCCATAAGCATATTCTTTAGCAGGACCATCTTCTCGATGTCGCTGACCATTAAACCACCAAAATTTATCTCCATTAACAAGTTCTATGGCTGGTCCATCTTCTCGATGGAGACAATCACTCCAATAATAATATTTTCCCCATTGATCTTTTTTAATTTTTTGCATATTTTACCATAAAGCTTTTAATTTAAGTATTCTCCAATATTCTTCTTCGGTATATTCTTTACCTTGAAGCCACCATTCTTTAGTTCCATCAGTATTTTCTATGGCCGGACCGCCTTCTCGATGTCGCTGATGATGAAGATACCATGATGTATCTCCATTAGCATACTCAATAGCTGGACCACCTTCTCGATGTAATTTGTCATAACAATACCACTCTTTATGTCCATTAGGTAATAATCTAGCTGGACCTTCTTCTCGATGAAATTTACCATGATGATACCATTCTTTGTGGCCATCAGCATAAACTACTGCTGGACCACCTTTTCGATGGAGCTGATCATTCCAATAGAATCTTATAGACCCATCTTTATATGTTTTAATTTCTTGCATACTTTACCATAAACTTTTTAACTTAACTAATCGCCAATATTCTTTTTCTGTATATTTTTTACCCTGAAGAAACCACTCTTTAGATCCACTAGCATATTCAACGGCTGGACCATCTTCTCGATGACATTTATCATGAATCCACCATTCTTTATATGCATCAGTATACTCTATAGCTGGCCCACCTTCTCGATGAAGTTCACCATGAAGATACCAAATTTTCTTTCCATTAGCCCATTCTATGGCGGGACCATCTTCTCGATGCCATTGACCATGAAGAAACCACTCTTTATGACCATCAGCATATTCTAATGCTGGACCATCTTCTCGATGTAACCGATTATTCCAATAATAAAATTTAGTACCAAATTTATCTATTTTAATTTCTTGCATATTTTACCACAAAGTTTTTAATTTAATCATTCTCCAATACTCTTCTTCGGTATATTGTTTATCTTGAAGATACCAATATTTAGTCCCGCAAGCATATTTGGCTGCGGGACCATCTTCTCGATGAAGTTTTCCATGACGATACCAATATTTAGCCCCATTAGGATATTCTACCGCTGGACCATCTTCTCGATGATAGAAAACATTTAAATGGTAAATTTTACCCTCATCCTTTCCGATAAAAACAAATGCTTTTGTTGTCATTTTATAATTTTATCTTCTGTCCAACCAAAAGCTGATAAAGACAAATTAAATTGTTGTGTGTTCCAAACTTGGAATAACATTTGCTGCGCAATATCTTTAATTTCTTTCTGAGCATGTTCAGAAAATCGTAGATTGATAAAATGCATAAAGGACCTAAAATTAAACATAATATCTGCTGTTATTTGATTAGAATATGGTAAGTAAAAACGTGCACTTTCTTTTGCTCGTTTTCTAGGAACACCTTGAGCTACCAATCTAGCTAGACATTCATGATATTTTTTAATCGAATCTTCACAATGTGAAATTAATTTTACTTGTTCATCTTGTTCCCAGTCTTTAGGAATATAAAATTTATCGTCTTTTAATTCTTTATATCTGGCCGATTCTGCATTGCAATTATGAATTAAGAAACCATTTGCCACATAACAATGAGTAGAATCTACTTCTAAATCATAAACTTTTTGAGCTCCCATATAGGTCACTTTAACTATTTTTTCATAGTTAAAAACTTTTCTTCTCACTTTTCTGGGCAGTCTTTGAGAAAATTCCTTTTTTAAATCCATTTTTTGATAATTTTCAGCAAACACCAATTCAGATTCGTGATTAGAATGAATTCTTCTATGACAATCTTGACAGACTAAAGTTAAATTATCAAAATTAGTGGCTAATTCTTTATTTACAGAAACTGGTATTATGTGATGTCCGACAAAATTTCTTGAACATATTCCATTTTGAGCTTGACAAACATAATTAAATTTTACCAATAATTTTGGGAGTTGTTCTGTAGTCCAATTCCCTACAGTCGCTCTCCATATTTTATGTGATAAATTTTTATTAATATTAGGGTTAATTCCATTAACCTTTCTATTAATCGAATAACCATATTTTTTATGGTTCCAAGGAATATTACCTTTTTTAAAATCTTTATTTAAATCTTCCTTAAAAGGAATATTAAAGATATAACCCCATTTTTTAATTAATTCATATTTTAATCCGTTTTCTAAAGCAACTTCATGTCGTGTTTTTATATTTTCTTTATCATTCCACCAATTTCTAAATGTGTACGGTCTTTTATAATCATTTATTTTAATACCATTAGTGGCCACCCAAGCATCATTATTTTGCATAGTAGCTATTAAATTGTTACTTAATTCTACTTGACATAAGTCACCAATTTTTATCCAGCCTTCTGGGGTAAAAAATAAATGATCTAAAGTTGTTTTAATTTTTTTACCAGAACTCGTTTCAAACTCATATACTTCTTTAATTCCATTAAAGAAAACATTAGAAATATAAGATTTACTAATAAAATTAGTATCTTGTTCTTTAGTTCTAACTGGGACTTTTCTGCCATAAATTCTTTTATATGGTTTATTTTTAGAAGAATAAGAGTTAATTCCATTAGTATAAGAATCATATAAATCTTCTATTTTTCTTTTCTTGATACCTCCTCCTGGTAAAGGAGTCCAAATTTCTGTATCTCCAGTTACACAAGAAGTTCCTATCCGATGTTTCAATAAATGAATATGTGAGGCCATATCACAAGTTACTAAAAAATGTTGTGTGGATTTTTCAAAAGGAGTATGATGCCCTTCTGATGCTAACATAGTTAGCAGCTTCCCCATACGTCCTCGTTTTTCTTCCGTTAAATCTCTAGAAGTAGAGGTCCAAGCCGACAAAGCATGCGTCTCATCCGAGCCATAAGTTCCAATTAATTCTACTTTATTACTAAAATCAGTCATCTTGATCCTCTTTATCTATCATTGCCTTAACATCAAAAAAGAAAAATAATCCAAAAATAGCAGCAATAGATACCGCCACTAAAAATAAACCCCAATGAGGCATGGTTAAAGATAACACAGCTAAACCTAACATGCCAATTATGATAATTACTGTTAATACAAACCAAATTATTTTTAATACAGACTTAATTTCCATAACTTCCTTTATTTTAATACTACATCATGAGGATGTGATTCTCGTAATCCGGCTTGAGTCATTCTAATGAATTCTGGCCGCTCTTTTAATTCTTGCAAATTGCTAACTCCTTGATAAGAACATCCAGAACGAACCCCCTCTAATAGTTTAGATAGGATATCCTGATATTTATCTTTCACCGGAACTAATGCAGCTACTCCCTCAATATGATTGACTTTATGAGTAGAACTACCAACATATTCCTTAAATTGACGACCATCAATAGAAATAACTTGTCCAGGAGTTTCTTGGCAACCAGCAAATAAATTGCCCGCCATCACCATATCAGCAAAACATAATGCCTTAACTATATCTCCAGCATTTTTAATGCCACCATCGGAAATAAATTTGAATTTATTCATGGGAGACTTATTTGCATACAAATTTCTTAGTTCTTGCTGAGTTTCGTAGACATCCATTAAGGCAGTTAATTGTGGAACGCCATTACCTGTTTCAATTCTAGTAGTACATAAAGAGCCAGGACCTACTCCTACTTTGACTACATCGGCTCCAGCTTCCCATAATCGCCGAGCGCCAGAACCTGTCGCTACATTTCCAGCAATAACTAATAATCCAGAATGATATTCTTTTAATTTCATTACCATTTCAGTACATTGAGAGGAATCTCCGTGAGCAATGTCAATGCAAAACATATCAACATTTAGATCAATAAATTTTTTGGCATTTTGAAAATCTTCTTCTTTTACTCCTAAAGAAACGGCACCATTAAATTTATCTTTAGAAGACATTAACTGGTTTTCTAATGGAAGATAACTCGGAGTTATTTTTGATAACTCTTTAACTAAACTTAGTTGTTCTTCTAATGGAAGAAATCTATGTAAGATAGCTAATCCGCCACTATGAATTATTTCTCGAGCCATATGATGGCTCATAATAGTCTTCATATTAGCAGGAATGATAGGGTGATTAAATACTCTATTATTAATCTTTACCTGTAAAGATACTTCACTTCTACTGTTAATCTTTTTATTATGTTGTGGTACTAACAGCACATCATCAAAACATAGACCTTCTCTAATTGTCATATAATATTTTTCTCCAAGTATTTTAACCAAAATAACTATAACCACTTACCAAGTGTTGTCAAATTTAATAAATTGGCGGTAATTTTTCTGAATCGGGCATATTTAAATATTTTTCTTGAGGAGCACTTATGGGATTTAATATTTTTAACATGTTAGGTAACAACGAACAGAAAAATTTAATTCCTACTCGAGATCCGCTCTCTCCTACTGGATCTGAATTTTCCGAAAAACATATCAATTCTGTAGAACCTAATCGAGAATTAGATATTCTAAATGAATTAATCAATGGAAATTTACCAGAGTTTCTAAGAAACTTCTCAACTATTAATGTTAAAGATAGTAAAAATACTTTAACCTATTTAGTCATGCCAGATTACTTATCTATTGGGACTAATGATAATTATATTAGAATGCCAATGAACCCATTAACTGCTCAACAAATTGCTAATAAATTTGATTGTTTATTACCCACTCCCAAAATGGTATATCAAATTTGGGAACAGTCTGTCAACAAATTAGTTCCTTTACCTTGGGGACCACCTTATAATTCCGATATGTTAAAAACACATCGAATTATTACTCATAATTTAAGAATCCAACAACAATTAAAAGATAAGGATCCTTTTCAATTAACTTCCGGTCATAAAAAAGATATTGTCTTAACCAATAGATTATCTCCTAAAAACATTATGCAAAAAGTAGCTATTTATGGCTGGATTCAATTAAATGGCAAGCCAATTCAACCATTAAATCCCAAAGACCATGAAATTACTTATAAGGATTATTCTCATGGTGTTAGATTAATCGCTCAAGATGTGGTGTTAAATGGAAAACCAGCTCGATTAGAACAAATTTTACAAGATAAAAATCTTTCTTATTTAGTATCAGATGATACTCCTTTAAATTTCACTCGATATTAACCTATCGATATTTTAATATGATGATATGAGTTTTAAAGAAGAATATGCTAAATTTAAACAGCCTAGCCCAGAGCGAGAGCAATTCGTTCTAAAATTCATCAAGTCTTTGCCAAAAGAGCAAATTGTACGTAGCATGAAGCCTATTACTATTACTCGTCCTGATGGCGTTAAAATTACGTATAAAGTTATGCCGGACTATGTGATGATAGAAGGTATGCGAGTGCCTATGTCAGGAGCAACGGCTCAAAAAGTAGCCGACCATTTTGGATTAAGTTTACCTACAGCCGCTATTGCTAAAGAAATTTATCAAAATGCTGATGTCAAAGTCGAGGCCAAACCATTAAGCGGTTCTGGCGTAGAAGTAGAGGGCAAACAATATTCTGGCCGAGGTGTTACCACCAAAGGTGTAGGTTATGCTCCTTTTGCTGTTAATTATAATGACAAAATCAATAATCAATTAAAAGAAAAAGGTGTCAAAGGAGATGAAATTGTTTCCGGCTTTGCTAAAGATATTATTGCTCCAGTTAAACCAGGACAATTAGGATTGTACGGACTATTTGATAGTAAAGGAAAGCCCATTCAAGGTGGAACAGGCTCCACTCCACATGATACTTCGATCCATACAGAATATGGATCCTTTGTGAGACTGGTTTCACCAGATGCAGTTATTACTTATCCAGATGGCAGAACAGAAAAAAAACCATTAAAAGATGTGTATCAAATATCTAGATACAATGAACCTTTAACGCCATCTGCTCCAGTAGCATCTAAACCTAGTTCTAATGAAAAAATAGTAAATTATCAACCTAGTAAACAACAAACTGGAAGAATGCAATTATTAAATAGAATTGATGCTATTCTCAGTCAATATAAGGATTTAGCTTAGCTTTTATATCGATAAATAATTCTTCCTTGAGTAGTGTCATATTCACTGACCTCTACTTTAACTTGATCTCCGACTAAGATTTTGACAGAATTCATTCGAATTTTACCGCTAAGAGTACATAACACAGTTAAATTGTCATTTACTGCTACTTTAAATTTACCTTTATTGGCGTCAATTACTGTTCCATCAAATTCTAATCGTGCACGTTCTGTTGTGTTGTTCATGAAGTCGTTTTTTCTTTCGTCAAAAAGTTAAATATTTCTGGGTATTTACGATCTAACATAGATAGTAATACCTGATTAACTGGATGATAACTTAACCACTCGCCTGCCACGAGACAAGGGAGGTCCGTTTTTTCTTTAATTGATAAATTTTTAAAATACCGCAAATGACGATGTTGGATCATAAATAATAACCGGGGCACACCTAACCACAAGGAAGACATCTGTGTCCATTGTTGATTATAATACAAATAACTTCTAAAGTAATTATCTATTCCTAGAAAGGTAATCCAGATCATATCTTGTTGAGTATCTTCCTCTTTACCTAATAATAGGTAGAAAAGATTACTCATTTTAGCAATTTTATTTAAAGATAAACCATAATATAAGTCTGTATTTTCTGTTTTTGGAATTTGTAAATCATTAAAAATGATTGCCACTTTCTTTTTCTTCTTTTTTAGAAGTAAAGAGTTATGATATTCATCTATCCAATGTTGAAAAAGTTCTAACTTATTTTTTTTATTTAGCAAATATTCTAATGGTTTCAGTCGACAAGCTTTTAATAAAAAAGCTAAGTCATCAATTTCTGTAAATTTTTCCATGAATAGTAAATGCTTTTCTAATTGAAAATATAAGTTATCTGCACTAATAATCTTCATAAATCCAATAATGACGGATCTAAACCTTCTTCAGAAGAAGCTATTAAATTATGAATTTCTGTTTTAATAAAGGGTAAATAATCTACTTTTTTTTCTTCAATTAAGTTTCTATATAAGAGATAAGTATTTCGACTATCTACTTTAGCATTATGGGCCTCGGATAATTTTTTAATTCCCATCATATCACAGCACGCGTGTAATTGGGTACTAACACGCCCAGAAGCAGTTTTGACAATCTTTAATTGACTATTATCTGTTTTTCTTAAAAACTCTTTAGTTAAGGAAATGGTATCTAACCACAAGTTAGCCGGAAATTGTTTCCCACATTGTTCCCATAGTGCATGTAAAAATTTTCTATCAAAAGCTGCATTATGAGCCACAATACATCGATGATGCGGAGTTAAACCATCTTCATTAAAGAACTTATCAGACTCTTCTACTACTTTTTCTTTATTAAAACCTTTTTCTAGATCAGCCATACTTTTTTTAGTAATAGCTAATGCATCAAAATTGGCTCTTTCTGGGTATTCACATCTAATTTGTCTCCATAATTGGACTCGATCTACAACTCTAACAATTCCAATTTCGGTCATTTCATGAAAATTAGATTTTAATCCAGTGGTTTCCGTATCTATTACGTAATATACTAATGACATTTTCACTTCCATTTCATTTGGTAAAATCCAGGCTTAGTAATAAAAATCGGTAATATACCTTTATCTTTATATTCTTGTTGTAACTTATTTGATAAGTATTGATATCCACTAATTGTTTTACGACAATGGTAAGATCCGCAATTACAATTCATTTTCCAAGTATCTAAACTATCAGTAGAACAAGTAGAGTAATCAAAAGTTATTTCAGTATTGGATGGAATCATATATATTGAATATAAGAAAGCCCTATTACCCACTACATGAACTAAACAATTAGGATTGCAACTATGATTTACATAATCATCTAATTCTCCAGAGGGTCCTAAAAAACTATTATTTCCAATTTGGAGCACTTCTGACATATCGTAATATAATTTTTCTCTCGGGATAATATCCCCTTTAAATTCTAAAATGCAAGCATTAGCTGCAATAGGAAGTTTAGTGAAAACTCCTTGTCCATTTTTACTGGGTTTAACTTCTAAATATTTATAATTTATCATTCTTGTATCCTAAAATATTGCTTTACCATAAAGCTTTTAACTTAACTGCTCTTAAATATTCTTCTTCAGAATATTCTTTACCTTGAAGCCACCAAGATTTACGACCATCAACATTTTCTATTGCTGGGCCATCTTCTCGATGAATTTTGCCATTAATCCACCATTCTTTATCTCCATTAGCCCATTCAATAGCTGGGCCATCTTCTCGATGATGTTGACCATAAGAATACCACTCTTTATCTCCATTAAGCCGGTCTACTGCTGGACCATCTTCTCGATGTAATCGACCATTCCAATAGTGTTTTTTAGTTCCATCTTTATGTTTTATAATTTCTTGCATATTTCACCACAAAGCTTTTAATTTAACCATTCGCCAATACTCTTCTTCGGTATATTGTTTACTTTGAAGAAACCAACATTTAGGTCCAGAAGCCCATTCTATGGCAGGTCCATCTTCTCGATGTAGTTTACCATGAAGATACCAAACTTTATCTCCATTAGCACGTTCTACCGCAGGTCCATCTTCTCGATGGATTTTTCCATGATAATACCACTCTTTAGATCCATCAGCATATTCTCTCGCTGGACCATCTTCTCGATGACATTTGCCATGAAGAAGCCACCATTTATCTCCATTAGCATATTCTACTGCTGGCCCACTTTCTCGATGTAATCGACCATTCCAATAGTATTCTTTAGTGCCTAATTTATCTATCTTTATTTCTTGCATAACTTTTACCACAAAGCTTTTAACTTAACCATTCTCCAATATTCTTCTTCTGTATATTCTGTATCTTGAAGATACCATTCTTTAGTTCCATCACCCCATTCTATAGCTGGTCCATTTTCTCGATGGTATTGACCATTCAGAAACCACTGTTTTTCTCCATTAGTATATTCTAATGCTGGACCATCAACTCGATGTAGTTGACCATAAATACACCACTCTTTATTTCCATTAGCACATTCTATGGCTGGACCATCTTCTCGATGTAATTTATCACGAATCCACCATTCTTTTTTACCATTAGAATCTTCTACTGCTGGACCATCTGTTCGATGTAATTCGTCATGAATGTACCACTCTTTAGTTCCATCAGCATATTCTGCTGCTGGACCATCTGTTCGATGTAATTTTCCATTTAACATCCAATACTTATTGCCAATTATATCTATCTTTACTACAGGCTGTGCAGATTTAGACCGCTTTTTAATTTTCTTTTTCTTGATAGTCATTTAATCTTTCAATAAAGTTATTTCTTGTATAAACTTACCATAAAGTTTTTAACTTAACTAATCGCCAATATTCTTCTTCTGCATATTGTTTACCTTGAAGGTACCAATGTTTGTGCCCGCCACCCCATTCTATAGCGGGACTATCTTCTCGATGAAGTTGTCCATGACGATACCATTTTTTGGTTCCATTAATATATTCTACTGCTGGACCGTCTTCTCGATGGAGTTGACCATTCCAATAGTATTCTTTATTTCCATAAATATCTACCTTAACTTCTTGAATAAATTTACCACAAGCCGGACTATCTGCTAGATTAGCATATGCTATAGCCGGATCATCATCAATATCTACCTTAACTTCTTTCACAATTAACCTCTTACCAAAAATTTTTAATAAATTTAATCATCAAACTGCCAGTTTGATACACTATCAATTTTAATTCTTTTCGGCCCGCTAATTTATGCTTGACAGAAATTGGAGATTTCCCCTTAATCAAAGTCGCTGCCTCTTCCGCTGTTTCTGCTAACACTTGATAAGTTAAAGTCGCCGGCAACAGACACTCCACCTTTACGTCAAACATAAATTTAGGCTTATTTTCTGGTTTCTTCATATTTTAGCCCTTAACAGTATCTAAATACTGATCATAAGCCTCTATTCCAGAGGTTAATTCAAAAAATCTCTTTAAAAACAATTGCTTAGACTCTTCCGGACTTAAAGCTATAATCTGAACAGGTAATGGTTCCATTTCTTGGATCCAATCTGGTCGTAAAGAGGGCATCAAATCACGAGCCTCCGTCACTAATAATAACTTATCAGCTAACTTAACTGACTCCGGCTCTTCTCCTTCTAACCCAAATCTTTGACAAATGGCGGCTTGAACCTTCTTCTCAAATGATAAATATCCTTCAAATTTCCCGGACCTTTTCAAGGGTCGCGGAACATCAACCAAATATGCTTCAGATCCATCGTGTAATAAGCCCCATAATGCATCTGACCGATCACATAGGTAGCTCACTAACACCGAATGCTGCGCCACTGAATAGAATTTCTTAATATGTCCGCTAAATCGACATTGCATCGATAAGGCATGCGCAATGTCTTGAATAACAATAGCATTGACATTAGGATTGGTAGGATTAAACCGATATCCAGAAAAAGTTTGAATCCAAGCCTCATCCCGGTCATAATAATCTTTTCCCTCAGTATAGTTATTAGCTATCTCTGGACTGAGAGTCTTAAATTTATTAAGAGTATATTCTTCGTATTTTTGGTACAAATTATTTATTTCTTGCTGTTGCTCCTGAGACAGCAACGGTTCTGGAGGCTCCGGTAAAGAATCACTAGTTATTGGCTGAGCTGGCAATTCAGATGCTTTAGGCACGGAAGCATTATCTTCTCTCCAAAAAGATCCAGTAAATTTATTAGAAGTGGGGCTTCTTAAATATTTAGAATACTTTCTCAATGTATCACTTATTTCTTGTAAGAATTCACCTTTTACTTGAGCAAAAGTTTCTTTATTCAGAATTTTTTGATATTCATCAAATACCTCTTCCATAGATAATGTCTCCGGGTTAAAACCTAACTGAGAATATCCATCTCCAACTGATGGGACTTTAAATTCCATCTCACAAAAAATTGGCCGATTCAAACTTTCGACCGAGAGAGTTGGAGTTCTTCGAAATGGTCCCCCAAATCTCGAAGTATTATTTTCGAGAGAAGCCGCGTCATCTACTCGTAAATTTTCTGCTAACTGATTAGTTGTCTCTTTCATATTTTTCCTTGATCGGTAGATCCAAAGCCACCAGAGCCTCGAATCCCAGCTCGTTGTTGACATAATTGTTCATATTCTTGATTGCTAACTTCTATTACCTGCATCTCTTCTCGACGCTTAGGGATTAATTGCCCAATCGCTTCTCCAAATTTTATTTCCAATTGATTTTTCATCATAAAATCAGAGAACAGATAATTACTACCAATCAGTAGTTGACCTTTCCTTAAGGGAGGGAGGTACTGACATGCAAAAACTAATTCTCCTTCAAAGTTCTGATCAATGGTGCCATATAAACTATGTAAATGCTTCTTGGCAAAGGTAGAAGAACGAGGCTTCAATTCATACCACCATCCCTCCGGACAAAAAGACCGAAAGCCTAATGGAATTTTAATATGGTCAAAAGGCAATAATGTTACAGATTGGCGATCCATCAAAGCAGCTCTCACATCCCACCCCGAAGCTTGAGGCTCGGCCCGAGTTGGTAGAAATTGTTTGTCAGATTGTAAATCTTCTCGTAAAGCGAATTTAAAAATTGGTTGTTCCATCATGTTCCTTATGATAAATGTTAAAATTTTGTTGTCAAGACTCGATTAAGTTAAAAATTTATCGGGCTATTTTGGAATATTAAACAAGAGAGTCACCATGCATATACCCGCCGCCATTATTTTTATCAATTTCGATTTTAATTCCATTACCCAAACTACCCTCCACTCCCAACTCAAATTGTCAGAAATTATCACCAAAACTGAATTTGATGCCCGAATCACCGCTGATCCCAATTATCCTGCCTCTCTCCAATTCAATAATCTAAGACTGTTAGTCACGCTCCCGACCTTACAAGATACTACTAATAGATCCTTATCCGATATTGTCCTGTTCTATAAACAAGGTTTAGTGACAGTAGAAACGAATAAGTTTGGTCCGCCAGGTAATTCGTATGACCTGCAACGCATCAATATCTATGATCTCTTAAGAAGTGTCAATTCTCCAAATGTGATTGTTTTGCCCCAAACCTTCTCTAAACCAACTAAATTAGGTGGTATCGTGGTGGATCAATTGGCCGATTCAAGTGGTGTGCATGACGCTAATCCAGATAATATCTATAATAATCCCGCCTTCATTAATCGAAAATAACCAGGGCATATCGACATATCTTTGGAGTAGTCTTTTTCATCATGTGAGAAAATATGAAACATAATCAGCTGATCAAAAAAGTAGAAGTCTTTGAAAAATTAGCCCTGTATGGCGACCGTTCTAGCTTTTTAAAAGCATTAGCCCAATCAGTAGATAGTGAGACCCAACAAGTCTTACAACAAATAAAAGATACCTTATTACAAGCTAATGTTAAAAATGAAAAACTATTCAATCTATTAAATAATGGAATTATGTTTCCATCACAAGGCTTAAAAGCCCAAGAGATTATCACTGCTCTTAATAATTTAACATATCGTAATACTAATACGACCGCTGATGATGCCTTGAAAAAAGCACAACAATTAGCTCAACAATTAATGACGGCTCCCAGAGAAATGCCGGCGACTGTCAGTCCATCCACTAAATCTCCTACCTTTCAAGTCACCCCCGACCAACAACGAGCCCTCGGTAAAATCTTAACCTTAAAAGGTTTTGGCGTCCCCATCAAAACGGATGGTATCTTCGGCCCCGAAACTCAACAAGCCTTGAAATTATTTAAAGAAAAAGTATTAGATAACTACCAAAATTATACCGATGCCGAAGCTTTGCATTGGGCCGAAATGTTAATGGAACTTCCACAATATAAAAATAGCCCCATGTTTGAAGAAGATGTGCTGTAAAAACTCTTAGTGTCAAGAGTAGATTAGTTAGGACTCACTATCAGGTCCGTTAGTTCGATAGTACACTCATTACAACTAAATAATTATCTTAAATAGCGATAACCTAAAAATTATCGCTATTTTTTCTCATTCTCCAACCGTCTCTCGACACTTGATCGGGATATATCATAGGGAAAGGTGCTTAGGTCGATCTCTACAGTAAATAAGCCATCTTCTGGATCCCTTGAATCCACCGAATGATCTCTACTACTACCTGCTCCGGGATCTTCTCCCCTTGCCCAGACATATTAAAATATGTTAACCAGTCTTGATTCTTAAACCGAAAGTCTTCCTGAACCCGAAATTTAATATGTAAGGTACTTTCTTTACCCATTAAACAAACTCGTGTCTGTTCCCAGAGATTAACATCTAATTCCCGAGTCTCTCCTACCCAACGACATCTTAATAAGAAGGCCCCAATAATAAATTGTCCGCCCAATTGTAACTCGGCTAAAATTTGATCTTCTGTCATCTCACTTAAGTCAATGACTAGATGACTGCGCTTTATTTTCTCCATTTGCTCTCGATGATTCTTTGGCCAATCTAAATATTTTCTACTTCTCAAAATGTGCTCCTACCGCTATATATATGAGATATGTATCTCAAAAAATTTATCCAGCCCATTAAATATTGCCCCATCTGCCACAATAAATTAACCCTGTACGCCCAACCCACCATCTCCATCTTTAATTATCTTAATGTATATGTCCAAAATTTACCGCCCCGTAATAATATCCTTACCCTCCAACCGCTGGAACATAAAGGTCTTCCCTTTCAATTAGACCTCCATAAAGATACTATCAAAATTAGTCCCCATGACACCACGCTCCATAATATGGAAGAAATTTATTTTTATTACCTCTGTAATCCCTCCGCCATCATCGCCGAACAACAAAATTCTTCCCTGGAAATTAATATGAATCAAGGCTGCTTCCTCCAAGAATCATTCTTCTTTTTAAGAAAAAATAAATTCTTAACCCCATGGTATTCTCATAAAACTCCTCCACATTGGAACGCCGTCCTGGAAGAATATTACTCCATCCCCAATCCCCAAGAAAATAATGTCTTCGTCATCCAAATGTGGAGAGAAAATAGTAAAACTAAATATCAATTGCTCTTCTCCCAAGTCCCCGAAACTATCTCCCCCTTGAAAATTTCTCTCCCAGATACTACCAATATCTCCGAATTACTCCAACTCCCTCGCCCCCAATTATTAAAAAAATTACACACCTATGTCCTGCTATCTTAAAAAATTATCCCCCTCTTGACCTACCCACTCGTAAGCTTTACCTTTTTACCCAGAGACCTCCATGGAGAAATTTACCCTCCAAGACTTTATTTACTACAATAATCCCTGCTTCTCCTGCCAATCCCCAATTTCTATCCAATTGGTCTCCGCCAAATTATCCCCCAATTGGCACCCCAATATCATTCATTACCCCATCACCTCTCATTCAAACCTCTCGTTTAATCTGCAAACCAAATATTTCCATACCCTCTCCCTCCAAATCGCCCTGCCCTCTAACCAGATCTCTCCCTCCCATCCCCTAGAATTCCAATCCTTCCTCCAACAAAATTCCTTGTTCCTCAACTCCTTCTGCCAATCCTGCAAATCTAATATCCAATCCTCCTTCCTGTCCTTCGATCTCAAACGATCCCTCCTCCTCCCGGCCTCCATTAGCCACGAATTCCTGTTCACCAAAGATAATTCTACCTCCTTTATCATTCGCTCCAATGTCTTTGACCAATCCTCCCACATCTCCGTCCTCCAACCCCATCTCCCTCCCGTCTCCTTCCAATCCTCCCTCCTCCTTCTCTCGGATCTCAAATCAAAAGAAAAAATGATCCAAAAAATCTCCACCTACCTGGCCCTCCTATGAATTGCCCCATCTGTCACCTCCCTCTCACCAATAAATTGTCCTCCTCCAAAACAGAATTCTCCTGCTTCCATCAGAATCACCACTTCTCCGCCCAAATCCTAGATCCCAATTCTCCTCCCTCCATCATCAAATTTCGCCTCTCCCCTCCTCACCTGTTCGTCAAAATTGATTTCCTACTCCAATTCTCCCAGTTCTGGACCACTCCAGGCGAAATCTCCCCCATCCAGATCCAGGCTACCTTCTCCCCAGATTTTTCTGACCTCAATAAACTAAGATCCAAAATCTATACCCTCATGGCCCTTCGATGATCATCCCCTCCGATTGCCCCTTATGTTTCCATCCCCTCAAAAATGAATTCCCCCTCTCCGCCCCTCAAATTGTCATCAAATCTTGCTCCCATATCAATCACCTGCTCTCCTTCCAATTTATCCTCCCCCTCAACTCCTCCCAAGAAGGAGAATTGGAAACCCTCGCCATCTCTATCTGTCCCAAACTCTCCTCCATCGCCTACTTCTACCCTCTCCACCACTCCTTAATCATTCACCATGTCCAGGGCGCCCAAATCCTCCCCTTCTTCCAACCAGATCTCCAAAATCTTCCCCAAACTATTAAAAAATTACAACTCGCTACCCTCCTCGCCTAAGGACCACATGATCAATCCCCTCTATTGTCCCATCTGTTATAGAAAATTTAAAAATGTCCTCCACTTCTCCTCTACCACTAAAACTTGCGCCTACTACCACCATTACCTCCAACTCCTCTCCCATAATAACCAACTCCATAAACTAACCATGTCCCTCAATTCCCAATACTCCAAATTTCTCGAACTCGACTTCCTCCAACAATCTTCCAAAATTATCCTCCATCACCCACAACAACCCCCGTCCACCATCCAAATTCCTTATCTCCTGTCCCCAGACTTCCCCTCCCTCTCCCAACTTAATCAAAAAATTGACCTGCTCTCTCTCCTCCATTAATCACAATACCTCATCCCGCCATACCCTCGCTTCCTAATCTCCTCCATCGTCTCCCAACCCAGACATCCATCCTCTAACTCCATCTCCGGATGCATCACCCCCAATAAATGCCCTATCTCATGCCGAATCACCTCCCGAATCCGTCCCTTCGCTCGCTCTCCAACCACCCACATCGTATCCCCTCCAACCTTATTCACAAACCCTAACACCCTCCGATCCCCACTCATCTCATCTTCCTCTCGAAGCTTCAAAATTAACCAATCTCCCTCACCTTTCCTAACAATCTTCTCCACCTCCATATCAAAGTCCCAATCCACGACCGTTAACCTTATTACCCCATTCAATGCTTCCTCCCAATCCTTAATAGCTAATCGTATCCCCTCTCGCTCTACTTCATTAAATCGCGTATCCACATACATTAAATGTACCTCCCGCTCTATATTTTGTCCTCCCATCGGATAATATCTCTTCCCACATCCTAAACAAATCATTAATATCATCAATATCCCAAGTCTCATTTTATCCCTCTACTTCTCTCCCAAGCTAAGTTAATATCTTGACTGATAGTAAAATACGCCATCCCGGGCGCCTCCGTCAATTGGACCGCAATCCCCACTAATCGACCCTCCCGATCAAAAGCCCCACCTCCACTATTGCCATACCACACCGCCCCATCCACTTGGATAAATCGCTCCCAGTCCACACGATACCCACTCACTAGTCCATGAGTGTAACTCCAAGGCATTCGGGCCGGATGCCCCACTATGTGCACCTCCTCCCCAATCCGAGGCAACCCCGGCCGAATCTCCGCCACTCCATGACTCTTATCCCCATAACTCCTCAAAATACTCACGTCCCGCAAGACATCATAATACACCACCTCCGCCTCTCTCCCTCTCCCTTGAACCTCTAACCCCTTAATCTCATTATTCTTAATGTATAAGACCTTCTTCTTCTGGTCTCGAACGCAATGCGCCGCTGTCACTATCTCATAATCACTAATCCAGACCCCAGCACAGTTAATTCGTAACTTCCCGCCCATCCACTGCACTAACGCCACCGTCTGATCACTCCCTCCTTGATAAATCTCCTCCCCACTCTTAATCACTACTTCCCCTCCTCGTTGACATCCCATCATCATTAGCATCCATAACATTAACATCATCTTCTTCATCTAGAACCTCCGGCTCGACATAATAAATCTACCACCCGTCTCCCATCACGTAGACATAAACCCAATCTCTCCTCTCTCCTCAGTTCTTCTGGTCTCCAATTACTAGCTTCACTAGCTTTACTAGCTTCACTAGCTTTACTAGCTTTACTAGCTTCACCAAAATTAACAGAATAACTTGTATTAATACATCCGACTAACAAAATTAAACTAATCCTCAGCAAAATAAGCATTTTTTACTCCTTCGGACGCGCTATAAAAATATGCCTCGTTATTTACAATTTTGAAACGTGATAAGATACTTTATCGTTTTTAACGTTTTTTTTTCTACCACTTTGTCCCACTTTTTACCATTTTTAGTGGATGATTACCTCTTTTTTGAGGCGTTTTGAGACCCAAAAAGTTCAATTGGCCCATTTTGAATTTTCAAAACACCTCTTTTGAAATTATTTAGTCAATCTATTGGGGAGTCCTAAGTTTAACTATGTACTTAGTTGAGAGTAGTAAGTTAATTTACTGCTCCAGTTGAGAATCTTAAGTTTCCTTAGTTAACTCTTTCACTTTTTACTTATTTTTAGTTGCTTAGTTAACTCTTTAACTCTGTTCTTATTTTAAGAGTTCTAAGTTTAAGAGTTCTAAGTTTACATATTTACTTATTTGCTTATTTAACTATTTGCTTATTTGGGAGGCCCCAAACCAGCCTGTCCCCCGAATCCCCCACCTTTTTCCAGCCCGGGAACCCATTAGGCATTCTTCTTGATTCTTAGCAAGAATCAAACCAACAACTAATCAAAGAATAACTAACTATTAATTAATAACTTTATTAAGAAGTATTAACTTATTATTAATTAATTGCTTGGCATATTAATTGTTTTTTAGCAAGAAGCTTGCCAAGACTAAGTAATCTAGTCTTAGTTGGCATTGGTTTTGCTGACTAGCAAGGGACGGACCCTAGGACGAAGCGACCTTAAGAGAGCTCGCTTCGCTCTTTTCCCAGCGACTAAGTTTTGTCACTGCTCCCTAGGGACGAGCCGTGTCTCTCTCGCCCGAAAAGGGCGCCCTGCTCCTCGCTGGAAAGCTCCCAGCGACTAAGTTTTGTCGCTCGGTCCTAGTGGTGAGCCCCAGTTCCTTCCCCTCTCACAGTGAGGTGTCTCATGTCCGATGCCATCGATCGTCTACTCTCCGGTTTCGTCTCGGCCTACGCTTCGCCCGAACCCACGAAGCAGCTGGTGGAAGTCAAGCCTCCCAAGACTCCAGCCTTCCGCAAGGCCAATAAGGAAGCTCCCACTTCCAGCCTGCTACCTCGTGCGGAGCAGATCGACCATCGCGAGTACTTGGCGCGAACCAAGGTCGCAGGCTACATGACAGATCCTGCTGAGGTTCGTCACTTCAACCAAGATGCTCATCGCAGCGACATGATCGCAGCGATCAACGCTTTCATCGGCTACGATGTCAGCAAAGACTTCGGCTCTCAGGAATTCCAGGCTCGCAGCCTGGCTGCTCGTCAGGCTCGCCAAGAGCGAGGGGAGCATCTTCCGGCGGTCTCTAAAACTGAGAAGCAGGAAGCGGCTCGACTCCAGGCTTCGATCCAGGGGTACGTTTCGGGAGTGCCTGACACGGTCAGCACGCATCGGAACAACCTGGAAGCGAGAGAGCGGCTGGCAGTGGCGGCCATCATTCAGCACGAGCGAGAGGCGGAAGCGGCTCCGCTCTTCTCGGAAGCGCGCGCCAAGGCAACTGCCCTGGCGCAGTTGGAGCGGGAACGTCTGGTGGAGATCCGCAAGGATCTGTACTGAGACGAGCCAGAACAGGAAAGTTATCTCCCATGCCTGACTAACCATTACGCTGGTGCTCAACTTCTTGAGCGTCAGCGGTGGCCGACTCAGCTGTTGCAGACAAGAACAGGAGCCCTGGCTGATCACCAGGATCTCCTGTTTGGCTTTTTGTTGTTGATTGGCCTAAGAATTGCTAATCTCAATTCTGGTGCCAGTTAAGACTTCATTCTAAACTCATGTGGTTGGATGTTTAAGGTTGGCCTATTCATTGCTAAGAGCAGGAAGCAAGCCAGGAAACATGAGTGCATGAGAGAGCTCGAAGCGAGCTTCCCAGCGACTAAATTTTTTCACACACCCCTAAGGTTGCCGATGTGGCACGGAACGAAAGGATGGTTTGCAGATTGCTCGGGCAATCTCCCAGCGACTAAGTTTTTTCTCGCAGTCCTAGTAGTGAGCCTAGCGCTCAGAAGGATTCACATGTTGTTCCTGAATGAGGAAGACTACTACGATTGGTTGGAGGAAACTTCCTTTCCCAATGATACTTGGGAGGAAGAGCGGCGTATGGCGCACCAGTTCGCCAAACAAGAGCGGCTGCAAGAGGAAGCGGAAGAAGAAGAGCGGTTCCAGGCGCAGCAACGAGATCCGTGGAGAGCGGTGTGTCGAGCCTGGGGACCTTGGGAGCCGGTGTGTCAAGAGGAGCATCCGATTCCGTTCTGACTCCCAGCGACTAAGTTTTTTTCTCGCAGCCTGAGAGGTGTCTCATGAAGATGGAATATTTGGTCATCAATCCTCTGTTTCCGAAGTGGGATCCGTTGCTGCCGACGGTGGAGCGGAAAAAGTGGATTCTTCCCAATCATCGAATGGCCAACCAAGTGATGATGCGCCAGATCCAGAAACTGGATCCGTTTCAAGCTTGGGAGGAAAATAGACGCTCAGAGGAAGAGAGAGAGGAAGAGGAAGCAGAGCGTTGGATATTCGAGGAATCTCGTGTCCAGAGGGAAACAATGGCGCTCGCGGAAGTTGCCCGTAAGAGAAACCTCTGGAAGTAAAAAGGAGAGCCGGTTAGCCGGCTTTCTTGTTTTTCTGTCTTGGTCTATTAATTGCAGTCTGCATAATAGATGCCAATTGAGTTCTGACTTTTTACCTGGGATGTACTTGTTGGCACACAAATTGCAGCCTAGCAAGGCTCATGCCAGACTCCCAGTCACCTTAAGAGGGAGCTCAGGTTTTCCCAGCGACTAAATTTTTTCGCACACCCCTAAGGTTGCTGATGCGGTACGGATGAACGAAAGGATGGTACGCGGATTGGGGCAATCTCCCAGCGACTAAGTTTTGTCACCTACACCTAACGATGTAACACGATGCGTTAGGTTCCCAGCGACTAAGTTTTGTTTCACATGCCTATGATTGAGGCCCGGTGACGGAATGGCAGACGTGGCGGTTTTAAAAACCGCTTTCTTGTGGGTTCGACTCCCACCCGGGCCACCCAGCGACTAAGTTTTGTCAAAGGAGACTACAGATGAGCAAGTTGTTGGTGGTGGTAGCGGCCATGTTTGGGGTGGTGATGGCGATCAAGATGTTTGCTCCTGCGGCCTGGGTCGCAGGGTTCACCATTCCGATCGGCAGTGGGATTCAGTTCCCCTGGGCGCTGGTCATCCTGGGAGGGTTCTTCTATCTGGTGTGGACCAAGTGATCTATCGCTTGGTAATCAAACATCCCACGGGAGTACTCCGTCTAGACTACTCCTCTCTGTCAGCTGCCCAACAAGAGCTGTCCCGTTTCCAACGGGACCACTGGGAGGGTTGGATTCAACCCATTCCACAGAGGAAGTCATGATGCGTGAGGGTGCGGTGCTGGTGTTGGTGGCGGTCCTGCTGTCTTTGCTGGTGGGCTGGTGTTTGGGGAACGCCTTTCTGTGGTCCCTTGGCGGATGACTCCCAGCGACTAAGTTTTTTCTCCCGGAGGTTAAAAGATGAATGCACTCCAGTTGAATCAACTCTTGGACGAATGTCCTCGTGAGACCCGACATCTGGCACAAGCTTGGTATCAAGCCTCGCAACAGATTCGGAAGATGTCTCATGGCATCGATCCAGATCACATCCGACCCTTGGGCGATGACGAAACCGTTCTTTTGGTGGAACGTGCGGAAGGCTTGTGTGTGTGGCAGCAACGAGAAGCGATGGTCAATCTCTTTGCGGCTCCTCACATGAGTCCTCCCAAGTTCTTCATCATCGAATGTCTGAAGATCGATCAACAGATCGAATTCCACCTGGCTGTCCAGCGGGTGCAAGATCTGGGTCCAGACTACGTTTTTCGAGAGCTGTGTAAGTCCAAGTAGTCAAACCTACTACTGGCGTTGACTCAACCTCCTACGTATAGGAATAAGTGATGCCACCGCGCTAGGATAGTTTCGTCATCCCTCCGGACCACCAGCTCGTAAAGTAGGCTGCGGTGGCTGACGAAACGATAACCCTGATAGTTTACCTGGTCCAGATGTGAACAATCAAAAAAGTGTGTGTTTTGGTGTAAAACTCTATCACAGATAATAATAGGGTTATCGATATGTGAAGTTCACATTACATAGTTGCATCCTCGGGAAGCATCCGCTACGCTGACAGTCTCAGGTAGCTCTAGGTGTTAATCCCCTTCTGTCCCATGAGACGCCGGACATATCTGGGTCATTGTCGTGACAGCCCCTAATCCATTAACCCTAAAACGGGTGGGCCTCGCTTCTCTTCGGAGAGCGAGGCTTTTTTCGTTTCTACCTTGGCCTTGTCTTTGCATTCTGCAATCTGTAGACCACTTACTTGATTCCTCTCATCTATCACACATACTCTTACCTTGGCATACCTATTGCTAATAACAGGAAGTAGACCAGTAAAGTTTTACCAGGAATGCACTTAATGGCATCTTAATTGCAATTAGCATAAAGTGAGCCACGGAGTCACTCACCTAATACGCGTAAAGGGAATTCCCAGCGACTAAATTTTGTCACCTACCCCTATGGTTGCCGATGCGACACGATACGATGGCACGCAGGTTGCTAAGTCAACTTCCCAGCGACTAAGTTTTGTCACACTCTCCTAAGGGTGCGAGACGATGCGAAAGGATGAACGCGCTACTGGCACGCTACTGGCTGACACGGTTTCCCAGCGACTAAGTTTTGTCACTCTCCCCTAAGGATGCAAGACGCGAGCGGATGGCACGCAGGTTGCTAAGTCAACTTCCCAGCGACTAAGTTTTGTCGCTCTTCCCTCATGATGCGAGACGGTAACTAAGGCGAAACCATCTGAGATGGTCTAATGGTAGGAACCATTACTGACGAGCCTAACTAGTCTACGAAACACCAGCACTAGTCTTAAGTGTCGTGTTGGTCACTAGGAGGGATCATACCCTCGGCAGTGGTGATACTACTTGGCCAGTCTTCTGGCATGACGGAGCCTTGGTGTGGTAACCAAGCCAGGTTCGATACCTGGAGAAGACCCCAGCGACTAAATTGTGATCTCGAAGTCTGACATGGTGTGAGACTTCCCTACAGAAAGGATACCAGTATGACGCCCAAGATGTTTTTGCACAAGTCGGGAACCAAAGCGGCGGCTTCGGCCAGTGCCTTCCTGGCGGCTCACCGGACCTTTCTGGAAACGGGAGAGCTCTATCCGGTCACCGGCCCGATTCTGGCCAAGTTGGATGCCAAAGAGCTGATGCCGACTCCGGCCTTGTCGGAATTGCGTCAAGTGATTCTCAATCACATGATTGCCTCCGAAGTGTCCAAGTTGGAGCGAGCGCACGAAGTGACGGAGCGCACGCCCAAAAACTGGCAAGTCACCATCTATACCTCCGAAGGCAAGGTGGCGCAACGTTTCAAGACCGAGGACCAGGAATGGGTGGATCTGGTGGCCGAATTCGACCAGCCCCAAGAGGCCGATCGTTGGGCGGACCGACGATTGTTCGAGGGTGAGCACGATTGGTTTGCCGTGGTGTCTCATGCCACGCAACTCAACAAGCATGGTCAACTGCTCTCCTCTACCATCACTCGTCAGGATGCCATGGCACGAGTCTTGGCATCCAAGCCTGGACCCGTGATCAAGGGTCAAGCCAAGTCGTCGGGTCGGTTGGGATGGGGCGTCAAGTCGAAACCCAGTGTCAGCAAGTTTTCGGCGGGCTGAGTCCCAGCGACTAAATTTGGTCGCACTTTCCTGTCTGACACGAGACGACAGGTAGTGACACGGTTTCCCAGCGACTAAGTTTGGTTACACTTCCCTACAGGTGGAACATGCAAACCCGGGAACAAGGCAACTGGTATCCAGCCAATGGTGGGACGGAAGAGGAATTCGTTACCCGGACGGGCAGAAGGCTGCTCTATTGTTGGCAACCGAGCACTGGGCGCCATGCCTATCTCGACTGCTCCACCGACCTGATCCTCTCCGAGGAGGAAGCTTCTCAAGTTCTTAATCTCTCTTAACAACAACAACAACAACAACGGTTTCAGGTTTCAGAGGAGATACGCATATGTCCAGTTTTTCGATCAACGTGGTTCTGGTTCGTGATGAGGTGACGGGTGAGGTGGATGAGGCTGCGACCACGCAGGCATTCCAGATGGCACTGAGCCGCTACAAGGCCCAGCGTGAGCTGGAGGACACCACCATCGGATCGAATGTCCATGCGGCTTTCGATCAGTATCCCGGTGTGTTTCTGCCGATGGAGAGTCTGATCAGTGGGGTGGTCCAGGCTCTCAATCCGACTCCGGAGAACTTCTCGGTGCTGAAGGAGAAGGTGACGGCCTACATCCACGACAACGCCGACCGTCAGGAGAAGAAGGATCGCAAGTCGGGTGAGGTCATCCAGCTGGCTGAGCCTCCTCGCACCCGAGCTTTCGGGATTCGCAGGGGCAAGGGTGGTGGGATCTGTCGGTGGTCCGACGTGAAGGAGAAGGCGGAGAAGTGAAGTGACACATCCACCAGGTTCCTAGGTTCACTCTGGTGAACCTGGTGGGTTTTCTGACTCAATGACAGAATGGTTTCTGTTTCCAATTAGTACTGATTGGAAGTGAATACTCAGGGTGAGTGTTCACCGACTCAGTATGTTGGCCAAAGGATCGATACGATGGTCAGCATATCTATGAGTGTAGGTTCGATTCCTACCTGAGTCTCCCCCCCGACAGAATGGTTTCTGCTGTTTATCTACAGGTTCGCTGAGCTTGATTCTGAGGTACGGGTCGACACGACTCAGAGTTAAGTCTTGGTGTAGGTTCGATTCCTACTCGGGCTTTTTTTTGACTCAATGACAGAATGGTTTCTGTTTCCTGTAATTAGTTCACATTAGTTCACACAGGAAGTGAACACTCAGGTGTACCCTCAGTGTTTGCCGACTCAGTTAGGTTCTGGTTAAAAGGTACACGTTTGCCAGCATCTAGCTGAGTGTAGGTTCGATTCCTACCTGAGTCACCCAGCGACTAAACACTCGTCTCATCAACCTAGGAGCAACTCTCATGGCCCGAGCCAAGTGGTTGGATCAATTGCGGGTTCGTCTGTCCAAGAATCCCTTGTACTTTCGTCCAGGCGAGACGGTTCCGACCTGTCTGCAGTGTTTGGGAGGAATCCCGACCGGGAAAAAGTTGGCCTTGTATCAAGTGACCAACTATTCCAATCTGCAGTGGAATCGGTGCCAGGTGTGTCAGTGTCGCTATTGACGAGAAGTCAGTAGTCACTAAAGCAAGAGAAGGAATCAGATGAGCACTCCTCACTTTCTTTCCAACCTGTAAGTGCGCTTAATAACTCCAGAGAGCCGGGTCGGAGATACCCATGTCGACACCTCCTTCTGTCATTCCGGTCAAGAAACAGCAAGAATTTAATCTCAAAGTCTGGTCTCTCATCTCCAAGTGTTTGGAGACTCTTCCACGAGGAGAAGATCCTCCTGGATACATCTTTGGGGGTGCGGTCCGAGAGCGTCTCTGTTGGTATGGGAGCAAAAAGAGCTATTTCCTTCCCCGAGACATCGATCTCTTTTTCCAGGTAGATCCACGCTCCAGTGTGGATCATAGTTTCTTGTTCCTTACAGAATTGCAAGGGAAACTCCCGAAGGAGTGGGAGTTTTGGTTAGAGGGGCGTTCTGAGTCGTATGGTGGAACCTACGAGACTAATACCTACTGTCTGCGTAATAGGCAGACAGGCGCGCAGATTCCACTAGATGTAGTGATCTCAACCGTTCGTCAACAACCTTGTCTCTTCCAAGAAGATTTGGATATCAATTGTCTGGCCTATCATCCAGATGATGATTTCTTTCTCTACTCGAAGGTGGTAGAGAAAACCACCACAGTAGAACAACTGCAGGAGGCCATCCGGCGGAAAGAATTCAAAGTGGTCTCTCCTTTGTCGAAGGAACGTCAAGCCAAAGTGGAGAAGTTGACAGCTAATGGCTGGAAAGATGTGACCATGGGCACTCATGTCAGTGAACAGGTTCAGTCTGAATTCAATCATCAGGCCTGGGGATTGGTGACCAGGTGTTTGCAAAACGTCTGTCCCCAAGTGGGTAATCACCCGATTCGTGGTTATTTATTTGGTGGTGCGGTGCGAGATCGCATTGCGTGGTCATATACAATTGGGGGAGGAACCCGCTTCCTCCCCCAAGACCTGGATCTCTTTTTCCCTTTCCACCCTCATGCCACCGTCGATTACTCGGTGGCGTTCATCAAACAGATGGAGGCGAATCTTCCATCGGGTTGGAGGTGTGAAAAAATGAAAGGGTTGGGATACGAAGGTGGGTTTTACACCAACACCTATGTTTTAACTGACACCAAGACGGGTGCCAGTTTACCAATGGATGTGGTGTTTGGATCCGATCGTGCCCAATATCCTTCCGAGGGTCAGGAAGACCTAGACGTCAATTGTCTGGCCTATCATCCAGATCGACACTGCTTTGTTTTCGCGGAGCGAGTGAAGTCTTCTATCTCAGACATTCTGGCATCCTGTCGTAAGAAGACTTTCTCTGTCTTGACTAATTTGACGGAGAAGAGACAAGAAAAAGCCAAGAAGTTGATGGCACGTGGCTGGAAGCAGGTAGATGGACCAGCGATCGAATTCAAGAAAGAAGACGATCATTGGTATCATCACGGTTCAGACCAGGTCGCTAAACCCGCCACACAGACACATCAGTTTGTCCCCCCGACATCGGGGGATCAGAATCAATCAGCATCGGAATCACAGGAGTTTGTTATGAGCAACAGTTTCATGGATCATGTCAAGTCGGATCTGTCTCAGGGGACCTTTCGAGTGGCAGCCAAGACCATTCCCAAGACCGCCCGCACGGCTTTGCTGGCTTTCTTGAAGGCCAAGAAGGCGCCCAAGCATTGGATTGTCACGGCCAAGGAAGTGATGGCCACGGATTATGGGTTGGCCATGATTCAGCAGGGATTGGCCTGGAGTTTCCGTTACTTTCCGATGATGCGAGAGGATGTCCGTGCGCAAGCTTTGGCCAATGAATGGGCCATTGATTCCATTGCCATGGTGGGCAATGAAGTGGTCAATGAGGCCATGGCCTTCTTGGCGCCAATTGTGGCGCAAGTGATGGAGTTGCCGATGCCGGAGAAGATTCGGGTGGAGCCGAGAGCGGAATCTCGAGTGGAGCCGATGATCAAGGGAGTTCCGGATTTGATGAAGGAAGAGGTGAAAGACGCCAAGCGAGCAGTTGCATAGTCTGCTCGGTTCGGACTGGTAGGTTACCATATGCCAGGACGAAACTTACCTTCATGGGTTCACCATTCCCCGTGGAGGTAAGTCCAACCGTGAGACGGTTGCTGATGAGTCCAAAGTTTCAGAGGGTCACCAAGTATGACGCAAACGGCAGCAGAACGGGCTTTTAGTCTGTCGATTAACAATCGACACAATCTTCAGCAACAGGTGAACGCAGGCATGACTCCAGAGCGAATTCTTAAGTTTTTGAAGCCTGCCACTGATGTTGGAATTTTTGACATGGTGACGAGCGAAGACGCACTGTTGAATTTCTTCGTGCTCGATTTCCTCGAAGTTAACACGAATTTCTTCAAGGTAACTTCCCTCGAAGTTCCCACTGACATGGCAGTGAATTTGGTGGTGGAAGAGCTACGAAAACAAGGTTTCAGAGTAGATCGTCTCCCTGAAGAGGAGTGCACTTTGCGCATTCATTGGAAACACTTGTTCAGACGTAAAACCTGACGGAGGCGCGTGTGAGATGGAAGTCAAATCTCAAGTAGAGAGACTCATTAGTCAGTCTCTTCTGACGGGTTTCCCTCAACGATGTTCCTGGTCTCACGAGATTGAATCAGAACTTCGGTCTCAATCTCTGGTGGCCTCTCCTCCCATGATGCGCAAGCCGTGTGCGGTGGGTTCGCAACCACTGCGATTTGCGGGATTGACTCCAGACAATAAATCTTGGTGCATCTATCTTGATGCTCCGGAGGTTTCGACATGAATTCACACCTAACTGTGCATGACAAAGCGTGTCACATGAAGCTGTATGCTTCTTTGGGTTACATCCAATATTGGTTGGAATCCACCGTGGGTTGGCCGGTTTCCGAAGAGGAATGGGCGCGAGCTTATGACTTCTTCTTTGCCGATCCTCATAAAGATACTCCTCCTACTTGCACCTACCTGTAGGAGTAAAGCTTACCTGTTCGACTTGGTAGGTGACCATATACCAGGACGAAACCTGTCTTCTGGGTCCACCATTCCCCGTGGAGGCAGGTCCAACCGTGAGACGGTTGCTGATGAGTCCAAAAGAGGTAATAAGATGTCTTTAGAATTAAAAGTGGGTCAGTTGTTAGATTTCCTGACTCAGTTGCTGGAATCTTCTCAAGTGGATCGACAGACAAGGATGGTGTTGAATGTGGATGGAACAGAGTATCCGCTCTCCACAACTCTTGTTAAGAGGCCATTGCATCCCCACTTGACGGTGGGTGAGTTGTTAGATTTCCTGACTCAGCAACTGGAAACCTCGAAGGTGAATCGACAGACTGGAGTGGTGTTGAATGTGGCTGGAAAAGATCATTTGCTGTCAATGACTTTTGCATCGGGCTTTTCTGCTCGGAATAAAAAGAGGTAAGAGGCGCTCGATGAAAGAGAAGCTCTCACGGGTGGAAGTAGTAGTGGTACCGCTGGTATTGGTCCTGGTCAGTCTGGTACTGACGCGTGTGTTCTTGTGGTGTCTGGATTAAGACACTTAAATGATGGGGTGAAGGTCAGGCATCTCTAGCTTAGTAGAGACCGTGGTTGTCTAGTAGGTTGCTTGGTGCTACGGGTGAGCCCTAGAGTAATCTAGGAAGTAGCGTCCATTCATACTACCGAATCAATCAAAACCTAATTAAGAGCCAGCTCACCATGATTCTTCACCTCATCATTTAAGTGTCTAACTTCTGAAGGAGAGACGCATGAGTCTGCGACAGTTTTCTGACATGTTGGGTCAAGTGATGGTCTCGGTGGAGACCGTCCGTGCCATCGGCATGGATGGAAAGGAGTATCATCTCGAGATGAACTTTGTGGACGAAAATGGAACACAATATCGTTTCTACCATGAACAAGATTGTTGTGAGGGGGTGTGGATTCAAGACATCTGTGGAGACTTGTCTGATTTAGTTGGATCTCCGCTGCTGCAAGCAGAAGAGGTCTCATCAGATGTAGATGAGAATGAGTTGGAAGTAGAGCTGTCGGATCCTGATAATGGCAGTAATTGGACTTTCTACAAGTTTGGGACGGAGAAGGGGAGTGTGACGGTTCGTTGGTTGGGGGAGGGTAATGGAAATTATTCATTAGATGTCGATTACCAACGAATCGAGCGAGTGTAAATGTTGATCCATTCGATTCTCCATCGACTCCAGTCTCAGGTGAGTGCTGCCACGGAGAAGAGTGATATGTCTAAGACTTGGCAACAGATTGCGGAGACCTATCGACACGAGCGCGATGCGGCGATTCGAGAGCGGGAAACTCTGCGAGCCAGTCGAGATGCTTGGAATGCGTCAGCTTTGGACTGGCAGTCGCGTTGTCTTCGACTCCAGACAGAGTTAGAGAAACATGGACTTCCAATCCCAGAAGATGTGTCAATTACCACCAGCACAAGGCTGGCGGCTTGTAAGTAGTATCTCTACTCCTACAATAGGCTGATTGACTTCAGCCCTGTTAACTAACATATAGTTAAGTTAACATTCAACTCTAAGATTAGGTTGAATCTACTAAGTCTAGTATCGAGTATTAATCGATATGACTTGTGATAATATTTATATCACCTAATATAGAAGTTTCACTTAAAAAGGAGAGGCAATTCCTCCCGCAGCACGAGGCTGTGGGTGTCCTTGCCTAAAAATCATGAAAATCAAGTCGACACGAAAACCGGCAGCTAAGAAGAAGGCAAACGTCAAGAAGTCGGCGCAGAAGCTGGCGGAGGATAATGCTCGATTAATCGAGGCGCTGCAAAATATTGCTGATACCTATCGTCAGGAGAGGAATGAAGCGATTGTCAATCGGAATGAATGGCGGCACAATGCCTATGAATGGCAGATGCGTTTCATCAAACTCAAGAACCTCTTGGAAGAGCATGGCATTCCGATGCCGGAGGATCTGTGAATAAGCGGAAGCGTCAGAGTTTTTCTGGGGAAGCAAAATACGAAGAGTTAGTTCGCCGACTGAGAGGCATGATCTCGGGTCTACAAGAAGTGGGAGTTTTATCGAACAAAGATAAACCAGCCATTGAGGATTTTTATCTAGATCCAAAACTGATGGAGGTGGATCCAGATAAGGTTGGACTGAAAATTTATTTCGGTCAATATGGGTGGTACACTACTCGTCAACTTCGGCTGATCGCTGGTGTCTTGATGGATATGGCGGATCTGTTGGATTATGCACGACAGCATAAGAATCTGTCCGAGAGACACCTATCAGGGCCTGGGTAAAAACTTATGGGAGCGAGCACATGCAGGATGATGTCTGGAAGTGTCATCTAGAAGGCAATGCGTTATTGTGGAGTTACCAAGTAACGCATGCTGACTTTTTTGCCATCTGGGATTGTGGAGCGGAGACATTGGCAGATCATGCCATGCATAAGCTGTTACGCAGTGGTCATTGTCGATCGGTGTTGGTGGAGAAGTTGTCGACAGATTCTCCGGTGGAGATGCATGTGTTCCGCTATCTCGAGGGGAAAGTGGTCTTTTCTGGAATCTTTCAGTTTCGTTTGACTTTTCGAGCCACACTGTGTTAGACAGTTGGGTCCATGGAATGGGCGTGTTACTGCGCCACTGAGAAGCTATTTAGCGAAAGAAGTGCGAATCTTCTTCATTCCACTGGCTTGGCAACGAGCCGCCATTTTGGAACCTGGTGCAGATCCGTGCACCAGGTTGAAGCGAGATACTTTGGTTATTCTGGTGTGGAGAGAATTCAGCGTGGGCACACGTCTGACTCCCTCTGGAAGAAGCTAAAGCTATGATCGAGGGTGTAATTTAATGGGAAACTATTTAGTTACACTTACGATCATGAGTGATAGTATTAAATCATGGTGACATGATTTGATTGGATATCATTTATTTCTCTTCACCTCTCTATCCTATGCTCTTGGCCAGGAGACGCAGATCCCCGGCTGCACTAGGTTCCAAACTTTTGGTGTGATCATGACCAACGACATCCAGCGGAAGAAAAAAGCTGTCTCTACTCAGCCAGTGATGGAAGTAGATACAGATGGTAATAAATTTTGGAAGTTGAATGGTCAATGGCATCGAGAAGATGGTCCAGCGGTAGAATATGCTGATGGAGATAAACAATGGTGGCTTCATGATAAAAAATACACTCAAGCCGGGTGGAAGAAGAAAGTCGCTGCCATGAAGAAGAAAGCCGTCTCTACTTCTGTTTCAACTCCGAAGGTTGATGCTACTCAACCCGTGATGGAAGTAGATAAAGATGGAACTAAGCGATGGAAGTTGAACGGTCAATTCCATCGAGAAGATGGACCAGCAGTAGTTTATGCTGATGGCCACAAAGAATGGTGGGTTCATGGCCAACGGCATCGAGAAGATGGCCCGGCCATAGAATGGCCTAATGGAGATAAATGGTGGTATCTTCACGGTCAACTCCATCGACCGGATGGTCCAGCAATAGAAAGGGCTGATGGAAGTAAAGAGTGGTGGCTTCATGGAAAAAACCATCGAGAAGATGGACCAGCGGTAGAATGGCCTCATGGTCGTAAAGATTGGGTTCTTCACGGAGAAATACTCACTCCAACCGAGTGGCAACAAAAAGTTGCGGCCATGAAGAAGAAAGCAGCCTCTACTTCAACTCCTGCTCCCAAGGTTGAGTCTACTCAACCGGTGATGGAAGTAGATAAATATGGAACTAAGATCTGGAAGTTGAATGGTCAGTTCCATCGAGAAGATGGTCCAGCAGTAGAATATACTAATGGAGATAAATTTTGGTATTTACATGACAAATGTCATCGAGAAGATGGTCCAGCATTAGAATATGCTAATGGAACTAAAGTTTGGTGGATTCACGGAGAGATACTCACTCAAACCGAGTGGCAACAAAAAGTTGCGGCCATGAAGAAGAAAGCCGAATCTACTTCTCCTCCCAAGGTGACGACATCTCCCTCGATGATGGATCATATCAAGTCGGATCTGTCTCAAGGGACTTTCCGAGTCGCGGCTAAGACCATTCCCAAAACCGCTCGCACGGCCCTGTTGGCTTTCTTGAAAGCCAAGAAGGCACCCAAGCATTGGTTGGTGACGGCTCAGGAAGTGATGGCCACCGAGTATGGGTTAGCCATGATTCAACAAGCTTTGGCGTGGGCTTTTCGTTATCTTCCCTCATTGCGGGAAGATGTACGTGCGCAAGCGTTAGCCAATGAATGGGCGATTGATTCTTTGGCAGTGGTAGGAAATGAAGTGATTAATGAGGGGATGGCAGTTTTGTCTCCTATTATCGCTCAAGTGATGGAGCTTCCTGCTCCTCAAAACATTCGAGTAGTTTCTGTTTCTCAGGAGAATCTGGAGGAGACGGAAGAAGAAACAAGCGCCAAGCGGGCAGTTGCATAATCTGCCCGGTTCGGTCTGGTAGGTTACCATATACCAGGACGAAACCCGTTCTGACTGGCCACCATTCCTGGTCAGAGCGGGTCCAACCGTGAAGCGGTTGCTGATGAGTCCAAGGAGTAAGGGATGAATATATTTCCTGGGGATCCAGTTCAGGTTAATAAAGTCTGGGCTAGTAGTGAAAGTGGTGTGTATCGCAGTTGGGTGTCAGGTTACCAATGGGTGCGCCAAGATGGCAATTGTGCCATTGTCTCGCCTCAAACTGGAACCTATCAATTTCAAGAGGTGCGCTATCCGTTAGCGGATGTGCGACCAGATACGGGTCATCATGGGTAAGTCATTTCGAGAAGAGTTTTCCGAGAAAGAATTTCGTCGTCAACGTTTCGAGAAGCGAAAGCGTCGTCAATCGGAGGATTGGGATTCCGACTGGGAGCCCAAGAATCTGGTCATTCGTCCCGAAGAGTACTGCACTTGTTATGGTCGAGGCAAGCATCGACCCGGACCCAGGTGTGAGTAATGGCTAAGCTTTCCGCTCGGAATCGCCAAGAACTGGCTCGCTTTTCCAAAGAATACCATTCTGGTCTCAATAACCAAGTGGTCTGGGCTCGGACCACTTACGCCTACATGTCGGATAATCGTTTACTACGGAAGCGAGATGTCCGATTTGCGCCGAATGAGAATTTGGGGGAAAAGGAACCGGTGAGTCACAGTTATGGGTGGAAAGAGGATCGGGTGGGAGTCAGTTTGGAGGCAGTGAGAACGGAGTTGCTGGCGCAAGGTTTTACGGAAGTATGAGTCAGCGAACGGTGGTGGCGCTCTTTGTTAGATCACGAATCATACCTCGGACCACTGATCTGGAGGATGTGGCGGAAGATGAGTACATGAGTGAGCGAATTGCTTATCTCTGTTGGTCAGACGAGACGGTGTCTCGAAGGAGAGAGGTTCAGTATCGGCTCCATCGCAAGTTTTACAGTAACGTGAGTGAGGAGTTGAAGATCAATCCTCCGGAAGAGACTTGTTTTCATTCTTATGGGTGGAAGCATCTGGGTCTGACAACGGGTGTCAACGCGATGCGTTATAAGTTGATTTCGGAAGGTTTTGTGGAAGTTCCGGTGGACCATGTGTTTGGCTATTGTTTTGAGTCTTCTGGATTCAAAATTTAGTGTAAAAAGGATTGTGTCATGAGTGAATCGAATTTTCTCGAGTCAGTGATCAACACGGTATTTTCTGATGATGGGGTTATCAGTGAATTCTCTGATGATCTGTATTATCAATTGGATAATACTTCTTTTCCGAAGAGCCGATTTCGGACACGTTTGAATCTATCTGATTCGCCCCACTTTACTTACAAGTTTCGGACTCGACACCGATGAGATTAAACTCAAAACTGATGATGCAGTTGTTACATGGAGCGTTGGAATATTGGGGATATGAAGAAGAGAATGGCAAGTATTCTCAACTTCGTTCCTATTCTGGGCGCTGCATGTATGGCAAAAACTGCATTGGGGTGGTATTGTCGAATGAGGGACCTTTTGAATTGGGGGTGATGTTGGGCTCTCAATTGGTCCAGCTGGGATTCACGATGGGTCTCTCCTCTTATCAGACGAAGTGTTTGATGAGCGATCTCTGCGAGATCCGGGTTCGACAAGATTCGATGGGGATGGATACCATCATCTATTTTCCAGAGTTGGAATGGCTTCCCGAGTTTGAAGAAGAATTCAGGGCTGATGAAGACGAAGACGAAGAGGAAGACGAAGACGAAGAGGAGCCAACCACGGTTTCATAGGGAAAAAGCAGATGTCTATTTATTCACTGACTATGATTCAGAGTCAGCCAGGAACGGATGATATTTTTCGTGTCGTTCAGCCTGATGGAGTTATCGAGTATAAACTCTGTAATGGCCGTGGACTTCTTCACAGACTGGATGGTCCGGCTATGGAATGTCCTAATGGGACCAAGATTTGGTACTATTATGGTCAAAAACACAGATTCGATGGTCCGGCCATCGAATTGCCTAATGGAACTAGAGAATTTTTCATTAGGGACGAAGAATATTCAGAGTCAGACTATTGGGCAGCAATCAACGAGGAACTCAATCTTTAACCATCATTCACAGGAGCAAATATGAACAAGGGTAAGATGTATCAGGACAGCATGGATAGCACTCGGGTGGTTCAGCCTCGACAGGATGTCGGGCGGGTGAAGGTGTGTGGGATTTTCTGGAAGGAGAAGGGAGGATTGGTTTATGGAGGGGAGGCAGAGATTCCGGCCCATCTCTTTTCTTTGGAGGAGGATCCCAAGTTCCAGGGGCGATTGGGGCACATTGGTTTCGTGCCTTATGTGGGTGAAGCCAAGGTCTCGTAACTAGAAACTTACATCAGAATGTTATATTCTTAATCGGGGGTGACTATCTTGTTAGTGGGAACGTAGGTGACCCAGGGTAGTCAGTAGCATTCTGATAGTTCCTTAATGATCCGGGTGAAAAGACTCATTAAGGAATGGCTTAAGGCTCATACTTGCAGATGAGCCTTAAGTTTTGGGTCCATAGCTTAATTGGTAGAGCAGCAGACTTTTAATCTGTCGGTTGAGAGTTCGATTCTCTCTGGACCCACCTAAACATGTGTCGAATAATATGAAGAAAACCATCGCCGCCAAAAAATCTTCTCTTAAGAAGCCGATTGCTAACCAGAGGCCGTTGAAAAAAGGCTTAACCTCTTCTTCTAAAAAGAAGGTTGAGTCTACTGTTCCTGTGATGGAAGTAGATACAGCTGGTAATAAGTATTGGATTTTAAATAGAAAATTGCATCGAATAGATGGTCCGGCCATAGAATTTATTTCTGGAACTAAAAGGTGGTATCTACAAGATATCTCTTATACTGAAGCTGAGTGGAAGAAGAAAGTAGCTGCCATGAAAAAGAAAGCTGCGTCTACCTCTGCCTCTACTCCGAAGGTTGATGCTACTCAACCAGTGATGTACGACCCCAAATTCTTGAATGGTAAACTTCATCGAGAAGATGAGCCAGCAGTGGCCCAATCAACCTCGGTTAGTGACCATCTTAAATCAGATTTGTCTCAAGGGACTTTCCGAGTCGCTGCCAAAACTATTCCCAAAACCGCTCGCACCGCTTTGCTCGCCTTCTTGAAGGCTAAGAAAGTGAAGAAGAGCTGGCTCATTTCCGCTGAAGAGATGATGTCCACCGAATGGGGTTTAGCCTTTATTCAACAGGTGTTAGCTTGGAGTTTTAGGTCTTTGCCTCAACTGAAGGAAGACCCGAGAGCGACAGCTTTAGCTGATGAATGGGCGATTGATAGTATTGCGGTCATTGGCAATGAAGTAATATCAGAAGCTATGACATTTATCAATCCTATACTGACTCAAGTGCTGACAGTAGAAACTCCGGTTAGGATTGCTGCTAGGCAGCTTGAGAGTCAACAGGTAGAGGATCTGAGAGATCACGTGGAAGACAATCATTTTGCGAGAGAGGCGACCGTATGAGGTATCAGATTCCGATTGGTAGTTCTCCGTGGGGAGAGGAGTGTGTGCAAACGATTGAGGCCGATTACTCTTCTCGTGCACGACAGGAGTGTCAGGTATTTGCCTCTCAATTGAAGAGGCATTACCGAGAGAAAATGGGGCAAGATTTGCCGCAGAGTGTTCGACTCAAAGTGAAGGGTTCGCCGCATGACTTTACCACTTACTATGAAGTGTATGCGGAATGTTCAGAATCTGATGAAGAGGGGATGGAAGCTCTCTTTGAGTTAGAGAATAACAGTCCAGAAAAGTGGGATGAGTTGGCCTTGGCCGAACTGAGAGTCAATCGGCTTAATTCTTGATATAAATAGAATGGGTGTCTTGACACCGCCTAGAAGCTCGCTTGAGAGCGAAAGAAGTGCGAATCTTCTTCATTCTACCAGTGGATCAACCAATAGATAAGGATCTGCTATGAAACTGTTATTAGTGAGTGATTTACATACTGAATTCCAGGCAGATCAGGGGGCCTCCTTAGTTTCTTCCTTACCTACGGGCGACCAGGTAGACGTCTGTGTGTTAGCCGGAGATATTACGACTCGTAGTATCATGGAGAAGACGTTAGGATTTTTTGCGGATCGATATTCGCAAGTCCTGTATGTTCATGGAAACCATGAGTTTTATGGTTCTACCCGAGCGCAATTACTGAATGAAACTCAACGAGTGGTAGATTTGCATAGCAATCTCCACTGGTTAGATAATTCGGTGGTCGAGCTAGAAAGAGTGAGATTTCTTGGGACTCCGATGTGGTATGTGGATCATCCGACCAATGCGAGGTATTACTCGAACATGGGAGATTTTCTTCACATTACGGGGTTAGCCTCCTGGGTCTATCAGGAGAACGAGAAGGCGTTGAATTTTTTTCAACGAGAGATGAAGGAAGGTGATGTGGTGATTACGCATTACTTACCGAGTCATCGTTCGGTGTTGAAGGAATTCAAGAATAGTCCTCTGAATCGGTTTTTTGTGTGTGAGCAAGAGCCATTGATTCGAGAGAGGAAGCCACGATACTGGTTACATGGACATACCCATGGGTCTTTCCATTATCAGATTGGGGAGACGGAGGTAGTTTGCAATCCATTTGGAGTGGCCCGATTTGGGGAGAACGCCAAGTTTGACTGGTCTAAGGTGTTAGAGATTTAAGATGTTATCTTCTGACAAGATTGATCTGCTCAAGAGAGGGTCTGTCTTGGTGTGGGTGGATGAGTTTTTGTGTTCTTTGGGAGCTTATCCAGTCAGCGAGAGTGACTGGGAAGTGGCCTATGATTTATTGGTCGAGCAATATGGATCAACGTGTTTGAATGTTCCAACCCAGACGCCAGGCTAATCATGACAACTAACTGTTTAAACGCTGCTGCTCCAACTCAACCAGAGATGACCATAAATAAAGATGGTCATAAGTACTGGACCATGAATTTCCAATTTCATCGAGAAGATGGTCCAGCCATAGAATTGACTGATGGCACTAAATATTGGTATCTTCATAATAAATTTCATCGAGAAGATGGTCCAGCCATAGAGTGGGCTGATGGAAGTAAAGAATGGTATCTTCATGATCAACGCCATCGAGAAGATGGTCCGGCAGTAGAATATGCTAATGGAGATAAATGGTGGTACCTTCATGGTAAAGAATACACTGAGACTGAGTGGAAGAAGAAAGTCGCGGCCATGAAGAAAGCTTCATCTACCTCTGTGTCTTCCTCGAAGTCTGACTCTACTCAACCCGTGATGGAAGTAGATGTTAATGGAACTAAGAGCTGGAAGTTTAATGGCCGACTTCATCGAGAAGGTGGTCCAGCATTAGAATATACTGATGGAACTAAAGAGTGGTGGCTTCATGGTCAACGACATCGAGAAGATGGTCCGGCCATAGAATTTATTTCTGGAAATAAAAGGTGGTATCTACAAGATATCTTTTATACTGAGGCTGAGTGGAAGAGGGAAGTAGCTGCCATGAAAAAGAAAACTGCCTCTACTCCTACTACTAAGGTTGACTCTACTCAACCGGTGATGGAAGTAGGCAAATGCCGACATGATACTAAAGAATGGAAGCTGCATGGCAAACGACATCGAGAAGATGGTCCAGCAGTAGAATGGCCTGATGGATATAAAGAGTGGTGGCTTCATGGAAAGCTCCATCGAGAAGATGGCCCAGCAATAGAGTATGCAGAGGGCAATAAATGGTGGTGTCGTCATGGTAAACTCCATCGAGAGGATGGGCCAGCATTAGAGTATATTGATGGACGTAAATATTGGTATCTTCATGGTACTAAATATAGTGAGGCTGATTGGCAGAAAGAAGTAAACAAGATGAAAAGGACTGAGATGTTGGCCCAATCAACCTCGGTCAGTGACCATCTTAAATCAGATTTGTCTCAAGGGACTTTTCGAGTCGCCGCTAAGACTATTCCCAAAACCGCTCGCACCGCTTTGCTCGCCTTCTTGAAGGCTAAGAAAGTGAAGAAGAGTTGGCTCATTTCGGCCGAAGAGATGATGTCCACCGAGTGGGGTTTAGCCTTTATTCAACAGGTGTTAGCCTGGAGTTTTAGGTCTCTGCCTCAACTGAAGGAAGACCCGAGAGCCACAGCTTTAGCTAATGAATGGGCGATTGATAGTGTGGCAGTGATGGGAAATGAAGTCATTCAAGAGTTGACCGCGTTGTTAACTCCGATGATGACTCAGGTGATGGAATTACCTACTTCTCAGATTCGGATTCAGACTACTGATTCTGAAGCGATGGAGATGGAAGAATCAAGTCAGCAACCACGGGCTTACGTTTAGAGGTAAATATGGAAGCAACTAAGTTACGTTTGAGTGAGACTCATCCTTTGCGCTTGAAGTTTGAGGAACTGTGTGCTAAAGCAGAAGAGTTAGGCATCACTCTCAGTCAGTTACGAGATGGAATGATGGTCTCAGATGGACAGATGTCGGTGTTAGTGTGTGATTTAGAAGATCCTGAAAACAATCGTTTGACAGATTTTCCTCCAGGTTTTGAATTCAAACTGATCGTTTTGAAGGAGTAAAGCTTCCATGAAATGGAGTTGGTGTTTTTTTGTTCTTGTCGGGATGTTTGGTGTCTACTTTGCGACCTACACCGGAACACATGGTAGAAGGCTGTGTGTTTCCGACTCGCAAAGGAAGTCAGGATCTCACCTATTTGTGTGAGCGTTTGGAAAACCAGCCGTGAATGACACTACTAAGTTACTAACTTTGTTGGAAGAGAAGTTTTTCTCTCTTCAATCAGAGGTTGAATTTCAGCAAATGATGGTTGTGTTGGGACATTACATGAGTCAGACCGAAATGTCTGACTTATTGTCAGTCTCTCAGAGGCCAATTCTTCATTGGCAAGAAGGAAAGTCCTCTCCTGATCCGTTGATCTATCGAATAGTGTATGGGAAGGTAGTTGAATATATTCTTGAAGGGATGAATCGAGAGCAATCACAGGTTTATTTTCAAGATAGGAGTTTGAGTGCTCCGGTTCAGTTTGAGACTTGGTGTCATTCTACCTGTCATGATTATTGTCATGAGTCGGAGTGTAATCGTGAATGCGGTCATACTTGTCGTGAAGGAAAGTATTAAAGATGAGTCGAGAGCAAGATTATTCCGCGCCTTCGGGAACCAAGTATCCTTGGAACCCTAAGTCTTTGAATTATTCACCTTGGGTGTGTCAGCTATCAGATCACTTAGCAGCTAAGAAGAAACTATCGGCTGTACGTATCATACCGATGAATATTACGTTAACTGTTAATTTGTCGGAAGGCGTGTTTCACTGGGAGATGAGGGTTCGTGATTGGTGCGGAGAAGTAACTGATCGCACTGGAAATCAAATATCTGCCTTGAAGGCATGTTTAGAGGCTGAGAAAGTGGGAGAGAAAGCTTTCCGTAAATTAACTCCGGAATGGGTATTACTCGCTTTGGCTCATGGATGGGGACCGCCAGTTAGGCATACCGTTAGTGGCATCAGAATTCCTTTTTAATTAGGAAATTAACATGATCATGTTTCGTTTACCAGTGGTACATATTCCAATTGATCTTGAAGATCAAGACAAGTGCCTTTCAAAATGTCAATTCTTAAAAGAAATCAAATCTAAAGGCCAAGACACAGAGTACGAATGTGGATATTATGGACCACTCACTAGATTGATGGTCCATCCTAAGAGACATCGGCTTTGCTTATTGCAAGCCACTCCTGCGGAGTAATGGATGAAAAAATATCAGTTTCCTGAAGGAACATATACTATCCAAGATTGGATCAGTCGATATGCAGATTCCGTAGAATCTTATGTCAAACCCGCGACATTTAATAAGCGGCATTTTAACCAGTTAAATGGTGAACATCTCATCCATTGATTATCAATGGGCACTTGCTCAAGGAATTCAGATTCGATCATGAATCGATTAGCAATTTGTGAAGCCTATTATGTGTATGCCAGTCTATACCATACTGGGCAATGGTCGAAGCCATATCGCATTTTTGCTCGATTGAATCGAATCGGATTCCGGCCCAGATTGAATTTGTCGGAAGCCTCTTTATGTGAGGATGGCCGCGAGTGTTTAAGGAAATTACTTAATGACTAAGTCATATCGTGCATATCGTGTTAAACTCTTTACCACTCATAAAGAGTGGCATTGGAATGGTCTCTTACATCGAGAAGATGGCTCAGCGGTAGAATATGTTGATGGAAGTAAATCATGGTGTATTCATGGTAAATTACATCGAGAAGGTGGGCCTGCCATAGAATGGCCTAATGGATCTAAAGAATGGTATCTTCATGGCAAATGTCATCGAGAAGATGGTCCCGCTGTAGAATTGGTTAGTGGGTATAAAGAGTGGTGGCTTCGAGATCAAAAATACACTCAAGAAGAATGGAAAGAAAAAGTTCAAGCTATGAATAAGATTAATTCTGACACTAACACTCAGTTACCTGTTGCCTCACTTCCCGTAATGGAAGTAGATAAAGATGGAACTAAGCGATGGAAGTTGAATGGCCAACTCCATCGAGAAGATGGTCCCGCCGTCATACTTGATGATGGTTCTCAATATTGGTATCTTCACGATAAACTACATCGAGAAGATGGTCCCGCCTCAATGGAAAATCCTAACGGAGATAAGGAGTGGTGGATTCATGGTAAACTCCATCGAGAAGATGGTCCAGCAAGAGAATTTACTGATGGAACTCAAGAATGGTATCGTCATGGTCAACGTCATCGAGAAGATGGTCCAGCTATAGTTACTCGTTTTGGAACCAAATCCTGGTTTCTTGATGGCCAGTTGCTTTCGGAAGAAGAATGGCAAAAGAAAATCTCTGCTATGAAAACAAACAAACCAGATATGACTCAGCTAGGTGCTGTTGTTAATCGACAGGAAGTATGGAAAAAATTTGAAACTGCTGATATTTTCAGTGATGAAGAATTAAACCTCTTACTTCAAGAGGTCGAAGCGGCTCTGCCTTATTTAGAGCATCGAATGCCGCACACTTCCTTGGCTACTATTGATGCTTGGAGAACTTTAGATCGGTTGCGTGATATTAAACGTGCCCGTCAACTGTAGGTAAACTATGTTAGTCCGTAGATTTAGCACTAATACTCTAGGCATTCCTAGTACATTAGTGTTACATGGCATTGAGTGGGGATATTTTACTCACCAAGGCCAATTAGCTTTGGGATGGAAGAATATCGCCATTCATTGGGAGCCTGTTCACAAGACTTATGTGATCAAGGTTCGTGGAGAGATTAAGTTTGAATCGGAGACCATGTCCAAATGTTTGGATTGGATTCCGGAACTAATGGAGGAAATTCGTGGGTGAGAAGGTTAAGCCGCGTCACTTGGTTCGCAATCATCTAGTTAAGGATATGTTTCTTAATCAAGGTCGCAAAGCTGGCCCGATGAGAGATCGTCGAGAGAAACGACTTAAAAGTCATCGCAATTTGAAGGCAGAAGATTTTGAAGATGATTTTCCGGAGGAAGTAGATGACTTATCCTAGCCACCCTCAATACTTAGAGTATTTAGAGTTTTGGTCAGATCCATGTTGGACTACCTCTCAGGTAGAAAACTATACTGATCAGGATGGCACTACCCATTGGAAGTTAAATGGCCAATATCATCGAGAAGATGGTCCGGCTATGGTTATTGAAGATGGAACGCAATTTTGGTTCCGATACGGCCAATTGCATCGGTTAGATGGTCCGGCAGTTTTGTGGCCAGAGGGATCATATGAATACCATGTATATGGTCAATTACATCGAGAGGATGGCCCTGCTGCGTGGTATCAAACTGCCGAAGGTCATGTCTTTTGTGAAGAATATTATGAGTATGGTGAATTAGAGCACAAAGCAGTATAAGATATATCATCTTGGGGATCCAAATTTTCTGGGCGCCAGATAAAACATGAAAAAAACAACGACCAAAAAATCCTCTATCAAAAAGCCAGCGACTAAAAAGATTTCTTCTCTGAAGAAGAAGTTAGCTAATTCTACTCGTCCTGTGATGAAAGTAGATAAGGATGGCACCAAGATTTGGAAGCTGAATAACAAGTACCATAGAGAAGATGGTCCGGCTGTAGAGTGGGATAATGGAGATAAAGAATGGTATCGTCATGATAAATTACATCGAGAAGATGGTCCAGCCGTAGAGTGGGGTAATAGATATAAAGAATGGTGGCTTAATGGTAAATTACATCGAAAAGATGGCCCGGCTCTAGAATTTTCTGATGGAACTAAATATTGGTACCTTGAAGGTATAGAATATTCCCAGGCAGATTGGATGAAAAAAGTCAAAGCTATGAAGAAGAAATCTACCTCTAAACTTTCTAATAAGAAAGTAGCTAATCATATTCAACCAGTGATGGAAGTAGATGCCAATGGCAGTAAGTATTGGAGGATGAATGATCGTCTCCATCGAGAAGATGGCCCAGCAATAGAAGCTTATAATGGAGATAAAGAATGGTGGCTTGATGGTGAACGTCATCGAGACGATGGTCCAGCAATAGAATGGGCTGATGGAAGTAAAGAGTGGTGGATTCATGATCTTCTACATCGAGAAGATGGCCCAGCAGTAGAATTTGCTAGTGGAGATAAACAATGGTTCCTTGAAGATAAGGAATATTCTGAAAACGATTGGAAAAAGAAAGTCGCTGAGATGAAGAATAAAACCTCTTCTCAACCTTCCATTAAGAAGGCAGATAATAACGAGCAAAGTGAATTAATTTCCGCTTTACAAAATTCATTGGCTCATTATCGCCATCAAAGTGAGGAATTGGCGAAAACTCTTTCTGTGTATAAAGAGCATTTACACTGCTATAAAACATTGCATACTCAGGCTATTGAAGTAATTGCGGAATTACGTTCGCAGATCGAAGCTTATCGTGAAAGAGATCGTACCAAAATCGATACATCCTTATCGAGATCATAAGATTATGGTTGTTCCAACCTTAAGTGGTTGGAATAAGTTTCGTCGAATTGTTTCTCGAACATTTCAGAAAATACAAATTTTCTATCATGGTACTTGGAAACATCGATACCAAAGATGTCCTTGGTGCCAAAAAGTATTTGATAAATATCCTCGTGAGCGGGATCTCGATTTTACAAAAAACTTTATCTTCAATCAACATTGTTTTGATTGTCGTTTAAAGGCTGTAAATAATCCTACAAACATTGAGATGATTGAAGTTAATCAATCGTTAATACCTACAGTACGTGTTCCACATAAAGAAACTGTTACAGTACGCATGTAAAGCACGAACCGTGCCACAGGGCGGCCCCAGCGACTAAATTTTTTCGCTGCCACCTAGTAGTGACTCCGACGTCAACGACTCGGAGGGCAATTAAACTTATAACTTAACATTAAACTTATAACTTATTACATGGAAGCTAGAATCCTTAAATATCTAGATAACTAGCAGATTCCACAATGTCGTGGGACTGGGATAGTGAGAGTTTCAATTTTTCAGGAGAATCAAAATAATTATGTCGTCTTTTTCTATTAGTGTTCCGGTGATGTTTGACAATGACGGTCAGGTTGATGACCAGGCTACTCTGACTGGATTCCAGTCGACTCTAGCTCAGTATAAGGCTGAGCGAGAGACGGAGGAGGCTACTATTGCGGCCGAAGTCCATCGTGTGTTTGATCAGCATACTGGATATATTGGCATGCCATTCTTGGTTAACACCGCCGTGTCGGCTCTCAATCCTCAGAACGGCAATTTCGCCATCCTGAAGGCCAAGGTTGAGGCATATATTCATGACAACTCGGATCGGATGCAGAAGAAGGATCGTCAGACTGGGAAGGTAACTCAGGAAGCTGAGCCGCCTCGCACTCGCACTTTTGGCATTCGTAAGGGTGCTGGTGGTGGAGTCTGCCGCTGGTCGGATATTCCTCAGAAGTGAGTGTTGAGGCAAGTTTAACTTGCCTCTTCAAAGAAGAGATTTAAACATGGATCCTAATCAAACTTTAACAGATCTTCGTTCCAAAGCTTTTCGTTTGTTACGTGCTTCAGAACGGGCTCAAGCCAATGATCAGTCTCCTTCCTTTTCCGAGGAAGATGTTCTGGCCTTGGTAGAAGGAGTCATCGCATTGGATGAATGGCTGGTTAAGGGAGGCTTCTTGCCTCAAGATTGGAACCAGAAGTAACAAGTTTTTCTCCAATATGGAGAAGAAGATGCTCCCAGTGACGGTTACCAAAACTGGGCTTGACCGCAGAGTAACGGCTAAGTGACCCCGATAGCTTAATGTTCGGGGGATATTGAATAGGCGATAAGTCTATTCAATCAATGGCTCCATGCCGGAATTGGCAGACGGAGCGGACTTAAAATCCGCCGCTCTTAACGAGCGTCCCGGTTCGACTCCGGGTGGAGCCACTCTTTTTTTATTCTTGCCCCGATAAGTTGGCGTTAAGGCATGACAATTAGGGCATAGCATTCTCAAATTGCTCAAGGAATTATCTTGAGAATTGCCGTTGATATGATCCAATTCCAAGGGAATGGGCTGGTCTAGCCATTCTGTTCTTTGGCAATTGGAGCATTGATGCGGGAAAATTCCTTCTAACAACAGACGCCTTTTCAATTTATACGATTGAATTGTTTGTTGATTAGAGAGGTAATCATTTAATGATCGTTTTGATCCCAATGCTTGGTGTCGACTCCAAGCTTGACCGATTAGGTGAGAGGTATCGATGTGCCATTTTTTAATGGCTCGATTAAGGGATTGGTAATTGCCACCGGCGGGTACTAGTCCTAATTTTTGTAATACTTCTCTGCGAGAAGTGGAAGTTAGGATCGCTTGTCTTAGTTGTATTTCAGAATAAGCCATTAACGATAATATATCTACTTAGGAAATATATGCAATATCAATCGATGGTTCAGAATTCTCCAGATTATTGGCAGCAGCAATTACCGACTTGGTTAGAGGTCAAGCGGAGCAAAAAGTTTGTGTCACCAGTCAAGTCCAATCCAATTCAGGGATCGGAAGATGTGGCGGCAGCTTTCTCTTTTTTAAGAGAGTTGTTGCATGAGGAGTTGCATGTCTTAGCTTTGACGGCGAGCAATCATATTTTGCATGCGACTAAGGTAGGGATGGGAGGTCCGGGAGGAGTTTCCTGTTATGCGGCGGATTTTTTCCGGATGCCATTAGTGGTGGGGGCTCGGGGAGTAATTGTGGTTCACAACCATCCCAGTGGTAATTCTCGACCTAGTCCGGAAGATATTTTTTTTACTCAGGAATTAATGAAGGTTGCGCATGTGCTAAAGATTACTTTATTAGATCATGTGGTAATTGGGGAAGATCATTCTTCTATTATTAATCTCATTTCTTGAGGAAAAATGCATCAATATAATATTGAAAATAGATTTGTTATTCAAGACAATGGTGAAGATATTCTGAGCATTACTGATCATGATGATTACACTACCAGTATTAAGATTAATCATCCTGGAGCCTCTATTTCTTTACGGCTTGGTGAGAATGATCTTAAAAAGATTGTCACGAGATTAAATTCTCGAATTCAAGAGTTAGCGACTATTAAACAAAATAAAGGATAAATATATGTTATTAATGGTATTTTTTATGTTATTGGTGCTGGGTACGTTGGGTGGATTTTTGGCGGGACTCATGACTTCTTTTTTGGTGAAGAGGTATGTAAAGAGAATCTTTGCATGACACAGGAAAACAAATCTATTGCAACAATAAAAGAAGATCTATATGGTAAAATTTATAAACTCAATGGTCAATTCCATCGAGAAGATGGTCCGGCAATAGAAGATTATAATGGAGATAAAGAGTGGTGGCTTAATGGTCAACGGCATCGAGAAAATGGTCCCGCTATAGAATATATTAATGGATATAAAGAATGGTTTATTCATGGCAAAAGACATCGAGAAGATGGTCCAGCTATCGAATATTCTAATGGAACTAAATATTGGTATCTTCATGGCAAACGACATCGAGAAGATGGTCCAGCAGTAGAAGATACTACTGGCTATAAAGAATGGTGTCTGAATGGACGCCTTCATCGAGAAGGTGGCCCTGCCATAGAATATGATAATGGCGATAAAGAATGGTGGATTAATGGTCAACAATATTTAGAAGAAGAATATTGGCGAGTAGTTAAATTAAAAGCTTTATGGTAATCTAATGGCAGACTATTTAATCTCATATTATGATGATGAGAAGACATATTATCATCCAACCAAATTTTGTTACCATCGAACAGATGGCCCTGCTAAAGAATATGCTAATGGAGATAAAGAATGGTTTTTTCATGGCAAACGACATCGAGAAGATGGTCCGGCGGTAGAGACTGCTTTAGGTAGTAAACATTGGTACTTAAATAATTATCTTCATCGAGAGCATGGTCCTGCCATAGAATGGCAGACTGGAGATAAGGAATGGTGGCTTCATGGTCAACTTCATCGAGAAGATGGTCCGGCCAAAGAATATGCTGATGGATTGAAAGTATGGTACCTTCAAGGTAAAAAATATACCGAAGAAGAACATTCGCGATTAGTCAAACTTAAATATTTTTGGAGATAAATCTTGAGTTTTCAACAAGATGAGAAGGGAAATAAGCGATGGACCGTTAAGGGTCAATATCACCGAGAGGATGGCCCAGCTATTGAATGGGTAGACGGGACCAAGTTCTGGTACCAGAATGGTAAGAAGCATCGTTTACATGGTCCGGCTATTGAGTGGCCGAATGGTAATCAAGAATATTACTTGCATGGTAATGCTTTTAATAAAGAAGATTACTTATCATTAATGGCTTCTTTAGCCAAGAAAGAGCCATTTATTATTTCTGGCAATACCGAAACTTCTTCGGTTGAGTATCAAAATGGAATTACCAGTTATGTTTTAAATGGGAAATTACACCGAGAAGATGGCCCAGCTAGAGAATATGCTAATGGAACTAAAGAGTGGTGGTTTCATGGTGAGCTTCATCGAGAAGATGGACCGGCAGTAGAAGGTACTGATGGGCATAAAGAATGGTGGGTTAATTATAAATTGCATCGAGAAGGTGGTCCAGCTATCGAATGTGTTAATGGAAATAAAAAATGGTATCTTCATAACGAATTACATCGAGCAGATGGTCCAGCGGTAGACTGGGCTGATGGATTCAAACAATGGTGGATTCATGGCGAAAACTATTCAGAACAAGACTGGAATATCGCCAAGAAAAAATTATCTATTGAGGCATCGTCTAATAAAAAGAAGACAACTTCTAGCTTGCCAAAGGCTGTCAAAGTGACAAATATTAAAAAGAAAAGTGTAACATCTAAAAATTCTGCTGATAATAAAAAGTTAGTTGATTCTACTCAACCGATGATGACAATAGATGAAGCTGGCACTAAGTGCTGGAAACTGAATGACCAACTCCATCGAGAAGATGGTCCAGCGTTAGAATATATTAATGGAGCTAAATGGTGGTATCGTCATGGAGATCTTCATCGAGAAGATGGTCCGGCGATAGAATATGCTAATGGAGATACATCATGGTATCTTAATAATAAATTACATCGAGAAGATGGGCCAGCGTTAGAGAGTGCTGAGGGTCTAAAATTTTGGTACCTGCAAGGTAACCAATATACTGAAGCTGGGTGGAAGAAGAAAGTTTCTGCGATGAAGAAGAAAGATATTAAGTCTAAAACTGCGTCTCATGAAGCTACTGATTCTACTCAACCAGTGATGGAAGTAGACAACTATGGAATTAAGCGATGGAAATTAAATGGTAGATTACATCGAGAGGATGGTCCAGCAGTAGAATCTATTAATGGAAATAAAGAGTGGTATTGTCATGGCCAACTTCATCGAGTAGATGGTCCTGCCATAGAATGGTATGATGGAGATAAATGGTGGTACCTGAAAGGTAAAAAATATACTGAAGCTGGGTGGAAGAAGCAAGTTTCTTCGATGAAGAAGAGAGATGTTAACTCTAAAACTGTGTCTCATGAAGCTAATGATCCTACTCAACAAGTAATGGAAGTAGTTGAAGATGGCACTAAGTACTGGAAACTAAATGGTCAATTACATCGAGAAGATGGTCCGGCCATAGAATGGTTTAATGGACGTAAAGATTGGTATCTTCATGATAAACTTCATCGAGAAGATGGACCCGCTTTAGAATATACTGATGGTAGTAAATTTTGGTATCTTCATGGTCAATGCCATCGAGTAGATGGTCCGGCGATAGAGTGGACTGATGGAGATAAGTATTGGTATCTTCATGGGAAATTACATCGAGACGATGGGCCAGCTATCGAATGGTGTAATGGAGATAAAAAATGGTTCCTTCAAGGTAAAGAATATACAGAAGAAGAGTATGGTAAAAAACTTTTTCCAGCAGTCAATACCATCGCAAAACCAGCCGATTCTGCTTGGCAACATTTAACCTCTGATCTATCTCACGGAACTTTCCGAGTAGCCGCTAAGACTATTCCCAAAACTGCTCGTACTGCCTTATTAGCTTTTCTCAAAACTAAGAAAGTTAAAAAGAGCTGGCTTCTTTCAGCCGAAGAGATGATGTCCACCGAGTTGGGTTTAGCCTTTATTCAGCAAGTCTTAGCCTGGAGTTTTAGGTCTCTACCTCAACTGAAGGAAGACCCCAGGGCAACAGCTTTGGCTAATGAATGGGCGATTGATAGCGTAGCTATTATTGGAAATGAAGTCACTCAAGAATTAGCTGCATATTTTGCTCCAATTATTTCTCAAGTTATGGAATTGCCTTCCTCTAACATTAGAGTATCCCCTCTGACTTCTACAGATCGCTCTTTAGAAGAAGAGGAAATTGAGACTATGGAAACTCTCCAACAACAGGCAACAAGTTAATATGATTAATAAGAAAATGCCCATTATGTCCACTACCTTTGCTGGTGGAAAAATTTGGAAATTAAATGGACTATATCATCGACAAGATGGTCCTGCCATTGAAAGACACAATGGCTCGAAAGAATACTACCTGTTCGGCCAACTTCATCGAGAAGATGGTCCAGCCATTATTAACCGTAATGGTGACCAAGAATGGTGGAGTCATAATCAATTACACCGAGATGATGGTCCAGCGGTAGAATATGCTGATGGAACTAAGATGTGGTATTTTCACGGTCTTCTCCATCGAGAAGGCGGGCCAGCCATTATCTATCCCAATGGAGTAGAATTATTTTACCTAGAAGGTAAAGAATTAGAACCTGAAGAATATTCTCAAAAACTTCTAATTAAAAATGAATTTTAATATCTTATGGGTCACCAAAGATAGTTTATCTGATTTTCGACTGGAGAATTAAATGAGAATTCTAATTTTAGATGACGACCAATTTCGCCATAATTTTTTCCGAGAATCTTTTATTGCAGACGAAGTAATTAGTGTGCATAAATTTTCTGAATTCTTGCATCATTTACACACCGGTTCTCCTTGGGATTTAATTCACTTAGACCATGATTTATGTGATTTGGTGGAAGGTGATACTTTTGTCGATGATTTTGGTAAACAGCAAGAGTTTAATGGTCAACATGCGGCTTGGCAGATTTGTCAACTAACAGATAATCTGTTACCTAAACAGATTATCATTCAATCGGTGAATGATGATGGGGCGTTGGCTATGTTAAAAATTATCAAAGCTCGTGGTGTAGAAGTTAAGTGGGAACCTTTTGCAGAATGCCCTCCAGATTTAGAGGTATTACATGACTAACCCTTCTTTTTTAATGTGTGTTGATCTTGATGGAAATAAAAGTTACTATAATCCTGATGAGGATTATCTCCATCGAGAGGATGGTCCAGCCATAGAACGGGTTAATGGAAATAAAGAATGGTGGCTTAATGGTCAGCGACATCGAGAAGATGGTCCGGCCATAGAATGGTCTAATGGAAATAAACAATGGTATCTTCATGATCAACTACATCGAGAAGATGGTCCAGCAGTAGAGCTGTTTAATGGATATAAAGAATGGCGTCTTCATGACAAATTACATCGAGAAGATGGCCCAGCACTAGAATATTCTAATGGAGATAAATTCTGGTATCTTCAAGGCGAAAAATATTCATAAACCGAGTGGATGAAAAAAGTGGCTGCCATGAAAAAGAAAACTGCCGCTCCAACCCATCAACAGATTGATTCTACTCAGCCAGTGATGGAAGTAGATAAAGATGGCAATAAGTTTTGGAAGTTGAATGGTCTCTTACATCGAGAAGATGGGCCAGCCGTAGAATATCCTAATGGAAATAAATGCTGGTGTTTTCATGGAAAACTCCATCGAGAAGATGGTCCAGCTATAGAATATAATAATGGGGCTAAATGTTGGTGTATTCATGGTAAACTCCATCGAGAAGATGGGCCAGCATTAGAAATGCCTAATGGATATAAAGAATGGCGGCTTCAAGATAAAATCTACACTGAAACCGAGTGGAAAGAAAAAACAGCTAATATAAATAAGAAATGTGTCTCTCCATCTAATGGAGAGATAAATGTCCTGCCTTCAGCATGGAATTATTTTACTGCTGATGTAAATCAAGCTGCCTTTAGAGTAGCGGCTAAATCTATTTCTAAAACCGCCAGAGTAATGTTACTTGCTTTTCTGAAAAACAAGCAAGTAAAAAAGAGCTGGATTAAAACAGCTAAAGAAATTATGGAGACAGAATGGGGTTTAGCTTTTATTCAACAGATTCTAGCTTGGATTTTTAGATATCTGCCATCATTGCAAAATGAACCTCGAGCTCAAGCATTAGCTAATGAATGGGCTATTGATAGTGTAGCTATCATTGGAAATGAAATGTTATCAGAAGTAATTTCGTTTTTGAAACCCATTATGTCTCAAGTAATAGAACTTCCTCATCCTTCAATCAGGATTTCTGAATCTTCTAACACAGCAGAAGAAGAATTACTTGAACTGCCAGCAGTCAAACATCAAACAGTTTGATTAGTTTTTAATCGCTGGATTCTAGTCAGGCTGGAATCCCAGCGACTAAATTTTTTCGCTGCTCCCTAAGGGTGCAAGAGCGCAACGCTCCAAACCGTAACATTCTTCTCAGTCAGAGGATCATGTACACTATTCAATTTTTGCGTGGCGACATCGAGAAACGAGATAAAGTTATGAACTATTTACAATCTCGTTTAAATGCTGATGGCCGATTTAACTGCCGATTAATTCCAACTTCGTTGCGTATGAGTCGTTCAGATTGTCGTCAAGCTGGAGAGACTAAAGATTATGCGCCGGGCATTTTAGTGCAGAAGGTTCGATTAGCTTCGGCTAAACCTTACTGTGGCAATCATCCTGGTCCCTGTCTGGTGTCTCAGAAACCTAAGCCAATGTCTAAGTATTTAGAATGGGATGACTGGGTGTCGTTTCATAATCTAGTTAATAAAGTATTAAATAGATTTAAAGCCGATGCCAATGTCTGGAGTCTACCGCCAGATGTTAAAGGTAGAATGTGGATTAGGCGAGGTCAACAAGCTCGCGTTAGATATGATTGGTCCGAGAGAATTAACTCATATGGGGTCATGATTCGAGATTGGAATCCTGGCACCTTGGATCAATATCAAAAGATTTGCTCATCTGATTAAGTGGGACGCCACGCAATTGGGTGGTATTATTTACCGGTAATAATATTTCCATCTGGAGGCAAACTGGTTGTATATTCCAGGCTGAATAAATAACAAAATTATTGTTAGCTTAATGGTAAAAGCGCCCACTACAAATGGGAGATTAAGGCTTCGATACCTTAACAATAAAAAGTTATTTATACAGCGATGTATACTAGCGGTATAGGCTAGCGAAGAATGCCTATCTTTTTAGGTCTGATTTATGAAAAATTCAGTCTTAGCTCGTCCATCGAGCGAATATAACTTAGGGGTCAATTTTTGACAGGTTTTAATTCCTTAACTAAAACTTGTCTGGTGCCAATTATACCATAAATACTGGGCAGCATTTTCGGCTCCGTTTTACGCTGAAGGTGAAAATCTTTTTGTTCACTCTAGCTAAGTGATCAGATAAGAAATTCTAAAAACGGGCAGCTAAGACTCTATCGTCTAACTAGGTTAAGACAACGGCATCTAACACCGTCTAATATGGGTTCGATTCCCATTAGAGTCTCTATGACATATATGTTTATTATCATTGGATTAATGGCTGCTAGTTTTATAGTTCAATCTATTATTGTTTGGGTCTTATGGTCTTCGTGGGAAGATTAAAAACCACATGCAAGAAAAGATAATTACTTTTAATGGAACAGTAAAATACTATTTTCATGGTCATTTCCATCGAGAAGATGGTCCAGCAATAGAGTGGGCTAATGGCCATAAAGAGTGGTTTCTTCATGGCAAATGGCATCGAGAAGATGGCCCAGCCCGTGAATATCATGAAAGCAAAGAATGGTGGATTCATGGCAAAAGACATCGAGAAGATGGTCCAGCTCGTGAATATCCTGGTGGGCATAAACGCTACTATCTTTGTAATAAAGAATATTCCGAAGAAGAATATTGGCGCTTAGTAAAACTAAAAGCTTTATGGTAAAGTATGCAAGAAATTACAATAGATGAATACAATAAAAAATATTATTGGAATGGTCAGCTACATCGAGAAGATGGCCCAGCTATAGAGTGGGCTAATGGAGATAAACAATGGTGGCTTCATGGCGAATTACATCGAGAAGATGGCCCAGCAGTAGAATATGCTAATGGCACTACAGTCTGGTATTTTCATGGCCAACGTCATCGAGAAGATGGTCCAACTATAGAATGGCCTGATGGAACTAAAGAGTGGTATCTTCAAGGTAAACAATACGCAGAAAAAGAGTATTGGCTAATGGTAAAGCTAAAAGCTTTATGGTAAAGTATGCAAAAAATTGAAATAGATCAAATAGGCATTAAATATTATTATTGGAATGATCTTCTTCACCGAGAAGATGGTCCAGCGGTAGAATGGCCTAATGGAGATAAACATTGGTATTTTCATGACCAATTTCATCGAGAAGATGGTCCGGCAGCAGATAATGCTAATGGAGATAAATACTGGTTTTTTCATGGTCAACACCATCGAGGAGATGGTCCGGCAGTAGAATGGGCTAATGGATCTAAAGAATGGTGGATTCACGATCAACTTCATCGAGAAGATGGTCCCGCAGTAGAAAATACTGATGGATCTAAAGAGTGGTACCTTCAAGGAAAAGAATATTCAGAAGAAGAATATTGGAGACTAGTAAAGCTAAAAGCTTTATGGTAAATTTTTCTACCGCAAATTAAAATGCAATATAATTCTGAATTATTAATTCCAGATCTAATTAACGAAGCTATCAAAAAAACATTCCCGGATAATTATCAAATTATTCTCCAAGAATTAAAATGGAATGTAGATCATTATTATTTTTTCGATAATAATGTTTATGTCGGAATTGATACAGATGGTTACATCTATACTTAAAGGAAGTTATGTCTCGTCAAAGATTTGCTGAAAAAATGGTTAATCGTCATGGGCTCTTCCAATATTGCTCTGGGTATGTGCCTCTAGGTTTAGAATACTTTACTGGTACCTATCTTAATCGTCCAGTGGAATTTAGTCTCTTTCGAGACGAAACTCCTGAAACAGTCAATATTGTCTATTTGGATTCTGGAGAAACTAACTCTCTAGAAATTGATGTTATTGATTTCAATAGCATTGAAAATATCAATCCTTCTTGAATTGTAATTAATATATGGCTTACAGCGCCCGTCGTACCAATTATTCTAAATTTACTCCACTTCAAGTTGTGAAGGAGCCTCGAACCCAACGTTCTTGGTCCGCTTATCAGCAAGCGGTCTTTGATGATATTGCGAATGGGCAAGGTCATACACAAGTAGATAGCTATGCAGGTACGGGTAAGTCCACTACTATTGTGGAAGGCTTCTATCATGTGCCGTTAAATCGGCAACCCTCTTTAATGTGTGCCTTTGCTAAGGACATTAAAAAAGAATTAGAGCGCAAGGCTCCGGCCGGAGTAACAGTTTCTACCATCCATTCTTTAGGCTTGCAAGCTAGCAAAAGGATGTTTCCTAAGGTTAAGATTGATGACCGTAACGAAAAGCTGTATGGTTTTATCAAGGCAGAAAAAGGTGATGATTCTGAAACTTTAGATATTCGTCAGAACTTAGCTAAGTGCGTCTCTTTGTCTAAAAGCTATCTGGCAGACAGGTACGAAGATATCGATGAGATCATGGACCGTCATGATATTGATACTTGCAATACGACTCGAGAGTCTTTTATTACGAGCGTCATTAAAGTCATGACTGGTTGTAAGAATGATACTCATCGCATGGATTTTGATGATATGATTTGGTTTCCCAATGTGTATCAAGCTCCATTAGAAACTTATGGCATGGTCTTTGTCGATGAGGCTCAAGACTTAAACAAAGCTCAAATTGAATTGGCTCTTCGTTCAGCAGGTCGTCATGGCCGAGTTATCTCGGTCGGAGATGAGCGACAAGCTATTTACTCCTTTATGGGTGCCGATAGCAATGCTATTCAAAACATTGTTAATCGTCTTCAATCTAAAAGATTAACTCTCTCAGTTACTTATCGTTGTGCTAAAGCAATTGTGGCTTTGGCTCAACAATTTGTTCCTGATTTACAGGCGGCCCCTTCAGCCGAAGAAGGTTTGGTCTCTGAGATTTCAGACCATCAAATCTTAGATAAGGTAAAGCCTGGAGATTTCATTCTCTCGCGCACGAATGCACCTTTGATTCGATGGTGTCTCAATTTATTAAAAGCTCATATTCCGGCTAATATTCAGGGCAAGGATTTAGGCAAAAATATGATCGCCTTGATTCGCCGCTCTAAGGCTGAGTCGGTTATTAATTTCTTAAATTGGTTAGAGGAATATGAGAATTCGGAATTGGAGCGACTAAGCAAGTCCAAGCGAAGTACGGATATCATCTCTGATAAGATGGATTGCCTTCGTACTCTATGTGAGGGAACTCGGTCTTTGGAAGAGGTAAAGGTTAATATTGAGAAGTTATTCCATGAGGGAGATGATCGGAGGGATCGAGTGATGCTCTCTACTACTCATAAAGCCAAGGGCTTGGAGCGTGATAGGGTTTTTATGCTCTCTGATACTTATCGACCTGGCACCGGAATCGAAGAAGACAATCTTACTTATGTCGCTTATACTCGTGCTAAGAGGGAGCTGTATTTAGCTTCTAGTAAAAAATGAAATCTAAAATTGAAAAAGTAGAAAAATTATTATCGCTCGCTAAGAGCGATAATAAACATGAGGCCGCCGCTGCATTAACTGCGGTCAATAATTTGATTGATAAATATCAATTAAACTTGAATCCTCCACTACCAGAGCCTTTTTCAGTAAAAATTAATGAGCAAACAAATAGCTCCGTTAAAGGGGAGACTAAAAAATATTATGTTAATGGTCAACTATATCGAGAAGATGGCCCTGACATCTACCAGGCTAATGTCGATAAAAAATATCAAAGTAAGCAAGATGTAATTGACCATTTAAATCATATCCGTAAAACATGCGGAGATACAGTTTGTTACGATTTATGTAAATATATCAAGCCAGAAAACTTTGAAGATCATAGGGATTATGAATGCCATGAAGATAAATATATTTATTCTAATGGTTCTACTTATGGTAGAGTAACTCCGAATGGTCAAACTATCAAATATTAATTAGGAGAACAGATGCCCTGGATTGTTGAATATGCTCACCATATGGAGCAAGAAGTAAATATTACTATCTATAATAGTAAGGAAGAAGCTTTACAATCTGCTTGTGCTGATATGGTAGATGTGATTAACAATCATTTTGATTTTCAAATTGCTAAAGAATTACAAGTGGCGGAAGAAATTAATGAGCTGCTTGATAATAAACAATATCAAAGTGCATTAACTAAATTCAATCATTATGTTAAATATCATTGGATGATTAATCATCATCGTTCTTTTCATGTCTATGAAAAGGATATTCATAAAGCATTTAGAATTAAGAAGATTAGATTTCCATATACGGTAGATACCTCGTATGAGTTGGAGGAGGGAGCTACTTGTCGTGGACCATGTGGTCAATATTATGAGTATGCTCATCCGGATCAAAGTAATAAAACTTTTGTCTGTCAATCTTGTAAGTTGATGAGTGCGTTTTTTAACGGAATCTCTACCATTAAATGAACTACCACTAGTTAAACTAAAATCTTTATGGTAAAATTGGCGAATGGTTAAATTGAAAGCTTTATGGTAAAGTATGCAAGAAATTAAGATAGATGAATATGGCTCTAAATATTATTGGAATGGTCTCTTACATCGAGAAGATGGTCCAGCGGTAGCAAGTACTCGTGGTCATAAAGAATGGTGGTTTCATGGCCAACGACATCGAAAAGATGGACCAGCCGTAGAATATGCTAATGGAACTAAATTTTGGTTTCTTCATGACAAATTACATCGAGAAGATGGTCCAGCAGCAGAATATGCTAATGGAGATAAAGAGTGGTTTCTTCAAGGTAAAGAATATTCAGAAGAAGAATATTGGCGAGTAGTCAAACTGAAAGCTTTGTGGTGAAATATGAAAAAAATTAAAAAAGATAAATTTGGCTCTAAATATTATTATTGGAATAATAAGTTACATCGAGAAGATGGTCCGGCAATAGAATGGGCTGATGGAGGTAAAGAGTGGTATCTTCATGGTAAATTACATCGAGAAGATGGGCCGGCATTAGAATGGGCTGATGGAAGTAAAGGATGGTTTATCGATGATAAACTTCATCGAGAAGATGGGCCAGCAGTAGAAAAAGCTAATGGAACTAAAAAAATGGTTCCTTCAAGGTAAAGAGTATTCCGAAGAAGAGTATTGGAAATTAGTTAAGCCAAAAACTTTATGATAAAAAAACGAATCAACCAGAATAATGCACAAATTTTATTAAATAAAAATGACATTATGAAGGTCCTTTTTTCCAAAGATAAGCCTCTAACTAAAAATATAGTTATAGACCTTGAAAAGGAAGAGCTAACTATTCCTCTAGGTAAAGGATCGAAATTAAAATTTGGTCCTGAAGGACTCATAACATTTATGTTAAATGGCAAATTTCATCGAGAAGATGGTCCTGCACTCATCAGCTACCGGACTCAAGAATGGTATCTTCATGGTCAACACCATCGACTAGATGGTCCAGCCGTAGAAGCCTATGAAGATAAAGAGTGGTGGATTAATGGAAAGCGCCATCGAGAAGATGGCCCAGCCAAAGAATGCGAAAATGGAGATCAAGAATGGTATCTTGATGGTAAGCTTCATCGAACAGATGGTCCCGCTATCATAGATACTGATGGAGATAAATCATGGTATATTCACGGCTCTCTTCATCGAGAAGATGGCCCAGCCATGGAATTGTCTAATGGAACTAAAAAATGGTTTTTAAATGGTAAAAGAATAAATTCTGAAAAAGAATACTTGAAATTACTTAAGTTAAAAACTTTGTGGTGATGGAGAAATTATGCAGGATATTGCAGTAGAAATTTTAAATATTTGGATGAAGGAAGCTTTCGCGGCAGGCGATTATGATCGCTTTTGTCGGATGGAAATGTTACGGCAAATTATTTCTACCAAGAACAACTAACATATTTTTAGTGTCACGGTAATTACCGTGAGACTGTAACGCGTCCCAGCGACTAAATTTTTTTACTGGTCCCTAGTAACATGAAAAAGCTATCTTACGAAGAAGTGAGTCTAGGATTAGATCGGTTAATGTTTACTGATGTTAACTCAACTAATACAGTTGATAGAGCTGAATTAATTGAAGCATATCTTTCTTGTTGCGGATGGAACTGGGATGAAATATTGGAAAAAATATGCCTTGATTCGACGGTCAAACTTCGACCCACAATTTATCACTAACCAAATTTTTTACGATATTGACCCGACCATTATTAATTTTGGTCGGTGTTTTTTATGGGCCTATTCGGCCCATTTGTTATTTCGACACACCACGCTCTGTAGCGTTGAAAGTCATGCCTTTATCCGATATAAAGGAAAATATTATGACTCCGATCATCCTCAAGGAGTAAAGTCCTGGCACTTGTTGCCAGCTACTTCTTTTAGTAAGTGTCTAGAATATTCTAGCTATCCAGTCGATCTCTTCAAAAGAGAATGGGCTAGACAATTAGTAGCGCTAAATACTTCTTGGGAAGAAATTGAAAAACGTGCTCAGCGAGCGTTAATAAAATTATATGAAAAATCCTAAAAAATTATTAACTCTAGCAGCGAAGGCGGCTAGGATTTATAAAAACAAAAGGAGCTTTTGTTTGGGTGCCATTGCACTTCGCAGTGATGATGTGATGGTGTATGCCTATAATGGGCACCCTAGTGGTCCGGTTCCTAGTTCTCATTGTGAGGCTCGGTTAGTGAGAAAGTTAGATCAGGGAGCTATTGTTTATTTGGCCCGTGTGACTAAAAATGGTCAATGGGCCAACAGTCAGCCGTGTGCTGATTGTATGAGAGCTATGCGTCGAGCCAAAGTCAAGAAAGTTTATTATACTTGCGGTCCCAATCAATGGGACAGTTTGGAGCCATAGTGAAATTACCGTATCAATACGTATCAGATCAGGTAGATAAATTGTATGAAAAGGAATTTCCTCTTTCTGATTTAGAAGGAATTAGTCAACATTGTGATTTTATTCGAGCATTTATTAATGCTTGTGGTTGGGATGAGGTAGATTTCATCCGAGTCATGATGGGATTTGAGACAGAATCTTCTGTCAATTAGAATTTATTCTACTACACTTACGCAGTAGAATACTTAACAATAACAACTGAATCGCCCTAGGCGAGTGCAAAGGAACAGTATTATGAGTGAAGATAATAATCGTGGTAATCGTGGAGAAGTTGGTCATGGAAGTCCGGGCTCTCGATTGAAGGCTCTTTGGCATGCTAAGAAGTGTCCTGGTACACTCAAGCAATTCGTTCGTTCTCTCAAGGATAATCCTGATGTTGCACTCTGGAAAGCCAATAAGAGTGGCAAGAATAACACGCCTCGTTCGGCAGATACTATTCGACGAGCCAAGGAAGTAGGCCAGGCTACTAAGCAAGCTCGACGTAAGAAGTCTGATAAGGGTGGAAAATGATTGATGCTTTTATGCTAGTAATGTTACCAGTGGTACTCACTTTAGTGGTATTTTTGGTAGCCGCTTATTATAAGACTAAGAAACCTCTTCCTCCTTGTGAGGAAGTCAAATCCGAAGTTATTGCTTCTGGATATGATGAAGATGATCCTTCTGAAGGTTCTTCTAAAAATTCTTAGTCTTTGCTATGTCAGTTTGAAATATCAAGAGTAGCAAGCAGAATAAATAGGGACTTGAACAATTGTGTGACTGATACTTATTTATTCGTTAACTTTTTTACGATAAAGGAAATAATTTACATGAAGTTTTTTAAGAGGTTTCAGGCAGGTGATAAGGTAACTTATATTGGGCATAAGTTTGCTCAGAAGTTATCTGGAAGTTTGGGGGTAGTTGATTCCCATGTTCAGGGAACAGAGGGCGGGATTGTGGTCACTTTTGGTAGTGAATCATATATTCTAGATGAGAATGTTCATCTTACCCGTTTCCAGGGCAAGATGCGAGAAGCTCTTCCAGAAGTAGAGGTAGAGCAGCCTAAGGATGTAGAAGTAACTAAACGTAGGGGCGGCAAGCGGCGGTCTCAGGAAGAAATGGAGTGATATATGTTTCGATGTGAAATTACTAATAAACTGAGTAAGCCTCGTGAAAAGGTGACTAAGGTCGTCGTTAAGACTCGTTCAGTTAAATATCGTCATTGGAATCGAGAGGCTGAAGAAGTTTGGTTTACTCAAGGAACTGAAATTGTGAGGGAGCTCAACGCCACTGAAGAAGGCGTAGCTTTCTGGAATCGATTAACAGATGAGGAGCGTCAAGAGTTTGTTAAGGGATTAAGTTAATTTCAATCGGAAAGATATCAACAGGATGTCATCGTTATTGGCGTAGGCTGGGGCTAATAACATAAAGGATTTGCATGTTAGAACAAGAATTGATGCTTCTAATTAGTAAATTAGATGAAGCTCGGTCAGAAATTAAAAAAGAATTAAATTCTTTAAGAAATGAATTTCTTTCTTTAGAAACTAAATTAATTGATGTAACTCTTAAAAAAGAAAGACTCCAAGAAAAGTTAAGGAGACTTAGGGACCGTTAGGGCAAATTATGGATCAAGCCACCGATTTAGAATTAGAATTTACTAAGTTAGTCGAAGAGATGCGAGCTAAAGTAAATGACTTGCAAAAATCTTCTCAGCTTTCATCTAAAGATGCAAGTATCTTGCAGAATATGATTTCTGAGAGAATTTATTTTCCATCATCTTCTTCAGATGAAGAGTGGTATTCTTCTTCAGAAGCCTGGACACCTTCTGGTTGTAGTTATTAATATGGATAAAAATAAAATTTCAATCGGATTGAAAGTTTATTTATCTGATGCTACTGATACCATTTACACAATAATGGATCTTCCTAATTTAAAAGATATGGTTCTGTGTCAGGATGCGGCTGGAAAATTTTTAGACCTACCATTATCTAAATTATCATCGTACGATGATTGGCATCGTCAACAGCTCCATCAAGAAATAGAAGATAAAATCAAGTGCCTTGACACTTCTTTAAGTGAAGTCACACAATATCTTAATTCTTTAATGGATTTGTTGGAAACAAATAAAATTTCTATTCAGTATTTTAATAATAAAAATATAGAACAACACTATAATTTACTATGCGACAAATTAAAGAAACTGATTTAATCGGGAAAACAATTAAACATATTAGTCAACCTTCGGTTAATGTAGTAACTCTTACTTTTGAAGATGATAGTGCAGTTGACTTGGTGGCTGATTGGGCCATTGAAACTCCTATGGGTTTAGTAGCTGGTATTTTTCTTGAAGAAAAAAGTTAATATGATTCTGATTGGTAGTCGAGCTTTAGCTTTACGGGCGCCTTATCTACTGACTAAAAAACCAGTAGATTTTGATTTTGTTTGTTCAGAAGAAGAATTTACTCAATGGTTAAATAATAATGAAAAGAAAGTTGCTCCCAATAAAATTTATTCTATCCACAATAAACAAATTGTAGAAGGTTTAGTTAATTGTGAATTTGAAATTGTGGGTCAACAACCCTCTACTCAAATGTTAGTAGATTTAGTCAATAATGATCCTGAGACGATGGAGACTTCATTTGGTAAAGTTCTTTCTTTAGATTTGTTGTTTACCCTTAAGTGTTCTCATAGATATCTAAAGAATAGTCCATATTTTTGGAAAACCTTATTAGATTATCATCGAATGAAATTCGCTGGAGCTAAGGTCAAGGAAGCTTTCCAAGATTTTCTTAAAGTTCGAGAGCGAGAAACATACAATTATTCTCATCCTAAATTGAATGTATCTAAGGATAACTTCTTTAAGGATGATCATATTGACTATAAATTTGATCATGATACTTTGCATCAGGCAGTGGCTTTATATGGTCAGCCGGCTTATCTATCTTATATGAAGGATGGAGAAGAGGTTAAGTCTGATAAAAAGAAATTTTTCCAATGTTCGAGAGAGATTCAATTAGCTGGAGTAATTGAGGAGGCTTGTGTTTTAGCCGCAGAACGATCTTTGATTCCGCATCCTGGAGTTTGGTCGCCAGAATATGCTTGGAGGTTTGCGTTAAGTAAAGTATGTACTTCTATTACCAGCGGTTGGTTTCGTGAATTTGCTTATGAGAATGCCTTAGACATTTTGAAAATGTATCCGGTGTATTTTTGGGATAAAATTCAACATGGAATTACTACTGGCTTAGTAAAGCCATTTATTACTAAAGGTTAAAAATGAATTTTAAGTGGTCTCGTTCTTTTTTAATGTGTTATGCAGAATTAGAAAAATACTTAAGTAAGGATACAGAAGGTTTATCTTTATTAAAGAGATTCGGAAATCTTGCTGAAGATTCTAATATGTGGGGGTCTGCAAAGCTTACTATCTCTTTCTCTAAGATAGAGAAACATTTAGTCAATGATATTAACGCTAAGGATCTATTAAATAAGTTAACTTTAGCTTTTGATGAGATGTTCGATCATCTTTAGGATGAAGAGTAGCAAATGTCAATTAAAATTATACAAGACCCTATCGGATATATTAAATATACTAAGAATAATGAATTACACCGAGAAGATGGACCGGCAGTAGAATGGCCTTCAATAGAAGGTGATAATGGGCATCAAGCTTGGTATCTTAATGGTAAGAGACATCGAGAAAATGGTCCCGCAGTATTTCATGTAAATGGAGATATTGAGTGGTATTACCATGGGGCTTTACATCGAGAGAATGGCCCGGCCATAGAGAGTACTATTGATGGAACAATTAAGATTTACGAATGGTATCTCCATGATATGCGGCATCGAGAAAATGGTCCGGCTGTAGAATGTTCGGATGGATATAAAGAGTTTTGGTTGAATAATGTTCTTATTCCTTCAGAAGAAGAATATTGGAGATTAATTAAGTTAAAAAACTTTTGGTAAAATTAAAATGACCACCACAAAAAATAAACCAATCTATAAAAGAAAAAAAAGTAAAGACGGAGTTATAAAACATTATAGAAATAACAAATTACATCGAGTAAAAGGGCCAGCAGTAGAATATCCTAATGGAAATAAAGAATGGTATCTTTATGGTAAATTACATCGAGAAAATGGTCCTGCAGTAGAATTTGCTTGCGGATCTAAATATTGGTATTGTTATGGTAAAAGACATCGAGAAGATGGTCCAGCTGTTGAGGCTGCTAATGGAAATAAGTTTTGGTGGTTTCATGGTCAAAAACATCGAGAAGATGGTCCAGCAGCAGAATTTATTTCTGGAACTAAAGAATGGTGGCTTCATGGCAAATGCCATCGAGAAGATGGTCCGGCTGTGCATCCAGTTAAAGGTGCCAAACAATGGTATTATCATGGGAAATTTATTCCCGTTAAATCTACTAAGCAATTTAAAAGATGGTTAAAATTGCAAGCTTTATGGTAAATTATGCGAGAAATTAAGATAAGTGAATTTGGCACTATAAGATATTATTGGAATGGTAAGTTGCATCGAGAAGATGGTCCGGCAGTAGAATGGGATGACGGCTCTAAAGAATGGTGGATTCAAGATATCTTACATCGAGAAGATGGTCCAGCAGCAGAATATATTGAAGGTACCAAATATTGGTACCATCATGGTCAACTCCATCGAGTTGATGGTCCGGCCATAGAATTTGCTGATGGAACCAAATATTGGTATTGTTATCAACAATTACATCGAGCGGATGGTCCAGCCATAGAGTATTGTACTGGAAATAAAGAATATTGGATTTATAGTAAAAAATATACAGAAAAAGAATATTGGCGTTTAGTTAAGCTAAAAGCTTTATGGTAAAATATAAAAATAATAAATTGGGCGATATTTATTTACGTCTCGACCGACACATTGAAATAATTAAAGATCCTATTTTTGGTAAATTTTGTTACTATTATGATAATCTAATTCATCGAGAAGATGGTCCCGCTATCCTATATTTGAATGGTGATAAAGCTTGGTTTCGCTATGGAGAGATTCATCGAGAAGATGGGCCGGCCATAGAATATGCTAGTGGAGAAAAACAATGGTGGTTTCAAGGACAATTGCATAGATCAAATGGTCCAGCTCTTATTGATAAGAAACGCAATTATACCGCCTGGTATTATTTTGGTCTTCGCCATCGAGAAGATGGGCCAGCTGTTCAACATCATAATGGAGATAAAGAATTTTGGATTCAAAATAAAAAATATTCCGAAGCAGAATATTGGCGGATGGTTAAATTAAAATCTTTATGGTAAAATATGCAAGAAATTAAAGAAGACGAATTTGGAAATAAATTTTATTATTGGAATGGTAAATTGCATCGAGACGATGGTCCAGCCATAGAATGGGCTGATGGAAGTAAAAAATGGTATCTTCATGGCCAACTACATCGAGAAGCTGGACCAGCTATAGAAGATCCTAATGGAGATAAATGGTGGTATCTTTATGGTAAATGTCATCGAGAAGATGGTCCAGCAGTAGAAAAAGCTAATGGATCTAAAAGATGGTACCTTCAAGGTATAGGATATATAGAAGAAGAATATTGGCGTTTAGTTAAATTAAAAGCTTTATGGTAAAGATATGCAAGAAATTAAAATAGATAAAGAAGGAACTAAAAGCTACCATTATAATAGTCAATTACATCGAGAAGATGGTCCAGCGGTAGAATATAGTGATGGATCTAAAGAATGGTGGCGTCATGATCAACGCCATCGAGAAGATGGTCCAGCCGTAGTATGGATTGGTAGTAGTAAAAAATGGTATTATAATAATAAATTACATCGAGAAGACGGCCCAGCTGTAGAATGGTCTGATAGCAGTAAAGAATGGTGGCGTCATGGTCAACGCCATCGAGAAGATGGTCCAGCTATAGAGTATTTCTATGGAGAGAAAAACTGGTTTCTTCAAAATGAAGAAATAGAATCAGAAGAAGAATATCGGCGTTTAGTTAAGTTGAAAGCTTTATGGTAATAAAAGGATGTTATGTTAACTTTAAAACAAGCAAAGAATAAATTAAAAAATCATTTAGTTCCATTACTAGGAGATAACCTAAAAGGTGTAGGAATTTCTAGCGTGACAACTATTGCTGTCAGAGTAGCTACAGAAAAAGATAAAAAAATAGTTCCAACCTCCTGGGAAGGTTTTAATGTAGAATGTTTAGTGGTTGGAGATTTATTTAAATTTTAAATATATGGATTTTGAGCAATATATCGTTGACATTAAAAAATTAACCAAGGCTATTTCTAAAAAAGAATCGGAAGTTTTTATAACCTATAAAGGTTACGAATTGGGAATATCCAAGCCCTGGCATATTAAATGCGACACAAAAGAATTTTATTCAGAGTCGCATTTGAATGCGGCTCAATCTTTATATAATATTCTAATAGAAGAATTAAAAAGAAAAATATCTGCCACTGAAGACCAAGTTTTTTCTTATAAAGAATCATTAACTGAAATAGTTAATCACCCTGGATTGGAATTAAAACGTGAAATATCTAGACGCCAAGAGACTTCACTCTCATGATTCAGTTCTTAGTAAGAAAGATAATCAACTATTAACTGTATTAAGTATTGAAATAAATACTGAATATAAAACCGTAAAGATAAATTGTATAGACGCTAATAATTATTTAGTAACTTTATATCATAACGAAATTAAATAATAAATATTTAAAATTACTTAGTAAGTGCAACGTGGGTAAATTTTGCGATACAGGTGAATTATGTCAGATTGGAATTGTCAAGTTTGTCGAATAGAAAAGTTAGAAAAACATCCTAATGCAGATAGTCTCTCTATTGCCACCGTAATGTCCGACTATCCAGTCGTGGTAAAAACAGAAGACTACCATCTCAACCAATTAGTAGGTTATATTGCTATCGATACTATTGTTCCAGATACAGAACAATTCTATTTTCTATCTCCTAAAAATATAGAGAAATATGAAGAAAATGGAGAAATTAAAACTCGACCCAATGGGATGAAATATCCTCTTGGCTCTGTTCCAGAAAAGAATCGAGTAATTAAAGCTAAGAAAATTAGAAATGTTTATTCTCAGGGAATGTTAGTTCCAGCCCCACCTCACCTACAAGAAGGAGATTCTCTAGTAGAAGTCCTTAACCTAAAAAAGGTAGTAGAAGAGGAAGAAGAGAATATTACTAAATTTAAAAATAGTAATGCTGAGAAACCTCCAACTAACTGGGCCATTCCTTATTATGATATTGAAGGAATTCGGAAGTATATTAATTGTTTTCGTCCTCAAGAAGAGATTACCATTACAGAAAAATTACATGGAAGTAATGCAGCTTTTTGCTATGATGGTCAGCGTTTATGGGTTAAATCTAGAAATTTTTATAAAAAATTAGACCCGGATGATATGTGGTGGGATCTTGCTCTCAGGTATAATTTAGAAGAAAAACTATCTAAGTTTCCCAAACTAGTCTTCTTTGGAGAGGCTATTGGACAAGTCAAAGGATTTAGATATGATTCTAGTATTAAAGATGGTAAATTACATACTACAGTTCATTTCTTTGATGTTTATGATGCTCATAATAATAGGTATTTAGATTATCAAGAAAGAGTTGATAAAATCAATCAACTGGAATTGTCTCCGGCTCCAGAATTATATCGTGGCCCCTGGTTAGGAAAAGAGCACGCCTATCAATTTGCCGAAGGAATGTCTACTCTTAACTCTAAACATGTTAGAGAAGGCGCCGTAATAGTTCCTCTTCATGAGAGATTTGAGCCACGACTTAATGGCAGATTACAATTAAAAATAATTGGTCAAGGATACAATTTGTTAAAGTGAAAGGAAAAAAATGAAAAGCGAAGATTATTTAGGATTAACAAAAAAGGCGGCACAAAATAAAGCAGAGCAACAAAATCTAATTTTCAGATTGATTAGAATCAATGATAAATCATATTTTGATTATCCTGAAGATACTAGATCTGATCGGGTTTGTGTTGAAATTGATCATGATAAAGTAGTAAAGGTCACTTTTCAATGACAGCTTGTCGTTGCGGATATATTGAAAATCAATCACATCATCCTTGTCATGGGCAAGAATATACTTGTTGTAAGCCTAGTACTATAAGATGGATTACTTATCCTACCGCATTAGCTGGTCAACAAATGAAATTGGGAGCTTATCAAACTTGGGCTTGTGATTCTTGTTGGGAAGATTTTCAGAAAAAATTGAAAGACCATTCAGATGGAAATTGAAATTAATTATTCAAAAGCTGAATTAGAGGCGGCGGTTAAATTTTTATCAAAACATAATACATCTTTTCTAGGTAAAGACGAAGAGATTCGTCAAACAATTTTAGATTATATTAATAAATTATCAACTGATGTTGATCGTTGGATGATTGGAACAATGGGTTTTGTCATTTTGGCTGAGAGAGAATTTGAAGGAATTAATTCTGATAAGAATACTATTTATTACGAAATCCTAATTAATCCAGCAGTAAGTAAAGAACGAGAATATGTGACTTACTTGGTCAATGACCAAGAGGAAACATGTTAACTATTAATCTAGGATTAGAGTTAATTTGACGCCAACAATCTTGGCACGTTTCTTGCCACCGCTCCCAGCGACTAAATTTTTTCGCTGCTCCCTAAGTAGGAATGCAGCGGAGTTAAGATTAATTTAGGAAACCAGACATAATGACTACACGTTCTTTTATTGTCCCGGTCGCTAACCAAAGCATCGTGGAGCAAAAAATTGAGAAATTAAATAAGCGGGCTCTAAAATTAAAACTGGAGCCCGTTTCCATTACCTGGGGTAAAGCATTCTTAGAGCAAGATAAACTATGCTTGCCTTGCGAATTAACTGGACCTTTTCAAGTGTCTTATGATGGTTGGGAGTTTATTGCTACCTTACAGCATCTTCCTACCGGAGAAAATATCATTAGAGCCATTACTAATGATTATGAAATTCCTCTTCAATATCGTACTTCCGGTAGCGCTTGCGAACATTGTAATGTTAAAAGATATCGCAAAGATACTTACGTTGTACGACATGATGCTACTTGTGAGGCATTGCAAGTAGGATCTTCTTGTATTAAAGATTTTCTAGGAGGAAATTCTCCTGATAATATCTTGCAGCAAGCTGCCTTGGTCGGCGAATTAATTTCCTTTATGGAAGGTGCTCGTCACAATAATTTTGAAAATAATGAAGGCATTTATTATTTAAACCATGTCTTAGCGCAAGCGGCAGCTTGTATTAGAGAATGTGGATGGATGTCTAAGACTGAAGCTAAAGAAACTGGAAAACTAGCTACGGCTACCGTAGTAGAATATAATCTATTACAAGATAGCACTTATGGTTTATTTCCGGTGTCGACTGAAGATCGAGAGTTAGCAGAACAAGCTATTAATTGGGTAGAAAATCTGTCTGATGAAGAAGTAGAAAACTCTGATTATCTCTATAACATTAGAGCCATTGCTCGTTCTGGAATGGTTGGAGTTAGAACTATTGGATATAGTGTTAGTATTATTTCTTCATATTTACGTCAAGTTAAACAGTTACAGTTTAAAAAAGAATCTCAATTTGTTGGATTAGTAAATGATAGAAGTGTTTTTACTCTCAACCTTAAAAAGGTGACCGGGTTTTCTGGAAATTATGGTTGGACCAATAAATATATTTTTCATGACCCTGCTGGTAACATTTTAGTATGGTTAACCTCTACCTCTAAAGATTTGCAAGAGGGGCAGCAATACCAAATTAAAGCCACAGTCAAGGCTCACCAAGAATTCAAATCCATTAAAGAAACAATTCTTACTAGATGCGAAATTTTATGAGTGATCCGTATAACGAAACAGTATTTTTTGAATTTGAATTAGAAAGATTATTCGATCCAAAAACTCAAGTATTTTCTAATTCTTTAGAAGAGTCAGAAGATGTTGAGTTTAAAACTATCAAATTAAAAGTTGAAGGCAGATCATACTATCATCCTGGACAATATTATGGTCCACCAGAATATTGTTATCCTAGTGAATCAGATACCGAAATTCTTTCGGTTGAAAATGAAAATGGAGAAGATTGGTTAGATAAATTAACAGAGCCTGAAGTTCAATCTTTATTGGAAGAGATTGAAGACCGGGCTCAATCATAGGAGTAACGTCAATAAGATTATGAAAAAATTTAAAGTTGGAGATTTAGTACAAAAAATAAAAGATAATTCTATTATGGATGGTCAAGTAACCGAATTAGTAGGAGAAAAATTTTTAGTATCATGGACTGATGGCTCTTCCTCTGAAGAGGACTACTATCGTCTCTCTAATAGAGACTCTCTTTTCGAGAGAGAATTTAGACTAGAAGCTATGAAGAGATTAAAAGAAATTGATGAGCATTTAGAAAATGCTTGTCGGGAATTAGATGCGGCCGTAAATATTTCAGAAAAATATGGCATCCCATTTTCTACAAATATTTCTTTTATTAGTCAAAATTATAATCCTAAATCCAGATCAAAAAAATATCCTGATCTGGATTCAGACTTCTTAGAAAGTGTCACGGGCACTTATGGTAGCGAAGATGATTATGGATGGCAGCATTCTGCTGTATGCTATTAAAATTAACTTAACAATTAATAATTAACCTTGATAGAAAGATAAAAAATATGACAAACCGAATTATGTTTTTGCGAGATACTAAGAATCATCCTGTAGGATGTGTAGCTATTAATTTTGATTTTCAGACTAGCCAACTGAGTTATCAGTTGTCAGTTTTGAATCCAAACGATAAGTTTGACCGTAAGATGGCTCGCCATTTAGCTTTGGGTCGTTTAGTAGAAAGGCCCTTTAGTGTTACTATTCCAGCGGTACTTAAGTATAGTATGCATGATGTGACCAAGCTAGTTATGAGTGATATTAGCAATAATATCAAGTCGCCTTCTCGAGCTAAAAAGGCAGCTCAATTATGGTTGCATCAGAATAGTGTTTGACTAGTTTTTACTGGCGGCTTGCAAGCCTCGTGCCAGCTGGGTAGGTGTTCCCAGCGACTAAATTTTTTTAACACCACCTAGTACTGCGACCAACCAACGAGAGATAAGTTGGTTGGTCTTTTTATTACCTTTTAATTGGAGAATTTAAAATTATGGATAGCAAGCAACACATCGAGTTAGTTCTGAATCAGCGTCTTCGTCCCATTTTTGAGAAGGCGGCTGCTAAAATTGATAGCCTTCGACCCGGAGAGAAAGTTCCCGCAACTGAGTTAGCTAAGGAACTCGGCAAAGAAATTGGTATGACAGGACCTCAATTGTATCCTACTCTTTTGTTCCTCTTTAAGGATTTTCCTGGTATTGAGATTAAGCGTGGGGCTCATGGCGGTTTATGTAAGTTACCTACCACGAAAACCGTGGTAGATACGGCCACACCAGATGTTAAGGTAGATGTTACTAATTCAGAAGAGACTCTCTCAGAGTGAACGAAATATACTAATTAAAATATATTTGATTTGTTTAAAGGAGAAAAAATGAATTTAGAAGATCTTGAAGAGGCGTTAGAAGAGTTATTTCCATCAGGTTTTCATACGACTAAGGATAGTCGGGGTCAAATTATTATTATGACTGGTCTGTGTGAAGAGGATGATGGAGAGTTAGTAGAACTTCTATCTGCTGAAGATGAAGAGGATGATGATTTTGATTCTGATTTTTCATCCATGGATGATGAAGATTTTGTTGATGAGTCTGATGACGATCATTGATCTTAATCAAGAAATTAAATGCCACGAAGAAGGAGATTACTCTATTATAGAAATTTCTTGTGGCATTAAGAAATATTATTACCGTAATGTTGGTTATCGAACTGTATATCCTAATGGATTTTCTATCTACCATAAAAATGGTACTCTTCATCGAGAAGATGGTCCTGCTATAGAGCGCCCAGATGGCCATCAAGAATGGCGTCTCAATGGTCTATTTCATAGGACTGATGGTCCAGCTTTAATAGATAAAAAAGGTAATAAAAAGTGGTATTGTAATGGAGAATTACATCGTACAGATGGGCCGGCTATTGAAATGATTAGTGGTCGCGTGTATTATTACTTACAGGGTAAAAGAATTTATTCTGTCAATAAATTTAATCGTTTAGTTAAACTTCAATTTATTTAGAATTTACAAGACAAATGAAGCCGACTTATATCTTAACCTCTAATAAAACTAAAAAATATATGTTGAATGGGCAGCTTCATCGAGAAGATGGACCGGCTATTATAAATACAAATGGAGATAAGTTGTGGTATTTAAACGATCTTCTCCATCGAGAAGATGGCCCAGCCATAGAGCGTGTTAATGAAAGTAAACATTGGTTTCTTCATGGCGAATGCCATCGAGCAGATGGCCCTGCTACTGAATATAAAGATCATACCAGATATTATCTTTATAATAAGTTACATCGAACAGATGGGCCAGCAGTAGAGTGGAGTAATAATTCTAATTCTTATCAGGTATGGTACTTTTTAATGTCAGGTTTGACAGATTATAAAGATATAGAATATCCTGTTGAAGGAAAACGCTGGTATCTTGAAGATAAAGAATATACCGAAGAAGAATATTGGCGAATGCTTAAGTTACAAGCTTTATGGTAAAGTATGATGAATTTGGTATTAAAAGATATTTAGTAAATGGAGAATTACATCGAGAAGATGGCCCGGCCGTAGAATTTAGCAATGGAGAAAAACATTGGTGTCTTCATGGTCAGCTTCATCGAGAAGATGGACCTACAGTAATATATGCTAATGGAAGTAAAAACTGGTATTTGCATGATCGATTGCATCGAGAAGATGGTCCAGCGATAGAAAACGCTAATGGAGAGAAATGGTGGTACCTTCAAGGTAAACAATATACAGAAGAAGAATATTGGCGGACGGTTAAATTAAAAACTTTATGGTAAAAATTAAAGAAAAAAATTTTAATAGGTATTTAATACAGAGCTTGTGCGTTCTATTTACTCTACTAATTTATAGTATATTTCTGGGTTGGAAACTAGGTATACTTTTAGTAGTAAGTATCTCTTTACATGAGATGAGTCATCTTTGGGCGGCCCAAAGATTGGGAATGAAAACTCATGGTTTTATCTTGTTACCTTTTATTGGAGGCTTGGCTTTTATTGGAGGAACTTATAAAAGTCATAAACATAATGTCATTGTGTCTTTAGCCGGTCCCTTGGGTGGAAGTTTATTTGCGGCATTGACAGCCGTTCTATATCAGTTAACCGGCCTTTTAATTCTGAAAGAAACGGTAGTTTTAATGAGCATATTAAATATATTTAATATGCTTCCGCTAGCATTTTTAGATGGCGGACAAGTTTTTAATTGTATTGGAAGCTCTATTGATAAACGTTTAGGATTTTATCATTTAATTTTTACTTCAGTAGTAATTGTATTCTTCTTATGGAAGATTAATGTCATCTTAGCGGTGGCTATTATTCTGCTTTCTTCCTTAAGAATATTAGATGATTACTCTAATATCTTTAAAAAGAAAAAGGTATTTGTTGCCTTAACATTAAGTGAGATATTTCAAACACTACTAGCTTGGTTATTTATTTACTACCTACTACTATTTCTATTACTTACCTTTATCTAAATTACTAAAAATTAGGTTAAGTAGTACAGCAACACTTCCCCCTATTAGATCCCCCGATCATTTGTCGAGAGACACTTCGTATATTAAAATCTTTTAACGTGTCTAAAGCTATAAATATATTTAACACAAACGCGGCTAGTGGAAGCGTCACAGCTAGGTTTTAAACTTTAAAAATATGTATAATTTCAGGATGACTGTTTATAAATTGTTCTTAAGGCTAGTCAAGATTTAATCCCAGTGCCAGCATAAAATGATCATGCAAAAGATAAAATCTGATAAATATGGAAATAAATATTATTTTTGGGACCTTTGTCTTCATCGAGAAGATGGTCCGGCCGTAGAATTTGTTAGCGGAACTAAAGAGTGGTATATTCACGACAAACTCCATCGACTAGATGGTCCAGCGATAGAATATTTTGATGGAGGTAAATCATGGTATCTTCATGGTCGACGCCATCGAGAAGATGGCCCGGCATTAGAATTTATTAATGGATACCGAGAATATTACCTTCAAGGTAAAGAATATTCAGAAGAAGAGTATTGGCGAGTGGTTAAATTAAAAGCTTTATGGTAAAATATGCAAGAAATTAAGATAAATAAATATGGTACTAAATTTTATTATTGGAACGGTCAGCTTCATCGAGAAGCTGGACCCGCCATAGAATTTACTAATGGCAGTAACGAATGGAGGCTTTATGATCGTTGGCATCGAGAAGCTGGGCCAGCAATAGAATATATTAATAAATATAAAGCTTGGTATGTTAATGGTAAAAGACATCGAGAAGATGGGCCTGCTCTAGAATATGTTAGTGGATATAAAGAATGGTATCATCATGGCGATCTACATCGAGAAGATGGACCAGCCGTAGAAGATGCTAATGGTACTAAATATTGGTGCCTTCAAGGCAAAAGATATTCCGAAGAAGAATATTGGAGATTAGTCAAGCTAAAAGCATTATGGTAAAGTATGCAAGAAATTACAATAGATGAACACGGGACTAAAAGATATTATTGGAATAACCAATTACATCGAGAAGATGGTCCTGCGATAGAATATGCTAATGGATCTAAAGAGTGGTGTCTTAATGGTCAATATCATCGAGAAGATGGCCCGGCATTAGAATATTCTAATGGAGACAAATTCTGGTATTTGCATGATCAATTTCATCGAGAAGATGGTCCGGCCGCAGAATATGCTAATGGAGATAAAGAGTGGTTCCTTCACGGTAAAAAATATACAGAAGAAAAATATTGGCGTTTAGTTAAGCTAAAAGCTTTGTGGTAAAATATGCAAGAAATTACGATAGATAAATTTGGCACTAAAAGATATTTTTGGAGTAATAAACTCCATCGAGAAGATGGACCAGCAATAAAATATATTAATGGATATAAACAATGGTATCATCATGGTCAACGGCATCGAGAAGGTGGTCCGGCCATAGATTATGTTAATGGATTTAAAAAATGGTATCTTCAAGGTGAATCATATTCAGAAGAAGAGTATTGGAGATTAGTTAAATTAAAAGCATTATGGTGAAGTATGCAAGAAATTAAAATAGATGAACGTGGGACTAAAAGATACTATTGGAATGGCCAACTCCATCGAGAAGATGGACCAGCTATCGAATGGTATGATGGAAATAAATATTGGTATCTTCATGGTCAACGACATCGAGAAGATGGTCCGGCTGTAGAGTATGTTAATGGAGATAAATATTGGTATCGTCATGATCAACTACATCGAGAAGATGGTCCAGCCGTAGAGTGGAGTAATGGATCTAAAGAATGGTTGCTTCATAATCAACTCCATCGAGAAGATGGTCCGGCAGTAGAATATGTTGATGGTACTAAATTTTGGCATCTTAAAAATAAGAGATACACAGAAAAAAAGTATTGGCGAATGGTTAAATTAAAAGCTTTATGGTAAAGTAATGCACGGAATTAATATAGACAAAAATGGAAATAAATTTTATTATTGGAATGATCGATATCATCGAGAAGACGGTCCAGCGATAGAATTTTCTAATGGAAATAAATGGTGGTATCTTCATGATCTCTTACATCGAGAAGATGGGCCAGCGGTAGAATATGCTGATGGATATAAAGAGTGGTATCTTCAAAATAAACAATATACAGAAGAAGAATATTGGCGAATACTTAAATTAAAAACTTTATGGTAAAGTATGCAAGAAATTGAAAGGTACGTATGAAACAAGGTTTTTCCTGCCCAAGTCCCGAGATATTTGTTCCGATTGACCTCAGTAAATGTACTGATGTTTTTCCTCCAGGTTTGTACGAAACCTGTTATGACCGTCAATATGGGTTTTTATTTTAAAAAATTAGATATTGAGCAAAGAAGAATCTTTGCTTTTCAAGATGATACGAGTGACTTTATCATTAAAGACATCCAAAAATTTTGGACCCTGAAAGATAAGTACGCAGCATATCAAATGCCATTTAAGAGAGGAATCTTAATGTATGGACCGCCCGGATGTGGTAAGTCATCTATTATCTCTTTGTTGACATCTAATGTCACTTCTAAAGATGGCGTCGTAATTAAGTTTAATACTAACATCGACGTTTATAAAGAGTGTCTCTCTAAATTTAGAGAAATTTATCCGGATAAACCGATCATTGTTCTATTAGAAGATTTAAATTATATACTAGATAGTATTGATGAATCAGATTTTCTAAACATGTTAGATGGTTTAGAAAAATTTTCACACTCTACAGTATATCTTGGAACTACTAATTACATTAAAGATTTACAAAATAACATTAAAAATAGACCCAATAGATTCGATCTAGTTTTAGAAGTTAAGCCTCCTCAAGCAAAAATTAGAAAAGAATATTTGCAAAAATTACTGTTAGGGAAATCTAAAATTGAAAACTTAGACCAATGGGTCAAAGATACTGCTGGTTTTTCTTTTGCACATCTAGAAGAATTATTCAAATCTGTTTTCTTATTTGGAAGTGATTATCGATCTTCTATCACTAGAATTAAAAGTATGATTGCGAATTCCGATTGAACCGGATGCAATTTTCGTGCCACGGCCAGCTCCCAGCGACTAAATTTTATTCTCACGCCCTAGATAGTGAGGGCACTCAGAAAGAATAGTTATGATGTATGCCCTTTATGTAGTTTGGTATTTGTTTAATTTTGTGTTGAGAGCATTTTATATTTCCATATTTTGGAAATGGTTTGTTGTTAAACAATTTACTAACTTTCCCTTATTAGGGCCTGCTCATTTTATTGGAGTGTTGCTTTTATTGCAGCTCTTTAAAACTAAAGAGGTAGTTGATTTGTTTAATCAAACTTCTGTGGTTATTCAATTAGCAGCTAAACAAGCCACTTCTTCCTATTTGTTTTTTAAATTATTTTATGATTTGCTATTTGCCACAATTATTTTTGTGGTAGGAGCTATTTTTCACACATTATTAATGTGGTAAATTTTCAATTAAACGGGGTTGTATGTTACAAAAATTAATCTCACTAGGTCTAGTTGTGTTTATCTTGGGTTGCGTAGAGGAAGATTCTTCTGAAAATTTTAGTGAAAATGAATTTTCTACTCAAGAAGAGTTACCATTTTCTTCTTATGAAGAAAATAAAGAGGGATTATCCTGTGGTTTGTTTCAAACCATTAAAACTAACGTAGATGGCTCTAAATTTACTTTAGAAGTTCCCGTTATGTGCGATCCTTTTCAGTTACCATATCATCTAGATCCCTTAGAAGAAATTCTTCCTCATGAAGATGAGGAGATAATGGAACATTATTTTAATACCTCTCCAGATTATTCTACCCATACTTAATATGTCAAGTCAAGAAAGTTTAAAGGAAGTAAGATTAAATAAGCACACCATCTTAAATGGTGGTACTTATCCCTTGGCAGAGAAGCATCATTCTATTGCTTCTGTTCTTAAAGAAAGCAGTCATAATCATCCGCCCACCTCTATTTCTCCAGACGAGTTATCTGAAGAGTGGAAACTACACGGCAGAATTACTAATATTCGTAAGTCTGGAGGAATTACTTTCATCAAGATGACGGATGCTTCTGGGTCAATTCAATTGATTGCTTCTAAGTCATCTCTTTCAAATTATCAAGACCTTTATCTTCTTGATCTAGGAGATATTATTGAGATTTCTGGATTATCTTGCCTATCTAAGACGGGAGAAATTTCTATTCTACTCCAAACTTGGAAAGTGCTAACTAAATCACATCTTCCTCCGCCAGAGAAGTTTTCTGGACTTTCAGATGAAGAAGTTAAGTATCGTCAAAGATATTTAGATCTTCTATCCTCCGAAGAAACTAGAGCGCGATTTATTGTTCGTTCTATGGTCATTAAGGCTATTAGACAGTTTATGGAGACTCGCTCTTTTATGGAAGTAGAAACTCCAACTCTATCTGCTATTAGTTCAGGAGCTAACGCTAAGCCTTTTAATACTTTTCATAACTCTCTAAATTGTTCCTTGCAATTAAGAATTGCTCCAGAACTTTATCTAAAAAGATTATTAGTGGGAGGCTATGAAAAGGTATTTGAAATTGGTAAAAATTATCGAAATGAAGGATTGTCGCCTCGACATAATCCAGAATTTACTATGCTGGAAAGTTATGAAGCATATGGTAACTTTAAAGATTTGATTTCGCATACCTCTAATCTTTGGAATTTTATTATTTCTTATTTAGAAAATAATTTGCCTGCTAGTGCATTAAATTATTTTAATAATTGGATGGTTAATTCTCCTATTGATTGGAGTAGATTTCATTCTGTTTCCATGCTCAATTCCATTGAATATGCTGCTCATAAGTCTGGAATTGATTTATCAACACTGCAAGTGCAACAAGAAAATAATCCTAGACTGCAGAAAATTTCTCTGCCAGATCTTTCAGAGGCAGTCAAGAATGTTTCTTCTGGTTCCAAAATTGGAATTTTATTCGAGCACCTAGTTGAACCTTTTCTAACTGAAGATTATAGGAATGAAAATGGCACTAAATCAGTGCCAGTCTTTATTACTGATTATCCAAAAGATATTTCTCCGTTAGCCAGAGCCTCAGATCAAGACCCTAATTTTTGCGATAGGTTTGAGCTTTTTGTTAATGGTCAAGAATTAGCGAATGCTTTCCAAGAATTAAATGACCCTCAAGAACAATTTTTAAGATTTCAACAGCAATTGTCATCCTCCGAAAAGGATCCAATGGCTTTTGACCAAGATTATATTGAAGCATTAGAATATGGAATGCCTCCCGCTATCGGTCTAGGTCTAGGTATCGATCGCTTAGTTTCCTTTCTAACTAATTCTTCTAACATCAAAGATGTAATACTTTTCCCTACCTTAAAGCCTATTGAATTAAAATAATATGGATAATTTAATTTTAGCATCTAATAAATGTCCTCCGGGTTTTATTGATTGTGCTATTGGTGAACCACATGTAGTTCGAGACAATCTATTAAATTCTTTTAATTTAGATGATAAAATTTTAGATTCCTTATCCGCTGAAGATCTTATTTATCCTGCTCCAGCAGGATATGGACCATTAGTTAAATATCTAGAAGATAAGTACCACTATCCAGTGGTTATTACTAATGGAGCTAAACAAGCTTTAGGTGCTTGTTTCTATGCTTGGAAAAAAATGGGGTGGAGTCAATATACCATGAAAAAACCATTTTGGGCTTTGATTCCACCTCTATCATCCATCCATAACATGGAATGTTCTTTTTATGCCAATCAAGGAAAATTACCGTTTCTCTTATTAGATCCTAATAATCCAAATGGTGATTCTGTAAAGGTAGAGGAACTAATAAATTTAGAAAAAAAATATTCCGTTTTTCATGTTCCGTTAGTTCATGATGCGGCTTATTATAATCACATTTACTTGCCTACCGAACATCCATTACCAGTTATTGGTGACGCTCAAATATATTCAGTTTCTAAAATGTTAGGTCTGTCTGGACTTCGTTTAGGATATGTAGTATGTAAAAATAAGTTAATGCATTCATATATTACAGAATATATGGAGGCTATGACTGTTGGCGTGTCTATTTTGTCTCAGAAGTTTTATTTTCAGATCTTAGCTAAACATTTAGACCTGTACCCTCAAACTACGCTCAATTTTGAGCGGACTAGTGCTGCCGATATTTTACATAATAAAAAGCTATGTAAAGAAATAAATCCTAACATTTTGTTAGTTCCAGAAGATATTGAACAACAGTTTGGAATGTTTGGATTTTTTAAATGCCATAATGTCTTAGCATTTGAGCAAGCAAAAATTAAAATAATTCAGGGAGCACCTTTTGGCGCGCCAGGATTCATTAGAATGAACTTAGCCATTCCTCGTTCTTTGATGCAAGAAGTAGTAACTCGTCTCAATAATACTTAAATTATGGTCAAGCTTCCTTTTCAAACTATTGAAGATTTTGCTCTCTATTTAATTAGGATGGCTGCTGCCGGTGATTCAGAATATTATTTTAAATTGTATTTTAATTACTTAGCCGAATGCGGCTGGACCGATCAAGAGTTTAATCAAGAGCTCTTACGGCAGATTGATGATTCTTGGTCATTAGATATTAATTCTTTACATTAAAACATATGCAAGTTAAAAATAGAACCTCCCCTGATTTTTCTCTAACTTCTGAAGTACACCAACAAGCTATGGCTGCGGGCACTTCTCATTTTAGTACCTGGCAATATAATGTTACAGATGCTCTTAAAGGAAAATCTGTAGAAGAAATTAAACAAGTTTTACGATCAACTGCGCATCCATTTTCCGTTCTCATGGAACGTTGGGTGGGTGATTTTAATTTTGGCACAATGATTCGTAATGCCAATGCTTTTAATGCTCAAAAAGTTTTTTATCTGGGAGATAAGAAATGGGATCGGCGTTCTGCTTTAGGCACCCATAATTATACAGATTTGCAGTGGCTTTCTACCGTGGAAGAAATATCAACTCTTCAATCCCAATATACTATTGTTGGAGTAGATAATATTACAGGCAAGTCTGTTCCACTTACTAACTATCAATTTGTGCCTAATACCCTCTTCATTTTTGGAGAGGAAGGTGTGGGATTAACTCCCCAGATGCAATCTTTCTGCCAAGATATTGTAGAAATTGAAATGTATGGATCTGTTCGCAGTCTTAACTGCGGAGTAGCTTCTGGTATTTTAATGCACCAATATGTTTCTTGGTGGAAGTCTACTCATCAGAGTTAATTTTAAAAATAAGCGCTGGCACTTGACACGGTATTTAAAAAAAATACAATAATAAGAGATTCCCCATTCAACATTAACACAAAGGAAAATAATATGTCAAAACGCGGTAAACCAGTTACTCAGGCTATTCGTACAGAGCGTCGTCTTCGGGCAGAAAAAATGTTAGAAGAGTACCATCAAAAATATCCAACTACCCAAGATAAGTTAAACGCTTTGCCTCCTACTGGAGCAACTCGTCAGAGGCAACGTTTGCTAGCTAAATTAGCAGAAGAACAAAAAGTATCAGCTGCTACTGAGCAGACCACTAATAAAAATAAAAAAGAAGGTAAGTGATGTTAGTTGTAATTTGTATCTTAGCTACATTTTTCCCCTTATTAGGTGGGGTAGCTTTCCATCTTCATCAAGCTAATGGGGAGCGTCTCAAAAAGGCTTATATGGCTTATAAAGCCAATGATCCTTTTGTAGATGTGAAGGATTCAACTCTATCTACTGACACTAAATAATAACACTCAGAGCTAAGTGCAAAGCGGGTAAAATATGAGCGTAGCAATATACGTTTCAGATTCTGGCAATAAAAAAATTATGGGGTCACATAAAGCAGATGCTACTTATGTTTCTATTAAGGCGTCTTGCCCGACTGATTGCCCATTAATGGGAGAAGGATGCTATGCCCAAACATCTTATGTTGGGATAACTAATGCCCGTCTCGATCAAAAGTCAGAGCACATTTCTCCCGTGCAAGCGGCGCAGGCTGAAGTCAAAGCTATTGATTCTGCTTATCAAGGAGGAGATGTTCCAGCACATCGAGATCTAAGATTGCATGTCGCCGGAGATTCTCGGACTATTACTGGAACTCGTTTGATCAATAAAGCGATTGCTCGCTGGAAAAAAAGAGGAGGAGGAGACTGTTGGTCTTATACTCACGCTTGGAAAAAAGTTCCTCGACATGAATGGTCTCAAGTATCTATTTTAGCTTCAGTTACCTCTACCGCAGAGGTAGAGTTGGCTAGACAGCAAGGTTATGCTCCGGCTATTGTGGTTCCAGAACATACCACCACTAAAGCTTATTCTTTACCAGGGTCTGATGTTAAGTGGATTCCTTGCCCAGCTCAAACAAAGCCGGGAGGCAAAGAAATTGGATGTACTGATTGTCGATTATGCTTCAATGCTGATCGATTGTATCGAGACCAGATGGGTATTTCTTTTGCCGCACATGGAGTTAAACAAAATAATCTTAAACGTCGATTAATAGTTTTAAAGTGAAATGCAGGTTTTACCTTTAGTTAACCAGTATAATTATTGTTTCATTGATGAGAACAATCAAACCCTTTCCTTAGGAAAGGAATTGGGATCTGGCGCAGATGGTCAAGTATTTAATATCATTGAGTGCCCAGATAAAGTAATTAAATTGGGGGCTTATTACGAGCCGCCATATTCTACGGATAAAAATATCGAACATACTTGGATTCACTTATCGAAAGTATTACACTCAATATTATTATCAAATAATAACTTGCTCGCTAAAGTTTATTATTATGATAAATTAGGAGTCCATACTAGAACGATAAATAATCAGCCGCAAAGATTTTTACTTTATTATTATATTATGGAAAAACTCCATCCTCTGTCAGAGGATGAAATTAAAGTTTTTCATTCTTTAGTCTCTCATGAAGATCAAAATAAAATAAAGAAATATTCTTCATTAGAAATTAATAAAATATTACAAGGCTTATCGATTGGGCTTGACTTCGACTTACACAAGGTTATGTTTTTTTGTAAAAATTTAAATAAATTAACTATCCAACATTCGGATCTTCATCCAAGAAATCTTATGAAGGATAGTGATGGAAACTTTAAACTTATAGATTTTGATAGAACAAAATAGGAGATAATTATGGCAAATATTGATTTATCGTTACTCAAGTCACTAGTGGCAGAATTAGAAGCCAGTATGAAAACCACAGAAGAGAATAAAAAAACTGCGGAAAAGCATCAGTATGTACTTAACATGTCTAAATGTATGGGCCTTGCGGTTAGTATCGCAAATGAGTCTACCGCACTCATTGCTGACATGAAGAGTGTTATTGCTCAATCTTCTATTCCGGGTAAAGAAGATGCTTTAGCTAAAATTATTAGTGTGTTAGCTAATCCCAATGGTTTACCAGAAACTAATTGATAAAAGGATTGATTATGTCAAATAAGTTAAATGATGTTAAGGTGTTAGCTGCCAAAATTGAGAATTTGGCTCGTGATGTTCAAAAGCAAGTAGATTCTGAGACTGATTTCTTGCCTGTTGCGAACGAGTTAGTTCGTAATAATTTGACTTTTGTTTTCACGTTGGGCGAATTTTATGCGCTCCAGCAGTCCAAAAATAAAAAAAATAACGGAGCCCTAGCCACAGCTGGAAACAAGACGTACTATAATGTACGTGACTTGCGAGGCAGATTCGTTAAGTCAGTCTAATTTCTGACTAAGACACTCATCTTATGAAAAGATTTAAGACCAATCTACACTTGTTAAGTAGGAAAGCGCCACTGTTAGTATTAGTCTCAATGATGAATACTATTATTTGCTCTACCATTGCTCTAGTGGTGATGTTAGAACTGACTCAAGCGTATCCTACTTCTAAATGGCCATTGGTAATTGGGATTTTAATTGCCCTGGTTGTCTGGGCCTGGATAGCATACAACCATAAAATTGTTAATTACATTAACACAGATAAGGAAGAAAAACATGAATAACCCTACTAAGGATAAATTACTACAAGATATCAATCAATTAATTGATTCGACAGATGAAGTTCTCAATAGCTGGTCTGGAGATACCAATCTACAATTCCCTGTTTTATTAGGAATGATTGCTGTTCGTAATAACTGGGATGAGAAACAGGTACGACGGGCCGATCCTTTTGTCCGAGAATATATTCGGAACCATCCTGAATGGTATGTCACTCGTGGTGCTCATGGCGGCATTATGAGGGCAGCTGATAAAAATAAAAAAGAACAAGCTAAACTGTCTAAAGAGTTGACTAAAAAACAAATGAAAAGTGATTTAGAGGCTAAGGTAGCTGCGATGGAAAGCAAAGTAACCTCACAGGTTACCTCAGATGTATCCGAGGATGATTCGGCAGAAAACGAGTGATATAGGAATCATGCCCCTTACGAGATACGAAGGGGCCATTATTCTTAGATAATAGAATCTAGATATCTAGATGTCTAAAGACGCCGACAAGGCATAGAAAGGTTCATATGAAAAGTATTTTTTTAACATCTCTATTAGCAGTTAGTTTAATGTCTTGCTCGGCTTGTGCAGGAAATTCGTCCTCTAACGGAGGGAATACGGTAGATTTGCCTGCTACCATTGTTCCCTCTGCAGAACCTACTGAAGTTCCAGTACCCAAACCACCAGAGAAATTTACATTTTCCCAAGAAAATTGGGAGTTTACGTTGCCAGAACCATGGCCCCTAGAAGGAGAGCAAGGAGAATGTACTCCACAAAATTGTGGGGTTGTCTTACGATCTCCCAATCGTGAGGCCATGGTAATTTTCATTAGGGAAACTTTTAATGAATCATTTGATACTTTTGTAATTCTTTCACTGAGAAGTCTCAAAGGAATTGATGCAGAAGTAATTTCTGCCGATCCAGTTATGATAAATGGTCATAATTTTGTATTAATTAAAGCCCTCAAGAATGAGGTAATTGTAGATAATTGGGTGACTGTCAAGAATAATAATGCATATAATTTATCTTGCGGCGGATTTGGAGATAATGCTGAATTATGTTCGCAGATAGCGGCTAGTTTAATTATTAGGTAATGTCAATAAAAAACACCTTTCTAGACATTGAAGAAATAAATGAGGCTAATAAGGAACGTCTACTACAAATTAGACAGAACTTATTTGCCTCATGTGTTCGCAATGCTCAAAATGAAGAAAGAAAAGGGATGTATTTAATATCGGTTATTATTTTTACTGAGTTTGAAAGATTAACCCGACATATTACCGAGCCGGATATAATTAAAAATTAAACCAAAATTTCTTGAAATCCTAAATCAAAATCCTTTTGAAAGTTTTCTTTCAAAGAACTTTTAACTGCTAAGTTAATTAACTTATCTCTTTTTTCTTTATGTTTATTAATAGTCTCTTGTTTATTCTTGTCTAGATTAAGAGTAAAAGCTATCGTCTGTTCAGCTGGCATAGTAACATGAGATACATAGACTAAACCATCCATAACTAATGGAAACTTTTTGAAGAGATCTTCAATAGAGTTTCTGACTATTTTTTTAACTAAATTAATCTCAGGTTTAGCGGCTTGCTTTTGTTGATAAAGCCAAGCCCATCTTAACATGTATCCCGTTTTATTCATATTATCAATGCGTTTAAATTGACAGCCTTAGGTGCAACTAATGTTAAAATTAACAGAAAAAAAAAATCTATCACGACTAATTAAGAGAGAAATTAGGAAATCGGTAAATGCCGAATCCAATTGCCCCATCTCTATTATTGATGGAGATAGCCCACCTATATTAGTAGGTGAGTCCTATCATTATCAAAATAAATCAGGGGATAAGATTCAATATCCCAATGCTTATCGAAAAGCTTGGGGCAAACCAGTTTATATTAATTCTACTCGTCGTATTGAAGTAGGATCAGATTGGTTACTTAACCAAATGAGCCTGTACAATTTTAGATTATTGCGTTTGAAAGTTCTCCAATAAGATGGACAATATTTTATTAATTGATGGTTTAAATTTTATCTGGAGAGCCTGTATCAAATTTGGAGTACCACCAGTAGCCGATGTGGATGATACTACTATCTTTACTTTTAACTTCTTTAGAAATCTCAGGCCAATCATTGAAGATTTTAAACCACATAAATGCTTCTTCGTCTTAGAAGGTCATCCTCAATTTAGATACGATCTATTCGCCGATTATAAAGCCAACAGAATTATCAAACAAGCTTCTAAACAAGAAACTCGAGATAAGTTTTACGCCACTAAAGAAAAAATATTGCAATTAATGCAATTTCTTCCCATCACTTTATGTCGAGCGGAAGCTTATGAAGCCGATGATGTGATTGCCACTCTGTGTGATAATATGCAGTTAGAGTCATTAACTATTATCAGTAGCGATTCTGATTTTACTCAGTTATTACAAAGAAATTATCCTCATATTCAAATTTATAATCCCATTAAAAAAATATTTGTCGAAGCGCCACCTTATCCTTATGTCGCTCATAAATGTTTAGTAGGAGATAAGTCAGATAATATTCCTGGCATCTTAAAACCTAAAAAAGCTTTAGACACTATTAGTCATCCTCAACTATTTCAATCTTTTCTTTCGATCGAAGAAAATCGTGCCAATTTCAATATTAATCGACAATTAATTGAATTTAGACACGTTCCTGAAGAAGAAATTATTTTGCTGGATGGTCATGCTAATTTTGATGCTTTGCATCAAGCATTTCAAGAAATGAAATTTGAATCCATTACTAATGATAAGTCTTGGCATAAGTATGTGACAACTTTTAATTGCCTAAAATATTAGGATTATTATGCAAATTTTTCTGATAGGTATGCCCCAAAGTGGAAGAACCACCGTGGCCAAATATATTGCGTCCCATCATAATTATGGATATATTGATGCTACGTCTTGGATTCTCTCCTCTTTTAGAGAGCCATTAGAATCAGAAACGATAAGTCAATATCAAGACGCTAAACATACTTGGCTGTTAGAAAGAATAAAAGAAAATCCCAAACTAATTGTTAGCAATATTCAAGATATTATTTCAATTAATAAAAAAAATTATCAGACACATCAGTTTGTAATCGATGGTCTCTTTTCTCCCAAAGATTTTACTGAGTTATTTGATTACCATCAAGATATGGTAATCTTTGTTAACCGTCTTAATAATCCAGCCGATTATCAAGATTATGAAAACATTGGCGCCTCAGTTATTAGAGATTATTGTTTTTGGTTGTCTTCCGCTGATTGCTTACCAAAAGAAAGATGGATAGAATTTAATTTCTCTATTCCAGGAGAAAATAATAATTACATGAGACAAATTGGTAGTAAGAACTCTATCTTTTTAGTGAAGAATTTAAATAAAGTAAATGAAATTTTAACTGGGTTATTATCTCAACAACCTTATTCTTGAGCTAAAATAGCAGCTAATTTTTTATCCTCTTCATCAATTAATTCTTGAATAACCTTATCAATAACTGCAGAACTATATGCTTCTGCTTCGGCTAATACTTCTGGAGAGGCTCTTCTTAATGCGGCTTCTTCTTCAGCAGTTAGTTTGAGGTTTCTATCATCTAAGAAAGCTATTTTTTTATTTTTCATTGGTTCCTTAAGGAGTCTAAGACTACTTGCAAAGCATTAAGTGGAGATTTATATTCTTTCTCTTTATTAAAGTTAACTATTAACTTTTCTCCCATAGATATCAATTCTTCTATTGAGAATGGTAAAGATTCTTGTTTAACTACTTTCTCTACCATTTTTCTAAAATTTTCAATTTGATTAATATCTTCACTAGCCTTGATAAAAATAGGGTTTACATTCACTAATGTATCAGCCATATTTTTAGCTATTGCTTCTAATCTCTTTAAATTCTCTTTATTCTCCTCAGTTGGGGATTCTTTGAATAACGCAAAGGCCGCTGTTATTTTTAAACGTATCTCAATAATTTCTGGATGTTTATCTACGCTTTTTAGCAATTTCTTTTTAATTTCACTTTTTGCGCTTTGAGTTTTTTGTTTTAAACTCAAATTGACACCATCCAAAGTGCCAGAATCTCGACGAACTTTTCTATCTTCTATTTCTTTTTCACGTGATACATGAAAGCTACTTTGCTCTGTAGCTGCTAAAACTTTAGCAATAGCAGTCATTTTTTGCTGTAATTTTTTATTTTCATTTATTAGTTTCGACTTTTCTGGGTCGTTATCTGGTAATAAGCCAATTTTAGCAGCATTAGCTTTATATACAATAGCTAGTTGTTCAATGTCTACCACTCGTTTTTTTCTAGTTTCTTGAACAGCACTTCTTATTTTATCTCGATATTGAACATAAAGTTCAGGATCTTCTTTCATTTTTTTACGTAATTCTGTTTGTCTAGATTTTTCTCTAGCTAATATTGAATCATATTTATCTTTATCTTTTTGCGTCTCTTGATACCATGCTTGTCTTTTAGCTTGATGCAATTTCCATTTTTCTGGGTCGGCTTTCATTTTTAAATATCTTTTTCTAGCTGCCGCTTGTAATGCTTCGTATTTCTTTTTAAATAGAGGATTAGTCTTATACAATTCAAGTGTTTCTTTGGCTTTTTCAGAGGCATCGTGCATTCTTTTAGCCCGATAACCCTCAGCATTAGGATTACCTTCCATTTCAGTCGAATAACCAAATTCTTCCGGTAATACCAAAGCCATCATTTCTGCTTCAGACACACCGTCTTCTTCATGTTTTTTAATATGCTGGTACACATCGTTAAAAACATTTTCAATAAATTTATTTAATGAAGCAGGATCTATATCCTCATTCTCTAAAAATGACGAACTTCCAATATACGCATTATTCAGTAACTTTTCATACAACCTTTTAAAGGTATCATACACTTCAATAGAATTACCTACATCCTCATCTTCCTCTTCTAAAGTATCCATAAATACATTATATTGATTATAGAATGCTTCTAATAAAGAAAATAATTCTGGATTTTTAATATCAATGGAGTCATAATCAGCTTCAATATTTCCAGTTAAAGAAAAGTCATCCTCTCCCGTGTCATCATCTGGCATAGTATAATATGTAGTTTGACCGAGAGACCGCAAGACCCTTCGATAAAATAAATCAGCTAATTTTAAGATTGTAGATAGTTGGCTCATGTGTACCTTGTCTTTATGGTATATATAGTTTTATGAGTAAAATAAAATCTCCTTTTCCCTTTTTTGGAGGAAAAAGCAAGGTCGCTGATTTGATTTGGTCAAGATTGGGTCATGTTTCCAATTATATCGAACCTTTTGCCGGTTCATTAGCTGTCTTGTTAGCTAATCCTCATCCAGCCAAAATTGAAACTATTAATGATAAAAATCATTTTATTGCTAATTTTTGGCGAGCTATCACCATCGACCCAGCAGGAGTTGCTAAATTTGCCGACCATCCAGTCAATGAGGCTGATTTGCATGCCCGTCATCATTGGTTAGTATCTGATGCTACTGATGACTTTAAATATCAAATGGATCATAATCCAGATTTTTATGATCTAAAAATTGCCGGATGGTGGGTCTGGGGAATCAGCGCCTCGATTGGATCCAGTTGGATGAACCCATATGGTGTAAATTCTTTACCCTTACTCTCTTCCGCCGGTTCAGGCATTCACGGATTAACTCATAATATTTTTGATTGGTTTACTGCTTTACAAACTAGATTGAGACGAGTAAGAGTAGCCTGTGGTGATTGGGAACGTGTCATGTCCCCCTCGATTACTTTTAAAAATAAAGGCTTGTCTCACAATGATGTGACCGCTATTTTTTTAGACCCACCTTACCTGACCTCAGGTCGAGATAAGGTTTATTTAGAGGAGTCTAATATTTTTCCTCAAGTTTATCAATGGGCATTAGACCATGGAGATTTACCGAATGTAAGAATTGCTTTATGCGGTTATGACAGCGAGTTAACTTTCCCAGATACTTGGGAAACGGTGGCATGGAAAACTAATGGGGGTTTTGCTAATGCTTCTAATACTCGTGGTAGAGCTAACTCAGATAAAGAAAGAATTTGGTTTAGCCCTCATTGTTTGAAAATATGATTTTTGAAACATTATAATTATGGACTACAGTTTTCCGTCTCGAAAATTTTTATTTAAATGTGACTCCTGTCATATGATTATTAGCGTCACCTTTGACGAAGAAGAAGACCTTGAAAAAGTTCAAGAAGATACCATGGTATTGGAATGTACTTGCGAGGGTCGCTGCACCGTGCTTCGAGACTAATTTTTAAAAATGCGCCCGGCCTTGACAGCCAATTTATAGTTTTTACCTTAGGTGGACGAAAGGGAGTCGCACCTTGGATCAAGAAAAGCTATTATCGGAATTGTCAACGATCCGTCAAGGATCAACGTTTATAACCCTGTTAGGTTATCGAAATAATAATCAAGAGTTAGCGGATTACAATATTATTTTCAATATCAATTATCGTAATGCACTATTACGATCTATTTCTATTCTTTCTAAAATAGAAACCTCCTTTGATATAGAGGCACAAGCCAAGCAACAATTAATGAGAGAATTAAATAATTCTCTGTCTAAAAAATCTCCACATGCGATATATACCCAAGTTACAGGTCCCAATGGTCAAATCATTTCGGGAATTAAAAAGCATCATCAGACTGGTGTTCTTTATCTATCTGGGCTTATTAATAGTAAGCGTGTCATTGTGCCTGGGACTTATTCAAATCGTCAGCGTTGTGGCCTGGCACAAACTAAAGAACATTTTCGTAAAATGTTACCGATTAGTAAAATTAGACAGTTTACCTTAACCCCACAACATCTCAATACAATTGCCGTGCAAGGCAAACGATTAACTCTTCAATCTTAAATTGTTGTATTTATTTACAAATAAAGGATTTTTATGGCTTCCAAGAAATTATTCAACTCTAAATCTACTGTCGCAGCACCTGTCACCAATACTACTAATAATGCCGGAGGATCAGCTTATGCCATGTCAGATAAGGCAGCCCTGGCTCAATTAGCCATGACCGGCTGTTTTAATGGCACCTATTATGTATCAGCCGAACATCAATTAGAAAAAGTTATCGAGTTGGCTAATAAATTGAGCCCCAAGTATGTAGCCAAGTTAGCAGTGTATTCTCGTCAACAAGGTTTAATGAAAGATATGCCAGCTGTCTTAGCAGCGGTAGTGGCTGGTAAAGATTCAGCGCTTTTATCACGAATCTTTCCTCAAGTTATTGATAGTCCCAAAATGTTGCGGAACTTTGTTCAAGTACTCCGTTCCGGAGTGACTGGTCGTAAATCCTTAGGTACCCGCCCGAAGAAATTAATCCAACAATATTTAGCATCCTTAACAGATGAGCAGCTGTTTAACGCCGATGTGGGCCAAGATCCATCATTAAAAGACATCATTAAGATGGTGCATCCTAAACCAAATAGCGAATCTCGTTCAGCTTTATATGGATATCTTCTAGATAAGAAATATAATCCTCAGCACTTATGTCAACTAGCAAAGCAGTTTGAACTTTTTAAAAAGGAAATGGGATCAGAAATACCAGACGTTCCATTTCAAATGTTAACACAGTTGCCATTGACTGACAGTCATTGGAAGCAAATTGCAGCTAATGCCACTTGGACCCAAACTCGATTGAATCTCAATACTTTTGAGCGTCATGGCGTTTTTAAAGATGCCAAACTGACGCAACTTCTGGCCAATAAATTGCAAGATGCACACCAAGTTGAGAAAGCGAAAGTGTTCCCGTATCAGTTATTTACTGCTTTCAAAAATATGAACTCAACGATTCCTTCTTCGGTCTCTATCGCTTTGCAACAAGCAGCCGAGATTTCGATGGAAAATATCCCTACCTTTCCAGGTCAAGTATATGTTATGGTTGATACTTCTGGCTCTATGAGTTCTCCGGTGACAGGTCATCGAGGCAGTGTTACTAGTAAAATGCGATGTATTGATGTCGCAGCTTTAGTCGCAGCAGCCATTATGCGAAAGAATCCTAATGCCGAAATTATTCCTTTTGATACTCAAGTTCATTCCCATCGATTGAATCCATGGGATTCTGTCATGACTAATGCTCAGAAATTATCTAATTTTGGTGGAGGTGGAACGGATTGTTCAATTGCTTTGCGTCATCTTAATAATACACAGGCTTCCGGAGACCTAGTTATCTATGTCTCCGATAATGAATCTTGGGTAGATCCGACTCGTTATCGGAGTACCGCAACCATGGCTGAATGGGTTAAATTTAAGTCGCGTAATAAAAATGCTAAACTGGTCTGTATTGATGTTACTCCTAATGGTACTGTGCAAGCTAGTGATGGCAATGCCATTTTAAATATTGGCGGGTTTTCTGATTCGGTCTTTGAAGTAATTGCTAAATTTACGGAATTAGGAAATCACAAAGATCTGTGGATTAATACCATAGAATCAGTGGAGATATAAAATAGATGGCTATACATTTAATTATTACTGCCAAAGAGAAGGTTGATGCGGCCTTATTAACTGAACTTCAACATCTTGGCGTCACAGTTTCTAGTTCTTTAGAAGAGTTAGGGATTGTCTTAGGATCTGTTTCTGAAATCAATTTTGACAATACTCTACAACAGATACAAAATCTTACTCCTGTTCTAGGAGTAGAAATTGAAAACGAACTATCAGTTGGACCGCCAGATACAGAAATTTATTAAACAATAGGAACAAGTATGACTAAACCAAATTTTTCTTCCATCAATATGATTATTGACCAAAGCGGCTCGATGGCTCATCTATCTAAAGATACCATTGGAAGCTTTAATAACTTTTTAGCGGAACAAAAACTTGTTCCGGGTGAAGCGGCGTTAACTGTTACCACTTTTAATTATACTCCTCATACCCTTCATGATTTTGTTAACTTAACCGAAGTTCCAGATCTTACCCCAGAAACCTACCAACCGTCTGGTGGTACCGCTTTGCTCGATGCCATTGGATTAACCATGGATACTTTAGGCCAAAAGCTAGCCGCGATGGCCGAACCAGATCGACCCTCTAAAGTATTGTTTGTCATTATTACTGATGGAGAAGAGAACTCTTCTAGAAAATATACTTTGTCTAAAATAAAAGACATGATTGAGCATCAACGTCAAGTATATTCTTGGGAGTTTATTTTCTTAGGAGCTAATATTGATGCCGTCTCAGTGGGATCTTCTTTAGGAGTGGCGGCGAATAATTCTTTTAATTATAGTTCCGATTCGATCGGAATTCGTAACGTCTATAAAGGTATTAGTGCCACTACTCAAAGTTTCCGATCAGGTTCAGGGTCTAGTACGTTTACAAGTAACTTTACCGCTACTACTACCTCTAGTAAGACAAATTCTCAGCAAAAAAATACTGTTCTTGCTAGAGATAGTCGGGGCAGATTTGTTAAAGTAACAAACTAATCTACTAATTATTAAATATTCTGCCATGGAACCATGGCAGAATCCTAAATTAACGTTGGGCGAACGTTGTATAACTTTCGCCCAACAAGAATTAGCTAATAAAGTAGCAGAAGATAAACCTAATTCTTTTACTTCTCCTCGTATTAGAGAATACTTTTCTATTTGCACCCGATTAGTTAATGGAAAAGAATTTCCTATTGGAAAAACATTTAGGGTGGGTAATTGGTGTAGTGCCGCAGTCTCTTTTACCTTATCACAATCACTTTTGCCTCACGAAACTCCTCCTCATGGCTTTCGTTTAGGGGTAGTAGAAATAATAGCTGATATGCAAAAACTTGATACTTATCGGCCACTTAGCGAAGTTAAAAATGGAAATTATCAGATAAAAGTAGGAGACCCTGTTTTTTTTGATCGTAGTCGCCCCAATGAGCCACATACCGCTTGGTTTCGTCATATTGGTTTTGTCTTAGATCCTGGCTCAGGAGATGCTGCTAAATTTACTTGTATTTCTGGAAATAGTTTGGGTAAATGGAGAATTACTCATCATCATTATCATCAACCAGCTTTACTAGGATTTGGAGAGTATTCGTCAGTTATACCAGCGATCTCCCTTCCTGTTAATACTCCATGGGACCAAGTTAATATTCAAGACTTAGCTCCACTAGAAGATACTGGTCAAGGTTTAGATGCCAGCGATTTCTGGGATCTTTTCAGTGAACCCTAATATCTCGATTCTAGTGTGGCTGGAATCCCAGCGACTAAATTTTTTCACACACCCCTAAGTATGCAACTTGTCAGTATTAAAAAAAATAAACAGCCCTTGACAATCTTCACTTTGAGGTTATATTATAGGGCATAATAAGTCATATTAATATTGCTTATTTTCCCACTCTGGGAAATTATCCCGTCTGACTAGATCCCTGGGAGGATCCGCTGTCTGTAAAACAGTTGCCAATGAGCTAAGTGGTTCGATTCCCCCAGACGGGACCATACAACAAATTAAGGTTGTTGTTCCTTTATAATATAATAATTCATCGAGGATGAAGTGTAACCTGGTAGCACCCGTCGTCTGGACCGACGTAGAGACGTTCAAATCGTACATCCTCGACCAACATCTGATATATGTTCCAACATGGAACTATCTGACGATGAATTGATAAATATCATACATGCAGCTACTTGCAAATCCGATCTAGCTAGAAAATTAGGATTTACTTACTTTAATGGTAAAGTTTGGAAATCGATTCAGCAAATAATTGATCGACTACAAGTTTCTACACAACATTTTGATGCAACAGCAACTCGTCGTTCTCAAAGAACTCACGATCGGACGACAAAATCTTGTCCGATTTGTTTTAATAGTTTTTCTACTCTTTCTAAAAATAGAAAGATAACCTGTTCTTATTCTTGTGCTAATCGTTTCTTTAAGAAACGAGTCTCTACTATTTCTAGTAGATTAAAAAAATCTCATACTTTATTAAAGTTACATGGTTCCACTAAACGTACAACCATACTTAATGGTGAAGTACAGTATACCTTAAATTGTCAAGTATGTAACAAAGAATTCTTTTCAGGCAAATCAATTACTAAAACTTGTTCTCCAGATTGTTTGTGTTATTTAAAAAATAATCCGTCTCCATTGACTAGGCAAAAAATTTCTCAAGCTATTAAGAAAAGAGTAGCGTTAGGTATTCATCCTGGCTGGGCCACTCGGAATAAATTGATTCCGTCATATCCAGAAAAATATGTAGCCTCCATTTTAGATGAATTGAATGTTAATTATATTAGGGAATTAAAGGTGAATAAATGGTTTATTGATTTTACAATTCCTGATTCTAAAATTGCATTAGAGGTAGATGGCAAGCAACATAATCTTCCAGAAAGAAAAAAGTCTGATTTCAATAAAGATACCTACCTATCTCAAGTAGGATGGCAAGTGCATCGAATTCCCTGGACTGGGATTAGAAATCTAGAAGATAGAGAAAAGTTATTGAATCAAATAAAATCCTTAATTCCATTAAATACTGGAAACTAGAATGTCTAATTATAATCTAATAAATATGGTCCTATCTTCTAATGGTTAAGATGAAAGACTTTCAATCTTTTAATGTCGAGTTCGATTCTCACTAGGATCGCCAATAAGCAACTATAGTGTTTAATGATAGCATTCCTGACTTCCACTCAGAGGGTGTGGGTTTGAATCCCACTAGTTGCTCCAAATTTTAAATATTATCGGGAGCAGGGAGGAAGGGTGTTCCTCGGAGTTCTTATAAAGCTCTAAAACGGGTTCAAGTCCCGATGTCCCGACCATGTCATCTCAAATGACAAATAATGGAAGCTAGAATCCTTAAATATCTAGACAAAGCGGGTAAATAATAAAACAAATACTTAAAGAAGTAAATATGGCCTAGTGGCGGAATGGCAGACGCGCCTGACTTAAGATCAGGTACCCTTTCGGGTGTGGGGGTTCAAGTCCCTCCTGGGCTACTAAATGTGATGAATGCATTTATGGATTACATTAGGATAAAAATCTATAAAAATTTTAGTCATCACATTTATTTTTAAATGGCTAAATCGAAAATATCAGATCTCGAGTTTATCGAGTTAGTTAATCGCTCTACCTCTATTGCAGAGGTATTACTAGCACAAAACTTAACTCCGGCTGGAGGAAATTATAAATCCTTCTATGCTAGAATCAAACGATTACAAGTATCCCTTGACCATTTTACTGGTCAAGGTCATTTACAAGGGAAGACGCATTCTTGGAATGCTAAGATTCCACTGTCAGAAATCTTAGTAGAAAATAGTAACTTTAATACCTATCATCTCAAAAATAGATTATTGAAGGAGAAAATACTCAATTATCGTTGTAGTCAGTGTGGGATTGTTGATTGGCAAGGTAAACCAATTTCTTTACATTTAGATCATATTGATGGTAATAATACCAATCACTCTCTCTCTAATTTAAGAATATTGTGTCCTAATTGTCATTCGCAAACTCCAACTTATTGTGTTAAAAAACAGATGTTAAATATCTAGAACAGTAAAATATGGCCTAGTGGCGGAATGGCAGACGCACCTAACTCAAGATTAGGTACCTTTTCGGGTGTGGGGGTTCAAGTCCCTCCTGGGCTACCATCATCCATCTTGGATGATAAATAATGGAAGCTAGAATCCTTAAATATCTAGACGACTACTAAGTGCGATGAAAGCCTTTATTGCTCCATTAGTGGAGACAGACTACACGATATCTATTGAATAGATTATTCTACTTTAGCTCAGCGGTAGTAGCAGCGGCCTGTTAAGCCGTGGGTCCCAGGTTCAAATCCTGGAAGTAGAGCAAGTATATAGTGAATGCCGTAATTGATTACATTTAATTGGATAAAAACATCAATTACAATTTTTGTCATTATATATTAATGGAAGCTAGAATCCCTAAATATCTAGACAGGCAGCTGTCTTGCCAATAGAGATAGATTTTTAATCTCTTAAAAGAAGACTAAAGCCGATCGTAACGGCTAGTTGGCGCCATTTTAAAATTAAATATAATGAATGCCGTAATTGATTACATCGGATTAAATTATATCAATTACAATTTTTGTCATTATAGTTATTAACTATATTTGAAAATATAGCTTATCATAAGCTAACGTAGCTCAATGGTAGAGCCCTGTTTTGTAAACAGGCGGTTGGCGGTTCGAGTCCGTTCGTTAGCTCCAGATATTAAATATTTTTAATCGGCCATTCGTACAAAAGTTAAGTGTCACTGTCTGATAAGCAGTAGAGTTAACATAAATATATAAAAATATATTTAGTTTTTGTTTGTGCCAGGGACTCTAAGCTCCTGACCAGTATTATCAAATAAACCTTCTGATTTCCAATAGAAACTAGATAGTTTCGATAAATACTGCCGAAAATAAAATCGTATTTCAGGAAGATCTATTTCATGATTAAGTGCCGCATTTAAATCTGCATCTATATGCAACTTGCACTCTTTACATTTATATTCCTTACCTTTGCGATTTGCTTTTCGTACTATTCCGCATCCAGAACATCTCTGAGACCGATATGGACTGGATTGTAGATTCAGTTGGACCCCAACCTCTTCTAAAACTTTTGTTATTTTATTATGAATTAAAAGATTGCTCCAAGCAGACATTTTTCTGCTAGTTCTTTTTCCTCGTTTAATATCATACACATGTTCAAGATTGACTTGACCAATATCTTTCCAATTTAATTGGTTAATGGACCAATTAATAAAATTCATTCTATGATCCTGAGCTTTATTAAAAGCTTTTGATCCTTTTTTCTTTTTGGCAATTTTATTGCAAATAGAATCTAAAGAATGACCATGATTATCTTTCTCTGGAGTTTTATGCCCATTAGATAAAGTAAGAGCTGTTTTTAATCCAGTATCTCCTCCAACAGTTTTTCCGACCTTTTTAGTGGGAACTGGAACTTCATATCTTAATTGAATACAATTTTCTTTGATTAAAACTCCTGCCAATCTTTTTCCAGATGAAGAAATCCATTTCTGGTCTTGTTTGTGATATTTTATAGGAATTTTAACAATATCAAAACCAGTTCCATACAACTTAATAAACAAGTTAAAGTGATTTGAACTTTCTCGTATTTCTATTTGTTTTTGAGACAGCTCTGCTTGAAAATTTGATCCAATAATTGGTTTTGTAAGTTTTAATTTTTCAAGTTTTGATTCCCAATAATTGGAAGACTTATTCTCTTCTTTTCTTTTTTTAATAATATATAATATTTTATTTCTAATCGATACCCTGCCTTTAACGATTCCAATTGCTTGGGATAAGGCCGCAGAAAGAGCCCTGGCAGATAATTTATCATGACTTATTATTTTATAATCTAAAAATTTTGGAAGAAATAATAAATCGTCATTAATGCTCCAAATGATTCTTCCATTATGATCTAATAATTTGTTTGACCAAATGTAATCAATATAAGACTGAACTGCAAATCGATATTCTTTCAAGAAAGAAGAAATTATTTCTTTTTTTCCAGAATTACAATCTTGCAGATAGTGTTTCGTAGATCTAATCACTAGATTCCTCTAATGTTTTTTTAATTGCTTTTACTTTTTTAGCGCCTCTTCGTAATCCATATAGTCGACAACAAAAGGAAGTAATTATTGCAATTAAATCTTTAATTAGATCGTTTTCATCTTCTTTATCTCTGTTGATAACAACTAGATGATATCCCAGAATATTTAACAGTCTATCTAGGTAATTAAATCCAAATCTTGTTAATCTATCTTTATGTTCTACTACAATTCTTTTAGGCTCGGAATTTAATAAAAGATTTAATTGCTTTCTATTATCATTCATTCCAGAAGCAATTTCTTTATAAACTTTCTCTACTTCCCAGCCGTTGGCAGTACAAAATTGTAAACATCTTTCTATTTGTCTATTTAAATCATCTTTCTTATTGGAAGAAGATACTCTGCAATAAACATAGGTTTTTAATGATTGATTATTTTTAACTACTGAATCTTCTTCTACTAAAATAGTTCCAGATGACAGCTGGATAACTTTTCCTGGCAACTGACCTTTTTTAAAAAGGTTAAATGCTGTCTGATAAGTTAATCCATTCTTTTTTGCCCATTGAGATAGTTTCATTCATTTATATGAAATTATATTAGTATAAATTTACATAAAATTATACATTTTAAATAAAATGTCTATAGACGATGGAGCGTTACCATCATGGCCGACCACACTTTTCAGAAAGCAAGATTATGGCACATAAGATATTTATGGCGCTCTTCATCGAGAAGATGGTCCAGCATTAGAAGGAGCCAATGGATATAAGGCTTGGTATCGTAATGATCAACGGCATCGAATAGATGGGCCGGCCATAGAACATGCTGATGGTAGAAAAAGTTTTTACCTAGCAGGCGATCACTATTCTGAAGAAGAGTATTGGCGAATAGTTAAGCTAAAAGCTTTATGGTAAAGTATGCAAGAAATTATAGATATAATTGGTACTAAATTTTATTATTGTAATGGAGATCTTCATCGGGAAGATGGTCCGGCTATAGAATATATAAATGGCGATAAAGCTTGGTGGATTCGCGGTCAACGCCACCGAGAAGATGGTCCCGCAGTAGAATATGTTAATGGAGATAAATGTTGGTATTTTTATGGCCAGTACCATCGAGAAGGTGGGCCAGCCGTAGAGGTTTATAATGGAGATAAATCTTGGTGGATTTATGGTCAACTCCATCGAGAAGATGGTCCAGCAGTAGAATATGCTGATGGAGAGAAACGATGGTTTCTTCAAGATAAAGAATACTCTGAAGAAGAATATTGGCGAGTAGTCAAGTTAAAAACTTTATGGTAAAGTATGCAAGAAATTATAATAGATGAACGTGGAACTAAAAAATACTATTGGAATGGCAAATTCCATCGAGAAGATGGTCCAGCTATTGAATGGTATGATGGAGATAAGCATTGGTTTTTTAATGGTCAAAGACATCGGGAAAATGGTCCGGCTGTAGAGAAGGTTAATGGAGACAAAGAATGGTTTATTTATGATCACCTTCATCGAGAAGGTGGTCCGGCCATAGATTATGCTAATGGATTTAAGCAGTGGTATTATTATGGAAATTTACATCGAGAAGATGGCCCAGCTATAGAAAATACTCATGGCCATAAATATTGGCACCTTCAAGGTAAAAGCTATTCAGAAGAAGAATATTGGCGAGTAGTTAAACTAAAAGCTTTATGGTAGCAATATGCAAAAAATTGAGATAGATGAACATGGCGTTAAAAGATATCGCTGGAATAACCAGCTTCATCGAGAAGATGGTCCAGCAGTAGAATATCCTAATGGAGATAAATCTTGGTGGGTTTATGATAAATACCATCGGGAAGATGGCCCTGCAGTAGAAGAGGCTGATGGAACTAAAGAGTGGTGGGTTAATGATCGACGACATCGAGAAGATGGTCCAGCCATAGAATGGTCTGATGGCAGTAAAGAATGGTATCTTCATGATCAACTCCATCGAGAAGATGGTCCAGCAGTAGAAAAGGCCAATGGAGATAAACACTGGTATCATCATGATGAATTACATCGAGAAAATGGTCCTGCCATAGAATTGGCTAATGGAGATAAATATTGGTATCGTTATGATCAACGACATCGAGAAGATGGACCAGCCATTATCCATGCTAATGGAACTAAAGAATGGTGGCGTTATGATTTGCGCCATCGAGTAGATGGCCCGGCTATAGAACATTCTAATGGAAGTAAAACTTTTTACCTAGAAGGTAAAAAATATTCGCCAGAAAAATATTGGCGATTAGTTAAATTGCAAGCTTTATGGTAATATGATATATACAGATATGTTTAATAATAAACATTATTTTTGTAATGGCAAACTTCATCGAGAAGATGGACCAGCCCTAGAAAATACTAATGGAGATAAATATTGGTATCTTCATGGTCAGTTACATCGAGAAGATGGTGCCGCCATAGAAAATAATGATGGAACTAAATATTGGTACCTTCAAGGCAAACGATATTCCGAAGAAGAATATTGGAGAGCACTTAAATTAAAATCTTTATGGTAAAACATCTAAAAATTATCACTGAACATGCTACATATTATTATTTGGGTCATAAATACCATCGAGAAAATAGTCCCGCCATAGAGTATGTTAATGGAGATAAAGAGTGGTGGATTCATGGCAAAAGACATCGAGAAGATGGTCCTGCCAAGGAATATAATGATGGGCGGAAATTCTGGTATCTTCAAGGCGAAGAATATTCAGAAGAAGAATATTTTCGAGTACTTAAATTAAAAACTTTGTGGTAAAGTATGCAAGAAATAGAAACAGATCAATTTGGTATATATTATTACTGGAATAATCAGTTGCACCGAGAAGATGGTCCGGCAGTAGAAGATTATGAGGGAGATAAAGAATGGTGGCTTCATGGTCAGCGTCATCGAGAAGATGGTCCAGCAGTAGAATTTTCTAATGGAAGTAAATTTTGGTATCGTCATAGCCTTCTTCATCGAGAAGATGGTTCAGCAGTAGAAAAGGTTAATGGATATAAAGGGTGGTGGATCCACGGTCGATGTCATCGAGAAAACGGACCAGCTATAGAATATGCCGATGGAAGTAAAGATTGGTGGCTTCAGGGAAAACGGCATCGAGAAGATGGACCTGCAGCAGATCATACTGATGGATATAAAGCGTGGTACCTTCAAGGTAAAAAATATTCAGAGAAAGAATATTGGCGAGTAGTTAAATTAAAAGCTTTGTGGTATTAATATGAATATAAATAAAGAATTATTTTCTCGTTTAGGAATCAAAGAATTAATTCTCACCCAAGAAAGTGATTGGATTAAAGTTATTATTCCAGACAAGAAGCAACAAGAATCTTTCCGTTTAGCTAAAATTCAAGAAGATGACTCTCGAGATAATGAATTATATGATCATGCTTTTCAAAATTCTAGAGAACAAAGTTTGTTCTGTACGACGGAATCCAAAGGCGCAGAATTTGCCGTTCAAGAATGGGGCGGTGGTACTGCTCGGGTAACTCAACCTAATGAATTTCATTCTTATCCCGATGTAGGTCAAGTCAATGTTCGTCATATCAATGATCCAGAAGATGGATTAATGATTATGAAAAAGGACCAAAATAAAGTTCCATTAGTATTAGTGACTGGTAAAATGCCAGAATATTTTCTTATGGGCTGGACTATTCCGGCTTATGCGAAGCAATATATTTATCGAATTAATTTGGGTCGAGAAAAATTAGGAGATGGTTTTTTGCATAATATGCAGCCGCACGAGGCATGCACATTTAGCAAGCAATGGTTATTCCCGATGTGGTCTCTCAATAAAGATTTAGTTAAATAATTAAGGATAATTAACAGGTAAGTATGGCTATTGAAAATTTTTCAGATTTAGGATTAGGGGCGGAAACAAAAAAGGAAGATATCTCTTCTATTATACAAGAAGTATTAGGAATTACCATTGAGGATTTAACTAATAAATTATCTGCCAATGTAGCAGCTAATGCGGCTAAATTAGCCGAGCAAATTATTAATATTGCTCCACATAACAATTATGCTAAATTGTTAGAAACAGATGTTGATAAAGCTAATTTCTTACAAACGGAAGCTCATAAGTCAGAGTATTGGGATCTTCGAGAAATAAAAGCCAGTGATAAAATAGATAATTTATTGGTCTTTACTTTTATGAATACTGCGGTAGATGACGGAGCATCCTTAAAAGGATGCGTATATGTTACCTTTACTGGCAAAATAAAATATGCTTTTGCTACTGTCAATTGAATAACTCCATCGAGAGAATGGATCTGCCATAGAATTTGCTAATGGTCCAACCACTAAAGTGGTTGGCTTTCTGCTATAAAGATCGTAAATATTGGTACCTTCAAGGTAAAAATTATTCTGAAAAAATATATTGGCGTTTAGTTAAATTAAAAGCTTTCTGGTAACATAATGCAAAAAATTATAACAGAGAAAAATGGATCCCAATATTATTATTGGAATAATCAGCCACACCGAGAAGATGGTCCAGCGGTAGAATATTACAATGGAGAACAAGAATATTGGATGTATGGTCTACCTCATAGAGAGGACGGGCCGGCAATTGTTAAAAAAACACATAAATTATGGTATTATCAGGGGCAGCTCCATCGAGAAGATGGGCCAGCGATTGAACAACAAAATGGCGCCAAAGCATTTTATCTGCATGGGAAATTCTACTTAGAAGAATCTTATTGGCGATTAGTTAAGTTGAAAGCTTTGTGGTAAAGTATGCAAGAAATTAAGGTTGATAAAGACGGAACTAAAAGATATTATTGCAATGGTAAATTGCATCGAGAAGACGGTCCGGCAATAGAGTCTATTAATGGGGAAAAATATTGGTTTATTAATGACCAACAACATCGAGAAGACGGTCCAGCGGTAGAATATTCTGATGGAAGTAAAGAATGGTATCTTCATGGTCAACGTCATCGAGAAGATGGTCCGGCAGTAGAATATGCTCATGGATCTAAACATTGGTATCTTCATGACAAACTACATCGAGTTGATGGTCCAGCATTAGAAAATGCTAATGGCCATAAAGAGTGGTACCGTCATGGTAAATTCCATCGAGAAGATGGACCAGCAGTAGAAGGCACTAATGGAAATAAGTATTGGTTTCTTCAAGATAAAAGATATTCAGAACAAGAATATTGGCAAATGATTAAACTTAAAGCTTTATGGTAATTTTTTGAAATATTAACATTAGTCGCGTGTTATATTAAGATTGTTACTTTATTCGGGTTTCGTTCAACGGTAGGACAGAGGACTTTGAATCCTCGAATTGGAGTTCGATTCTCTAAACCCGAACCACTATCTATTAATAGTTACTCATATTTTACATGAGTACCAGTAAATTATTTAAGTTAGCCCAACACATTGAAGATAAATTAGCCAAAATTAATCCAGATACCGTCTTAGAAGAGCATGAAGGAGTTTCTCCGGTCTCTTATATGGCTTTTAATAATTTAAAAAATATCGTTAAAGACGCAAATGAATTATTAGAATTATTAAATGATCAAGATGATTTACCTCAATGGGCCGATGAATTTATTGCATTAGCTAAATTTAATGTGACTAAAATTCTAAATTATGTCAGAGCAGAAAAGTCCTCCCATGGAGAAACAGAAAAGAATGCTTATCAATTGCATGATTTAGTTAAATATGCCGCCGGGAAATATGACCATATTGATTTCAAACCCTCTGAAGCCGTGGCTAATGCCGCTGCTCGTGGTTTAGAATTACGTAAGAAAAATAAAGGAAAAGGCGGTTTAAGTACCCAGCAAGCTGGAGCCCAAGGAATTGGTTCTGGTGTAGCTAGAGCAGTGTCGCTGAAAAATAGACAAACTTTAAGTCCTTCCACCGTTCGTCGAATGAAATCTTTTTTTGATCGACACGAAAAGAATAAAGGCGCCAGCGATGGAAAACCTTTAACTCAAGATAAAGGTTATATTGCTTGGCTGATCTGGGGAGGTGATCCGGGGAGATCTTGGGCCAACAAAATTTGCAAGCAAATGGATGCAGCAGATAAAAAATCTAAATAATTGGGGATTAGTTTAGCCCTTGACAATCTTTACTTTGAGGTTATATTATACCACTCTGGGAAATTATCCTGTCTGACTAGATCTCTGAGAGGACCCGTTGTCTGACATAAGTTCTAATTGCTCCATACGTGGAGACGGGCGCCGACTAACTAATAGTTTGCCATATATAGGCATGAGCAATTTATCTAAATATGGAGCCCTGCTAGAAGAGATTGATAGCTATTATTTATTAGCCCAAGCTAGTAAAGTGTATGGCCCGTACCATCGTTTAGATGGTCGACAAATTGTCATTGTCGTAGAAGAAGACGGTTCTCGGAGAACTGTTAGCTATCCTAAATTCTTAATGGAAGAACATTTAGGTCGAACTTTAGACCCCGATTTAGAAACCGTAGATCATTGGGATTCCAATTATTTAAATAATGATTTATCGAATTTAAGATTGGTTCCTCGGGATCAGCATTCGGCAGATGATACTCGTCGGGTGAAATTGGTTAAATTGAAGTGCGCCTTGTGTGATAAGGAATTTGAGAGAAGTCCCAGGTTGTTGAGGGATAAGGCGAAGAAGAAGCGAGCTGGGCCATTTTGTAGCAGGCTGTGTGCGGGGCGTTATAGCAGACAGCTCCAGCTCCGACTCATCCGCAAACTTCCCCAACAACCTTTCCTCTCATCTGAATATTATAAGAAAAAATATCAGTGATATAGCATCTCATGATGAGATATACCTATTATCCTAATATTTTTACCGATGAAACAGCTTTATCCTTTTATTTTTTGGGATTGTACATTACGGATGGTAATGTATATCTGAAGCATGGATATGAGGTTTCCATCAAATCAATTGATGTGTCCTTATTGCACGCTATTGCTAAGTTAGTATGCCCTACTAAATCGCTAGTCAAAATTAAAAATTCTAATTGTTTTAAATTAAGTTTTAATTGCCAAGCGATTGCTGAGTGGTTAGTCTCTTATGGTTGCGTCCCGAATAAAACTAAAATAGTCAAGTTTCCAACTATACCAGAAAAATATTATCCAGATTTGATTCGAGGGTTATTAGATGGAGATGGAAGCATTGGATTTTACAAATCTCCGATGATTAGATTTGACTCGGCATCCTTCCATTTAATTAATGGAGTCAAAGATTATCTTAATTCAACTTTAGGTTTTACTCTTTCTCTCAAGGAAACGCCTTGGATTACTACCACTATTAATGGTCAAGCAGCTAGTTCTACTACTCAAATGTATAGGCTATCTATCGTAAATTTGAATGCATATAAATTATTAAAACATATTTATTATCAACCAGATTGTTTTAGTTTAGATAGAAAGAAGGCTCAAGCTTTTGAAATTATTAACCATTATGAGTCTCGTTGGTCGCCAGACAAGTTATTAAGTTTTAATAAGTTGCCTATTAAAGATTGGCCAGGTGATCAGGAATTATTTAATTTAGTTTGTTCTTATCACGGATCGTTTAAGTTGACGGCTCAGCATTTGAATGTGTCGGCTTGGGGATTAGTTTCTAGATTAAGAAAAATTGGTTATTATCAACAATTAAAAACCCTGTATCCCGTAGAGAGGGCTAAAAATTTTAACGGGTTTAGGAAGCCTAAAATGGTTAGCGAATCCTTGATTCAAGAGATTGACTCTTTGTTTGAGCATTTAACTCATCGGCAAATTGCGGAGAAATTCTCTCTTAAAGAGAGTTATGTGGCTTTTTTGAAAAGAGATAGTAATAAAAGAAATGTAATTGACCATGAACAATAAATGGATCAGAATATATAGGTGGAGCCTTTATAATGGTATTCTAATTAAAGAATATTATGCGAATAATCTTGTTCATCGAGAAGATGGTCCGGCGAGAGAATTTAGCAGTGGAGAAAAACATTGGTGTCTTCATGGCCATCTTCATCGAGAAGATGGACCTGCAGTAGTATACGCTAATGGAGTTAAATGTTGGTATCTTTATGGTCAACTTCATCGATCAGATGGCCCCGCTATTGAATGGCCTGATGGCGGAAAATCATGGTTTATACAAGATAATAAAATTTCTTCAGAAAAAAAATATTGGAGACTAGTTAAGTTGAAAACTTTATGGTAAAGTTATGCAAGAAATTAAAGAAAATAAATGGGGTAAATATTATTGTTATAATGGGAACTTACATCGAGAAGATGGGCCGGCGTTAGAAGAACCTAGTGGATATAAAGAATGGCGTTTACATGGTAAACTACATCGAACAAATGGTCCAGCATTAGAATGGGTTAATGGAAATAAAGAATGGTATCTTCACGGTCAATTACATCGAGAAGATGGTCCTGCCATAGAATGGGTTGTTGGAAACAAATATTGGTTTCTTCAAGGTAAAGAATATACCGAAAAAGACTATTGGAGAATAGTTAAATTAAAAGCTTTATGGTAAAGTATGCAAGAAATAAAAACAAATAAATATGGTAAACATTATTTCTTTAATGGTCGATTACATCGAGAAGATGGTCCAGCTATAGAGAATAATGACGGAAGTACAGAATGGTATCTTCATGGCAAACTGCATCGAACAGATGGTCCCGCAGTAAAATTTACTTATAATTCTATTAAAGAATGGTGGGTTTACGGTAAACTCCATCGGGAAGATGGACCGGCAGTAGAGCGCGCTAATGGAACGAAATATTGGTTTCTTCATGGTGAAATCCATCGAGAAGATGGCCCGGCCATAGAATATGCTGATGGAATTAAAGAATATTGGTTGCAAGAAAAGAAATATTCAGAAGAAGACTATTGGCGAGTAGTTAAGTTAAAAGCTTTATGGTAAAGTATACAAATGATGAGGGAGATATTTTTTGGATGGTCGATGGAGTTTATCATCGAGAAGACGGGCCTGCAGTAGAATGGGCTAATGGAGATAAATCTTGGTATCTTCATGGTCAACTACATCGAACAGATGGTCCAGCCATAGAGCGAATTAATGGAGATACAGAGTGGTGGATTCATGACCAACGTCATCGAGAAGACGGTCCAGCCGTAGATAATATTGGTGGAACTAAAATATGGCTTATTAATGGTATTTATCATCGAGAAGATGGCTCAGCTGTAGAATTAGCTAATGGCACTAAAAGGTGGTATCTTCAAGGTAAACAATATTCTAAAGAAGAGTTTTGGCGAGTAGTTAAATTACAAGCTTTGTGGTGAAATATGCAAGAAATTAAGATAGATCAAGGTGGAAATAAATATTATTATTGGAATGATAAGTTACATCGAGAAGATGGCCCTGCGATAGAATTTGTTAATGGAGATAAAGAGTGGTTTTTTCATGGTAAATATCATCGAGTGGATGGGCCAGCAATAGAGTTAGCCAGTGGCCATAAAGAATGGTGGTATTTTCATGGAAAATTACATCGAACAAATGGTCCGGCTATAGATCATGAAGGTAAATTTTTTCTTCATGGTAAAGAATATACAGAAGAAGAATATGGCAAATTAGGTAATAACATGTCAAAAGAATTTTTAAATAATTTATATTATCAATGTCTTAATTTAAAAGAAGGAGGCGCTGACCAAGCATATTTTTTTATCTCCAAATTGTTGGAGCAAAAGAATTTTTCAGCTATTAATTCTCTTTTCTCAGACTTAGATCTATCTCTAGTAGATACTGGTACCATGTATATGATGATTAATTTAACCGCTCCTTATCGATCTAAAATATCTACTTATCAAAATTTTTATCTAAAAATTAGAGAAGAATATGCTAGACGAGGACGCTCGTCACAAGACATATCAAAATTACTTGATCACTTTCAAGAGGTAAAGGAAAGTTCGGAGACTCCATATGTCTCTAAAGAAGAGTCTGGATTTAATCAATTAAATTTTCTGATAGAGAAAGCAGAGCTTTCTAATGATAAAGAATTAGTTTTTTGGCTACAATTGTGTAAATCACAAAAATTAGCTCATGCAAATAAGGAAGATAAATTTAGGAATTTAGTTCAAACTTTAGGACATGATGAATTGAGAAAAAGAACTATTGATTCTTTACGTCATATGGCAAATCTTTTAGAGAAAACGACGGGTTGTTGGCCGGGCATTTATTATGCTGAATTGCCAAAAGATTTGAATAGTGATATGCTGGCTAAATTAGAAGTTATTCTTTCGTATCCTTGGCCCGGTTGATAGATTGGCGAACAGTAAAGCTTAAATTTTTATGGTGAAGTATGGAAAAAATTACAACAGATAAATATGGTAATAAATTTTATTCTTATAATGGTCAACTCCATCGAGAAGCTGGTCCAGCCGTAGAATATGCTAATGGAAATAAATATTGGTATCGTCATGGTCGTCTTCATCGAGACGATGGCCCGGCAGTAGAATATGGTAATGGTAGTAAAGAATGGTGGTTTCATGGCAAATGTCATCGAGAAGATGGCCCAGCAGCAGATCATGTTGATGGCTATAAAGCGTGGTTCCTTCAAGGTAAAAAATATACAGAAGAAGAATATTGGCGATTAGTTAAGTTGAAAGCTTTGTGGTGAAATATGCAAGAAATTAAAACAGATAACAATGGCAAGAAAAAATATTATTGTAATGGAAATCTTCATCGAGAAGATGGTCCAGCGATAGAATTCTATAATGGAGATAAATTTTGGTTGCTTCATGGTCAACGCCATCGAGAGAATGGTCCCGCAATAGAATGTTCTAATGGAGATAAATATTGGTATCTTCATGATCGATGTCATCGAGAAAATGGTCCAGCGGTAGAATTAGCTAATGGTACTAAAAGATGGTACCTTCAAAATAAAGAATATTCAGAAGAAGAATATTTGAGAGTAGTTAAGCTAAAAGCTTTATGGTAATTTTTAAAATTTATTTTATAAAATAGCCGACCTTGACACGGGCCAGATCGGTGTTATTATATTTTAAGCGGTGGAGTTATCTCTAACATATTTGTCTTGAGGAAAAGAACCATCAGGTCGATACACCGCAGTAATTGCTCTCTCAGATAGGCATTCAAAATCAGTATATTCGCCTTGTTCTTGAACGACAATATCGCCCTCCTGGTAAATATTGTCATTCATCTTGACGGATCCTAATAAGATAATAGTCACTTCTTCGCTTTTTAAATGGCAATGGGATTGTTCATAATCCCCTTGTTGATAATATTTGAATCCTAATTCATAATCCTTTTGATATACATGGGGCTCAAATTGCCCCACCATCCATCCACGAGTCATATTATTTAATTTAAATAATTTCATTTTTATTTCCAGGTAAAATTTATGCAAATCTGTATTCACTGTCACGATGAATTTGAGTTACATTCACCTGCCAAAAAATTAGCAGGAGGCAAAATTAATGAGTGCCCCGAATGTGCTAACGAATCAACCATTAAATATGCTGGAGTTCAATCTGCCGACGGCAAACAGGCTCAAGCTACTATTCTTAAGTTCAAATCTGAACAAGATAAATCCGTATATTTAAACTTTTGGCAGAATAATTCTGGTTTACATAAAGGTAAATCCTGCCAATTAGGCAATCATTTATCCACTACCCCTTCTATTAAGTTTGAGATTATTACTAATTTTAGTCCAACTAATCATAAAGGCAAGAGCTAACAGTAACTTATAAAATTACCGCCACCGGTTAACGGTCCGTGGCTCGTGCCACGGCTCGCGTATTTTTTAAGATGGGCCATCGTATTTATTACGATGGTGGCACCTGGTTAGGCTTGGAAAAGTTGGCTAGCGATATCAATTAATTAGCAATATAATATGTCAAAAAAATTAGAAATAGAGAGAAGATTTATAGTGAAATTTCCTTCCTCTTGGACTGCTTTGGCATCTATGTTAGAAGGATTAATAGATATTAAAAGAATTTGCCAAACTTACTTAAAGCCAAAAGGCGAAGAACAATCTGGTCGAGTCAGAAAAACGGTTGCTGGATTAGCTGACAACAAGAAAACAGTTTATCATTTTAATCAAAAAAAGCCAGTTGCAACTGGCGTGCATCAAGAGTTAGAAAAAGAGATTTCATTATCCCAATATCAGAAATATTTAACTCAAGCCCATCCAGAAAAAGTATCTATCGATAAAACTAGGTTTCTTTTTAGATATAAAGATCAGATATTTGAGTTAGATATTTTTAAAGTACCATTAAAAGGTCTAGCAATTTTAGAGATAGAATTATCTAATAAATCTGACCCAATTCGTTTCCCTCCATTCTTAACTTTGGTTCAAGAAGTGACGGATAATAGTAATTATACTAATTATGCGTTAGCCAGTAAACAATTACACTTATCACTGAAAAATAAGTGATTTAACTTATTAAAAAACTTTCTATTGCTCTATATGTAGAGACTAAGGATAAATATATGGATATCAATTCCAGCATTGACACATTATTTGATAAATTTGGCACCAAAGATTGGTTTTTTACCATTGATACTGACGAATTTAATAGAATTGTCATGTATGTTAAATACATGTGTCATGAAACCCTACATGATATTCCTAATTCTATTAATTATCACCCAATTTTAGTGCACTTTGCTAAAAGTTATGCGTTAGATAAAGAGCAATTTATACATCAAGAAAAAGATTTAACACCCTCTCAAGTGTCTGTGGTAGAAGAAATTAGTTTTCCCACGGTTAATTTACATTATCTTCTTTCAGAATTAGACAGATTAGAAAAAATCTGCGGCAGTAATCTCTTGCAAGATATTTTTTATGAGGTGCATGATGGTAAAAATGCTGTTACCAATTATGGATCTAAATTTCCAGAAGTAAAAAATGCCATACAAGTATTGTATCATACGTATGGATTTGATGCTATTTACGAAGAGATTGATGGATAATTTTTTGGGTTAAAAACCAATAAAATCACATATAATATATACGTCTAGGAGGTAATTAACAATTTTTAATTAACAAAACCGCTTTAGTAGGAGTTAGGTAGTTGGCTACCTAACATATCCAGAGACATGGAGTTGCATATGACTGCTCAAAATTTAGATAACTTAACATTAATTAATAATGTTGCTGTCACTGATCAAGATGAAGAGTTTTCTATTCCTTTAGATATTTCCGATATTATTGCTATTTGCAAAGAGTTTAATAAACTTGGTTGGCAAATTCAAAATCAAATTGAAAATATCCTAGATTTGGGAGTAGAGGAGTCAATTAAAAGCGGAATTGTTAATCAAAAATCATTACCTTTTATTAAGAGTTTTTTATCCTCTGTTTCTAAAAATGCGTATTTCGGTGATGCAGTTGCGCAAGCTGAAGAATGTATTCATTTGATTTCGGAATATGAAAATAATTCGCAGTTAGAATTAAACTGAATCTTATCACTTAACTAAACACTAAGCGACCTGCGGGTCGCTTTTTTATTGGAGCCAAAAGATGTCGCCTATAGATCAAGATAAGTTACGAGATTTATTTAAGAATTATTCTCCACAGGAAATAATGGTTTCTTTATCTCAATTAGCATTAGAGCAAGCCTCAGAATTTTCTGATCTAGGCTTAGCTGATCAGGCCAAAGATTTAGTAAAATTTTCTATCTCTTTAGATGATTTAATTTCTGGCAGGCCATTTCTAATCTAATATCTTAACATATAATTATGTTAATAGTGTTAACTATAATTATATCATATATTACCACTTTACTTTTTGGATATGGTTTTCATTGGGCGTTACATCAAACCTGGATGAAAGAAGCTCATCAGGCTCATATGACTCATCATCAAAGGTTATATCCAGCTCATGATTATGTTTCTAGCACCTATCGTCATGCAGGTAAAGATGCGGCTCCCAAGTTTTTTATTATTGCCGCCCTCCCGCTAGTGATCTTGCCACTTATTTTATATTTCTTAGGGTTAATCTCATGTTATTTAGTACTTATTATTTGGAGCGTACAGATACTGACTGGACTAGCTCACAATTACTTACATGATGCTTTTCATATTAAAAATCATTGGTTGGGGAAAATTCCCGTAATCTACACTATATATAGAAAGTGGAGTTATTTACATTACTTACATCATGTAAATATGCAAATTAATTATGGAATTTTCTCTTTTTGGGCCGACAAATTATTTGGAACCTTTCGAGATCATCGAAGAAAAAATAAATGAATCTTTGCGTCTGGTGAGGCGAGAACAAAAATTATTGGGACAGGCAAATTATTTATCTCCAGAATTCATTCCTTTTAGGACTGAAAGACGAAAAATTGTGTTTCGATAATTTATCGAGGTTAATATGCAAGAAATTAAAGAAGATGAATTTAGTAAATGCTATTATTGGAATGGTCAACTCCATCGAGAAGATGGTCCAGCGGCAGAATGGTCTGAGGGCCATAAGCAATGGTGGATTCATGGTCAACGACATCGAGAAAACGGTCCAGCTATAGAGTGGGAGAGTGGATCCAAAGAATGGCATCTCTATAGTCAATGCCATCGAGAGGGCGGTCCAGCGGTAGAAGTAGCTAATGGGGATAAACAATGGTGGCTTCATGGTCAACTCCATCGAATAGATGGTCCAGCCTTAGAAAGCCCGGATAATAAAGTCTGGTATTTTAATGGACGTCTTCATCGAGAAGATGGCCCTGCTATTGAATATTCTAGTGGAGCTAAAGAGTGGTGGTATCACGGCAAATTACATCGAGAAGATGGTCCGGCTATAGAATATGCTAATGGAATTAAATTGTGGTATCTTCAAGATAAAATCTATTCAGGAGAAGAATATTGGAGAGTGGTGAAATTAAAAGCTTTATGGTAAATTTATGCAAAAAGTGAAAATAGATCAAGAGGATAATAAATTTTATTACTATAATGGTCAAAAACATCGAGAAGATGGCCCAGCAGTAGAGTTTATTTCTGGAACCAAAGAATATTATTGGAATGGTATTCTTCATCGAGAAGATGGCCCAGCTATCGAATGGTCTGATGGATCCAAAGAATGGCTTATTCATGGTCGACATCATCGAGAAGATGGTCCGGCCATGGATTATATCAATGGAGTAAAATGGTGGTTTCTTCAAAATAAAGAATACTCTGAAGAAGACTATTGGCGAGTGGTTAAATTGAAAGCGTTATGGCAATAGTATGCAAGAAATTAAAATAGATGGAGATGGGACTAAAAAATATTATTGGAATAGTCAGATACATCGAGAAGATGGTCCAGCTATAGAATGGCCTAATGGTTCTAAAGAGTGGTGGATGCATGGTCAATTGCATCGAGAAAATGCTCCTGCGATGGAGCATAGCACTGGAATTAAAGTTTGGTATTATCATGGTCAACGACATCGAATAGATGGCCCAGCATTTGAATCACCTTGTGGCTTCACAGGATTCTATATTCAAGGCAAAGAATATACAGAAGAAGAGTATTGGAGATTAGTTAAATTGAAAGCTTTGTGGTAAAGTTATGCAGGAAATTAAAACAGACCGCTGGGGTAAATATTATTATTGGAATGGCCAATTACATCGAGAAGATGGTCCTGCCATAGAATATACTGATGGAAGTAAATTTTGGTATCTTCATGATCAGCGTCATCGAGAAGATGGTCCAGCTATACAACATTTTAGTGGGCTTAAAGAGTGGTGGCTTCAAGGTAAACAATATTCAGAAAAAGAATATTGGCGAGTAGTTAAGCTCAAAGCTTTGTGGTAATTATGCAAACAATTGTAAATCAATTTGGTAATATATATTATTCTTATAATGGTCAGTTACATAGAGAAGATGGTCCTGCTATAGAATATAAAGATGGTAGAAAAGATTGGTATCTTCATGGTCAACGACATCGAGAAGATGGTCCTGCCATAGAACATCCTAATGATTGTAAACAATGGTGGTTTCATGGTAAATTACATCGAACAGATGGTCCAGCAATAGAATATCTTAATGGAGGTAAAGAGTGGTATCTTCACGATGCGATAGAATATGGTGTTAATTCAATTAAAGGATCTGCTGGAACTAAAGAATGGTATCTTAACGGTCAAAAATATTCAGAAGAAGATTATTGGAGAGTAGTAAAGTTACAAGCTTTATGGTAAAGTATGCAAAAAATTAAAATCGACAAATTGGGGACCAAAAAATATTTTTTGAAAGGTGATCTACATCGAGAAGATGGTCCAGCCCTAGAATATGCTAATGGTAGTAAAGAATGGTGGATTCATGGTCAACGACATCGAGAAGATGGTCCAGCCATAGATCGTATTAGTGGAGCTAAAGAATGGTGGGTTAAGGGGCAATTACATCGAGAAGATGGTCCAGCCATAGAATATTCTAATGGAGATAAACAATGGTGGATTCATGGCAAAAGACATCGAGAAGGTGGTCCAGCAGTAGAATCTTTTGATGGAAGTAAAGAATGGTATCGTCATGGAAAACTTCATCGAGAAGATGGTCCAGCAGTAGAACTGGCTGATGGATATAAAGAATGGTATCGTCATGGAAAACTTCATCGAGAAGATGGTCCAGCAGTAGAATCTTTTGATGGAAGTAAAAGATGGTTTTACTGCGACGTTAAAATACCAGTCTCTTGTCAATTAGATTTTCAGCGCTATTTAAAATTAAAATTATTTTGGTAAATTATGTATCAGACGAAAACTATTATAGAAGATAATAAATCTTATTTCTTGCTGATGGATAACGAAGGAGATAAATATTGGCTATTCAATAGTACTCTTCATCGAGAAAATGGTCCAGCTATTGAGCGAGCTAATGGCTCTCAAATGTGGTTTAATTACGGTCAACTCCATCGTATGGATGGGCCAGCCATTATCTATGATAATGGTAATCAAGAGTGGTATTGTCATGATCTTCTTCATCGAGAAGACGGACCAGCCATAGAACATGTTTCTGGCCGGAAAGAATGGTGGTTTAAAGGCAAATTTGTCACTTCTTCTTCTCAAGAAGAATTTGATAGATCGCTAAAATTACAAGCTTTATGGTGATTAATAATTTAATGTAAACGTAAAATCATCATAATCAATATCTTCGCCATTTTTAACGGTTCCAAATAATTCTAAATTTCTTTGCAGATAATTTCTAATTTGATTAGATAATGGAGAGTACTTATCTGTTAAATGGCTAGGAGCTACTGCTGGATAAGAAACTTTAATTTTATTACCGTCTCTGACTACATTAATAGCTAAGGTAGCTCTATCCTCTTGTAACATACTAACAAAAGGCATAACACCACTAGTTTCGGTACTAGTAGAAGCATTAGCTACTTGTTGCTTAATATAATCTGCTATTTCTTGTTTCATTTCATTAGCATCAATATCAGCATATTTTTTTAATAATTTATTAGCTTGTTTAACTAGTTGAAGAGTGGCTTTTTTCATGATCTTTAGGCAAGGACACCCTCAGCCTTGTGCTGAGGGAGGAATTGCCTCTCCTTTCTGCTATCTAAATAAATTTTTAGGTTACACAAAAATTCCTATATATTGATATATCACTACATATGAGGTTATATAGAACGGTCAAACTAAAACTTGATGTCAAGGCAGAAGAAATTCTACCTTCACTGCAAGCTTATACTGCTGCTTTTAATCTTGTCTGTCAAATAGGTTACAAGAGCAAAATAACTAATTCTATTAAACTACATAAGCTAACTTACCAAGACTGTCGAACTAACTTTAACTTACCATCTCAATTAGCAATTTCTGCTAGAACTAAAGCCGCAGAAGCTCTTAAAAGCATTAAAGCTAAAAATAAGTATAGCAAATGTCCACAGTCAAAGTTAGCTGCCATTCGACTAGATTGTAATAGCTACTCTATCTCTAAATCTGGAGTTGTGTCTATTCTGACTATTGCTGGTAGAAAGAAAATTAAGCTAGATATTCCTCAGTATTATCAGCATTATTTTACTGATTGGAAGTATACTAGTGCTGACCTTCTGATTAAGAAGAATACTATCTATTTGCATATCTCTTTTGAGAAAGAAAGAGAAGACGTAAAGGTTAATGGTAAGTTTTTAGGAGTTGATCGAGGTATCAAAAAGTTAGCCGTTACTTCAGATAATAAGTTTTATTGCGGAAGTAAACTTAAGTCAATATGTCACAAGTATAAAGCATTAAGGAGAAAATTACAGAAAGTTGGTAGTCCATCTGCTAAAAGGCATCTTAGAAACCTTTCAGGTAAAGAAAAACGGTTTAAAGCAGACATTAACCATCAGATTAGTAAACAGATTATTAATAGTTTAAATCCAGGTGATACCGTAGTACTAGAAAAGTTAATTGGTATTAGAAGATCACGTATGAGAAAACCTCAAAGATCAGCCTTGAATAGTTGGAATTATTATCAACTAGAGCAGTTCCTAACCTATAAAGGTCAGGCAAAAGGCATACAAGTAGTCCATGTTAATCCTGCTTATACCAGTCAACAATGTAGTAAATGCGGGTTTACTGAGAAGAAAAACAGGAAGACTCAGGTTAGTTTTTGTTGTCAACAATGTGGATTTAAACTAAATGCAGACTTAAATGCTAGTAGAAATATTAGCAGACGAGCATTAGATGACTATATGTTATTTAATGGGGCTGAAGTCAATCAGCCTATGGTAAGAGCAGCGAAGCTACTTACAAGCCACCAGCCTTGTGCTGGTGATAATTGACAAAATTAATGTGATTTTAGTGGCATAATTATGGCAAAAGAAATAATACGATTTAGCAATAAGATTCTCTATTTCGAGGATGACCATCTCCATCGAGAAGATGGTCCAGCCATCGAGTTTGCAGATGGTTCTCAAGAATGGTATTTTAACGATCAACGTCATCGAGAAGGAGGCCCCGCCATAGAATGGTCTGATGGCAGTAAAGCTTGGTATCTTCATGGTCAACGACATCGAGAAGATGGGCCAGCAGCCGAATATTCTAGCGGTTTTAAAGCTTGGTTTATTAATGATAAACAATATTCAGAAGAAGACTATTGGCGAGTGGTTAAATTAAAAACTTTATGGTGAAGTTATGCAAGAAATTAAAGAAGATCACTGGGGAAAATATTATTATTGGAGTGATCGTCTCCATCGAGAAGATGGCCCTGCGATAAAATTTTTTAATGGCGATGAACATTGGTATCTTCATGGCTCTCGTCATCGAGAAGATAGACCAGCCGTAGAATATGCTAATGGAACTAAATATTGGTATCTTCATGGTCAACGACATCGAGAAGATGGACCAGCCATAGAATGGTCTAATGGAGATAAAGAGTGGTACCTTCAAGGTAAACAATATACAGAAGAAGAATATTGGCGGCTAGTTAAATTAAAAGCTTTATGGTGAAGTATGCAAGAAATTAAGATAGATAAAGATGGAACTAAAAGATATTATTGGAATGGTTAGCTGCATCGAGAAGATGGTCCAGCCATAGAATGGCCTAATGGAACTAAAGAGTGGTATTTTCATAATCAACTCCATCGAAAAGATGGTCCAGCCCTAGAATATAATAATGGATCTAAAGAGTGGTATTTTTATGGAAAGTACCACCGAGAAGATGGCCCGGCCAGAGAATATGCTGATGGAAGTAAAATATGGTGTCTTCATGGTCTTTTCCATCGAGAAGATGGCCCGGCTATCGAATATGCTAATGGAGATAAATCTTGGTACCTTCACGGTACGCCATATTCAGAAGAAGACTATTGGAGAGTGGTTAAATTACAAGCTTTGTGGTAAAGTATGCAAGAAATTAAAATAGATGAATTTGGTAATAAAAGATATTATTGGAATGGTATCATACATCGAGAAGACGGTCCGGCAATAGAGTATATTAATGGGGATAAATATTGGTATTGTCATGGGCGATGGCATAGAGAAGACGGCCCAGCGATAGATAGTTCCCTTGATGGAAAACATTGGTATCTTCATAGTCAACGTCATCGAGAAGACGGTCCGGCGATAGAATATGCTGATGGTAGTAAAGAATATTGGATTCATGGAAAACGCCATCGAGAAGATGGCCCTGCTCTAGAATATTCTAATAAAATGAAAGAATGGTACCTTCAAGGTAAACAATATTCAGAGCAAGAATATTGGCGAGTGGTTAAATTGAAAGCTTTATGGTAAAATTTATGCAAAAAATTAAGATAGATAAATTCGGCAATAAAGAATACTATTGGAATGGTGAATTACATCGAGAAGATGGACCCGCAGTAGAATGTGCTAATGGAGATAAAGAATGGTATTTTAATGACCGATATCATCGAGAAGATGGTCCAGCGGTAGAATTTATTTCTGGATATAAATCTTGGTGGTTTCATGGTCAACGTCATCGAGAAGATGGTCCAGCAGTAGAATATGCTAATGGTCATAAAGAATGGTGGATTAGACATATTCAGTATTCTGAAGAAAATTATTGGAGAGTAGTAAAGCTCAAAGTTTTATGGTAAAGTATGCAAGAAATTATAATAGATGAACTTGGGACTAAAAGATACTATTGGAATGATGAATTGCATCGAGAAGATGGTCCAGCGATAGAATATTTTAATGGAGACAAATTTTGGTATTTTCATGGACAATGTCATCGAGAAGATAAACCAGCTATAGAATGTAATAATGGTGATCAAGAGTGGTGGATTTATGATAAATTACATCGAGCAGATGGTCCAGCAATAGACTTTATTAGTGGCCGTCAAGAATGGTGGATTCATGGTAAAAAACATCGAGAAGGTGGTCCAGCCATCATCTGGGATGATGGCTATAAAGCTTGGTATATATCAGGCCAACGACATCGAGAAGATGGTCCGGCCATAGAATATAGTAATGGGTATAAAGAATGGTATCTTCACGGTACACCATATACAGAAGAAGATTATTGGAGAGTAGTTAAATTAAAAGCTTTATGGTAAATTAATATTCGTAATATGACTCCAAGTTTTTCCAGTAATAATTTTTTTAATGGCAGCTCGACTCACATTAAATAATTGAGCTAATTGTTGTTGACTATAATTTTTTCTATATAATTCCACTATTTTTAACACTTGCTCTCCCTTAAGTTTAGCTTGACTGGTTTTTTCTCCTACCGGAATTTTCCTATTAGGAAATTTTCTACCGACATTAATCTGATGTCCTTTTTTAAATCCATGGGTAATTCCTATTTTTCCTTTTAACCAAGAGGGTTGCCCCGGCTTAAAACTTCCACTATTAGGTTTAATGATACCTTTAGTTCCCTTATTCCATGCAGAACACACTGGTTTATTATTACCACCAATAGTCGCATTATATCCAAATGGTGCTTGCGATTGATATTGAGCAATTAATTCAATTTCTGACTCATTGGCTAAATTTAAACTAGTTGTGGTAGCAATTACTTCAAAAGTAAAATTTTCTACCCCATATTTCTTAATAGCTTTAGAAATTAACATTAATGGAGAAAGGTGACGGGCATCAATTTTATGCCGGCGCCACCTTTGTTTCGGATTTTTTGTTTGACCAATATAAATTTTATTATTTACTTGATTGATGATCCGATATAGATAATAGGAGATATTTTGCATATCTCCCATATATCAATTATAGTTGAGTCCATTCAAACGTAGTAGTATTAAAGGACCAAGTATCATTATAGACGACATCGTATCCATTAGTACCACCTGTTAGAATAACTCGGCTGGATTGAATATCATACACCATCATGGCGCCTACTCGACCCGGAGGATTATTAGCCGGGGCTCTCTTAGTCCAAGCCGTACGACCAGCATTCAATGTCCAAGTCTCACTGGGTAACACGTCAGAGTTATTAGCACCACCAAATAAAACCCATAAGTTATTGGCAGGGTCATAGGTTAAACAACCACCATAACGAGCAGAAGGGGGAGTGGTGGGGGTGTTTTGGGTCCACGTAGTACCGTTAAACGACCACGTATCACCAAACATCTCATTCGTTCCTAATCCACCAAACAATACACAATTGCTATTACCACCACTAAACATAAAGTCAGTGCGAGCGGCTGGTTTAGCAGCGGGAGCTAATAACGTCCAGGTTTTTAAATTACCATCCCATTGCCAAGTTTCATCTAATACATTGTTTTCATTGCAACCACCAAACATAATTGCTTTTGGGGCCGCCACGTTTAATAAAGCTAATTTAGCTTTATAACGAGCAAAGGGTGATGTTGGTGGAGCTTCTTTTGTCCAAGAAACGCTAGCATTGCCAACAGTCCAGGTATCTCCTAAGACACCAGTTTCTCCCTTACCACCATACATTAAGGCGTTATATCCATCATAACACATGGCCATATCAATTCTAGTTGGTAATGGACCACTACCTAGCGCAGAAATTGGTCGACTCCAGTCAGTACCTGACCATTTCTCAGTAAAGTTTAAAAAGCTGGAATCAGCCGGGTAATTTCCTGTGTTTAGTAACACCACTTTATTACCAGCAAAAGCGGTAGTGGCAGCAATTCCGGCATAAGAACAACGAAGGGGATTATTAGTTGGCATTTTATCTCCATCTAGATATTGACGGCTTCTAGCTGCCGTTATATTAACCTAACTTTATGTGAAAGAATACATAGAAATTGATAGAATCAAAACTTACGCTCCACCAAATATTTGAGTATTTTTAAAAATTTCTGTCTCTTGACAAGTATTTTGTAAAATTTAACTTTAACCCGGCAACAATGGAAGCTGGGATCCTTAAATATTCAGACACCTACGAGGACATAATGCTCAATAAACAAGAATTAATTAAAGAATTACGAAGATTAACTTCGGCTGGCATGTCAGATTGCTTAGCGGCGCTCCAAGAAGCTAATTGGGATCTAACACAAGCCGTAGATATAGTAAAAATTAAAGGACTCAATGTAGTCTCTAATCGAGACACTAATGTAGTTAGAGAAGGGGTAGTCTCTATTTTAGATTTACCAACCGCCAAAATTATGGTCGAAATAAATTGTCAAACAGATTTTGTGGCTCGGTCCAAAGAATTTAAAGACTTTACTCAAGTAACTTTGCACACAATTAAAGATTGTGTGGTAAAAAACATGCCCTTTTCAGTATCACTGGTCGAAGATGCTAGAAAGACATTAATGTCTATTACTAAAGAAAATATTGTAGTTTCTCGATGGTGGGTACAAGAAAGTTTGTCTCCGACAGCCGTTGTTTGCTCTTATTTACATTCCAATGAGAAAATTGGAGTCCTCTTAACTCTTCAATCTGCTTCCTTAGTAACAGGTTCAGCTTTAGCATTACAATGTCTACAACTAGAATCATTAGGCGCAGAATTAGCGATGCAGGTGGCCGCCATGAATCCTTTAGCCGTCTCTCCTGAACAACTTGACACTGCCACGGTAGAGAGACAAGAGCATATTTTTAAAGCTCAATTACAAGAATTAAATAAGCCAGAAGCCGCTTGGCCTAAGATTTTAGCAGGTAAATTTAATAAATGGCATCAAGAAGTATGTCTGTTAAATCAAGAATCGGTGGTGTTTCCTAAAACCAGCGTGGCTCAAGTCTTAGAAAAAGCTGAGAAATCAATAGCACCAGGTATTACTGTTGTTAACTTTATCAGATGTCAAGTAGGTGAATGCTGATTCTTTAAAAGATTATAATTTACAATTAAAGCCACAAAATCATGAATAAAAAACAATTATTGCAAGAAATGCAAGAGAGTATTGGTACTAAAGACCCAATCGTCTTTTTTTCGCAGATGGTAAATGTTTTCGACCTTCTATTTTCTAAAATAGAAGAATTAGAACAACAATTATCAAAAATTAAAAATCAATCCGCCCTTTCCATTCAATGGGATCCTAAATTAGCCTTGATAATGATTGCTAAGGAAATCAATAATTTACGAGCCTTAGATAAAGAAACTTATGCTTCTGAAATTGCTCAGTTAAAACAAGCCTATTCAGAAGATAAAGTAACACAATCTTATCCAGAATTTTGTCAATTCTGGGAAAACACCTTAGGTTGGCACCCCTTTATCGATTATAAATAACATGTTTACTTCCATTGGCAAACTAATTTATAGCCCTCGGAGTCATTTAGGTTCCAATGAGAGATGGCTAGTCTTAATGTGTGACGATGAAATTTCTAAATATTATCGTCATATGTTTTATCAGCAGTTTCCATGGAAAGGAAAATTAACTCGCCCGGTCTGGGGCACCCATATCTCTATTATTCGGGGAGAGAAAATTCCTAATTATCATTTATGGGGATTGCAGGCCAATAAAATTGTGGAATTTCAATACCAACCTGGAGTATTAGATAATGGAGAATACTTTTGGCTCAAAGTAAAATCTCCTTTTCTCTCAGAAATTAGAGAAACTTATGGTTTGACTAAAGAGCCAAAATTTGGATTTCATCTCACTATAGGAAGAAAATGTGAATAACTATTGCGATCAACACCAAAACACAGTCGGATCTGATTGTCCTTATTGTGTGAACGAAAAATTAACTTATGAATTGAAAATGATTCAAGAATCTTTTGTGGCCGCTATTAAAAGTAAAACTAATAAAGGAGGCCAACAAGTCCCCTATCATGGAGATTTTGCTAATATTTCACCTTCTGTCATTCGAGATATGACTTTCTATCTCGAAAGATGGGAACAAGTTCTTAAATGAGATATATTGTATGTTGCCATTAACAACTTTTACCTCTGAGAGGTAAGAATAAAACACAAGGAGTTTAATTATGAGTTTACAGCCATTAAGAGATTTTATTGTCGTCGCTAAACCAGTAGAAGAAGAAAAAACAGAAAGCGGTTTAATTTTTAAACCCGCCACAGCCGATTCTAAAGTGTCCAAAAGTAAAGTCTTGGCCGCTGGTTCTGGCAGAGTAACTATGTCGGGAACTGTCGTACCTTTAGAAGTCAAAGAAGGGGATACAGTTTTCTTTAATAAGCACCATGCGACTGAGTTAGCAGATGGTTCGCAAACAGTTTTTCTGTTGAGAGAAGATCAAGTTTTAGCAGTAGTGAAATGAAAATTAAAAGAAATTTGTCTACTCCGGAAGGCAAAGCATTTTGGGATTCGGCCGAATTAATTGCTCAACAAGCAGAACATTGGCCGGATTCCAAATTAGCTGGCATTAATGTTTCTCCTACTCGTCAAAAAGATCCTATTGGAGAGTTTATTGGATGGATCATTTATATAGAGGGACTACTCATTATGAGTAGTGAAAAATGGAATCCAGAGTGGAAATTATCTACAGGAAAATATTATCTCTATATGGGGGAGTTATCTAAATTATTAACCAGGTAAATATTTCCAGCAATGGAGGCTGGGCTCCTTAAATATCCAGATCAGAGGGACGAATAATTTCGCATACTGACAGAAGATAATTAATGTCTCCATAAGTTATAATTGCTCTATACGTGGAGACATACCAGGAGACAACGGAGATGTCAGATGCGCAAGCTCAAAAAAAGATTTGAACAAAGCGGCACCCTAGTAGTGGTGGGCAAAGCTAGCGTGGTCATTCCATTGTTAGACTTTCCCCATCGAGTCGAAGTTTATTTTAAGAAAAAGTCGGTACCACTACCCTGTGACCCTGGGCCTAAGAAAAAAGATAAACTAGTATACAAAGTATATCGTCATTATTTAAGTCATTGTCGCCACACCTATACTTTATTTATTGAATGGAAAGTTAAAGATATTAGAGAAATTACCTGGAATGTTTATTACTGCTGATGCAAATAAGAGGATGACATAAGTTCTAATTGCTCTATACCTGGAGACAGATAACAAGTGAATATTTTAGTCCTAGGCTGGTATTTTAAACAAAATTTAGGCGATAATTTATTTATTGAAGCGTTTCAGCATCTATTTCCTCAACATCAATTTACTTTTACTGACAAGATCACCTTATCTCAATTGAATAATATTCAAGCTGTCTTTATTGGCGGAGGTTCTTTTATTAACCAACCCTGTCAAGTAGCGCCAGAAGCTTGGTCTAAATTAACATCTCTTCCTATCTGTTATGTAGGTATTGGAGCAGAAACTAATATTCATGACACACATCGACAGCTAATGTCAATAGCTAAGCTCATTGCTATTAGGAGTGATTCTCATTTAGAAACAGTTAATAATCTCAACTCTAATACTCTAGTTATTCCTGATTTGGTATATTCTTTACCTGTTACCATTAAAAATATTACTAAACCCAAGTCTATTCTGTATATTCCAAATGTTTCAGTAGTCCCGAAATGGGATTCTCCGCATTGGAAACATACGGCCTGGGAATACTTTAAAAGTGAAATGGCTCAATCTTTAGATTTATTATCTAAAGAGTTTGAGATTAAATTTTTACCTTTTTGCCTTAATAATAAATTAAGTGATGTTTATACGGCCGGAGAAATTATTAATCGAATGTGTCATACTAAGGATGAGATGATTTTATCACAGGTTCCGCTGACTGTACAGGAAGCGATAGATATGATCTCTCCATATACGATGACTATTACTCAAAGATTTCATGGCACAGTTTTATCTGACATGGCGCAAGTCCCATGTTTAACTATTCATCATCATGATAAATTAAAAAATTCTATAGGTTCAAAAATTCCTTATTATGGGTGTCACAAACAACTCATATTAGATGAAATTAAAAATGTTTTATCGACAAAAAATAACCCTATTCTACCAATAGACCGTAATATATTTGAATCTTTAAGAGAGAGGGTAGAAGATGCGCTTTGTCGGAGTTAAAAACAATAAAATTTGTGTTATCTCTAACGAATCCATTAATGATAAAGAGTTAGAAGTTATTGCTATTCCTCCCGAATTAAATCATATTGATTCTTTACAATTAATTACTAATTGTCGAATTAAAAATGGCCGCTTAGTTTCTAAATTATCCAAAAAACCTGCCTCCCAACTGAAAGTTGCCTTAATTGGTAATTGGAAAATGAGATGTGGCATCGCTACCTATGCCGAAAACTTATGGGGACACGTAGTTAAACAAGTTGGCGACTTCAAATTGTTCATTGAAAACAATGAGTTAATTACTGGTCCCACCAATTTAATTGGTGGAGAGAGTTATTCAGAAGATAAAGTAGTGCCTTGCTGGAAACGAGGCGAACCCTTAACAGATTTAATTTCACAAATTAAAGAATATGACCCAGATATTGTCTGGATTCAACATGAATTTGGATTATGGCCCAATGCTATGCATTGGTTATCGATGATGACTCAATTATCTGAGTATCGAGTCATAGTTACTATGCATTCTGTCTTTCATCATCGAGATAAAACTATTGTGGAAGCCGCTATGCCTGAGATTGTAGTGCATTTAGCGGGGGCACAACAAGTTTTATTGCAAGAAAAACAGGTTCCTAGTAAAGTGTATGTGATTCCTCATGGATGTTTTGCTCCTCAAGGTCATAAATTATGGAATTATTATAAATCCAATAAGACCTTTATGCAATTTGGTTTTGGATTAAGATATAAAGGTTGGGAAAATGCCATTCGAGCCACCGCAGTGTTAAAACAAAAACATGCTGATGTCTTTTTTACTGGTTTATTTTCGGAATCGCCTCATAATAAAGCGGAGCATGAATTATACTTTAATGAATTATTAGCCTTAATTTACGAATTAGGAGTACAAGATAATGTCGCCTTGTTGAGAGGATATTTTTCTGAAGAAGTATTAGATTCTTATTTAAGAACCAATCAAGCTACTTTATTTCCATATATTTCTCATCCAGAACATGAAGTCTTTGGGGTTTCTGGGGCGGCTCGGATTGCGATGTCTAAAGGATTACCAGTAGTGACGTCTTCAGTTAATCATTTTAGTGACTTGCCTACTATCAAAGCTGATTCTCCAGAAGAGATTGCTAGTGCTTTAGAAAGAGTTTTTCTTGATAAGAATTATAAAGAGCAACAAATTGCTCAACAAAATGAGTATTTAATTGATAATTCTTGGGAGCAAGTGGCGGCGCAATATCTTAAATTATTCGAGAGTTAATTTTTATTAATTAGCTCCCTTGACTCGGTATTTACGCAGATTATCATTACTGAATGACTA